GGCTTTAACAGTATATAAAACTATAAACTTATAGGAACAAGCTTAATGTTGTTTAAATACTACATTTTGGTCTTCTTGCAAGTACCAACACTTTAGGCACTCGTCACACTGCCCAGCACAAGACTTAGAGTCTTGAGGAATGTAGGTATGTACTTTTTTAAACTCCACCCATGATTTTGGAAAATGGTTTGGGTTATCAAACTGAGTGCCAAAGTCTCCCCACATAGAAAATACCATGATTAGATTTTCGGGTTTAGTGTGGTTAGAGAAGTACTCATTGCAGAGTTCGTACTTTTTAGTATAGCAAAGAAACCTAGTAAGTGTGTGCTTTTCTGCTAATTTGCACATATGGTCTAGGTAGTCCATGTTAGGAATGTCTCCAGAGCAGTGGTAACGGAAATACTTGTAAATAATCACTGGGTTACTAAGGAAATAGTCTATAACTCCAAAGTAAACTTCTGGATTTAGGTTAAAGCACTCAAGATTTTCACATTGTCTATTCTTAGAAGTTGTTTGAACAAAGTTACCCTTTTTAGCATAGCAACCCTTAGTACAAGGTGCGTCGGAACGGCAAGTTATGTCGGGTGGTAGATTGATACAAGGGATTTTACCTAGTTTGCGTACTGAAGTAGATACCTTAGCTGTAGGTACAGAAATAGTCTCGATTACAGATAATTTTTTCATGATATGACCTCCTAATATTAGAATATGCTAGTAAGTACTCTAATGCCGTTTTGACGGACTAACACAATAAAAGCGTTTTCGTTAACAACGTCATGAGTAGTGCCTAAACGAGCATAGTGATAGTCATACTCTTTATTCCATGTTAGGAAATATAGTTGTAATTCACAAGGTTTTGTGTTTTCTTGTAACTGCTTTAACTCTTTTGTGGGAGTTTGCACAGTGATAAGGTTAAAATAACGTTTCATTAGATAGTCATAGTCAGAACCATTTGAAGCGTCTAAAAGAGAGTCTAATAGAGAAAAACTTTCCACGCAAAATGGTCTAGAATTATCCATAATACGGCTTAGGGTTAATTCAGATACAACGTCAAGGATATTAAAAAATATGTTCATAAAGATACCTCCAAAAAATATCGACCTATCATAGTCAGATAGTTAGACTGTGAGAGGTCGCTCGTATAGTAACCGCCCTAACTGGGCGGTTATGGTTATTCATATGTATAGTTAGGGATAGAGTGCTATTAGTGAATTTTAGCAAAGTTGTCTTGTTCAAACATAGCAGTCTTAACGTATTGATATAGGTATGAGTCAGCATCAAAGGAAGCCCTTGCCTTAAAGCCTACTAGTTTAGTATCACGGCAAGCTTTACTTGCTAACCATTCTAGACATATAGCGTTGAATAGTTTAGGCTTAACGTCAGTAACACCCATTAACTTAGTAGCTACGTGACAACATAGGTCATTAAGGATAGACTTATAGTATTTGTTGGAAGTTTGACCTATAGCGTTCTTGTAGAATTTAGCAGTAACGCTTATGTTGGTAGTGTTGGATTCGTTAGAACAAGTCTCGTTAGCTTTAGCGGTAGCCTCTGCTAATTGTTCGCTGGTTAGCTCGTAAGATAGAGCAGAAACAGTATCAGCACAAGTTATGTCATTAGGGAATAGCATAGTTAGGGTGTATTGACGATTATTGATAGTACAGAATAGTCCAGATTGAGTGTCAATCTCTACACGTTTGTAGACTTTTAGTTGTGGTATGTTATCGTTTAGTGCTGGATAATCAAACACTTTACCTTTCATTAGTGATACAACATCACCATTGATTAGGGATAGTACGTGTGTGGTTATAGCATTGTTAATGTATTCAACATAGCTTGTAACATAGTTAGATAGTTTAGTCTTTGCAAGAACGTCTTCGAATTCGTATAGTTTAGGGTCAACAGTTGCTACTGTGGCGTTAGCTATAGCCTTATTTAGGGCGGATGCTTCCTCTTTAGTGGTTACTGGTGCTTGTAGGCCAAATACGCCTATCATGTTATCAACTAGTGTTACTAGTTGTGTTGTGATAGTTAAAACCTCGCTTTTACTGCTATGTACAGTTATAGCGTTGATTTGTTCATTAGCCTCAGTCATAAAGTAATTAATGTTATACATAAAAATACCTCCAAAATTTTCCCATTATGGGCGTTTATAGTTTATAATCTTATCACGCTTTAGAGCGTTGTATATGCACACAGTTAGAACCTATGTGCATATACAACACACAAAATGTGTGTTGTAACTTTTTTTGGAGCTATACCGCAAAACATTACTATTATACAACCCACGCAAACAGTATTAGAGGGTTCGGGCGTGTAATTTGAGTGCTGTTCTTGTAGCTATTACCCGCCTAACTTGACTCTTTCCGCCTCTTTTGGACTGTTTGCGTATATATTTGTTAACATCTGGTTACCTCTTTAGTACGTCACAGTAGTGTCAGTCCGTTCTTTATAGACCCACCGTTTCTCGTTGCCCTTATAACCGGTTACTTGTATTGTCATTCCTTGTTCGTCGGGCTAAGGGATCGCATCCGGGCTTCGCTATACGTTGCAGTTTGGTAACATTAGAATGACAATCTCTTGCGATCCTAATGTATCTGTCTTGCTGTGGTTTCCTATCGTTTCGCCGTGTATTAACTTGTGCTTATTTACCCACGATATTCAGACTGGACCATGTAGCACGCAGTCTATTATTCTCGTGTTACCCACTGGATTACTGACAGTCAAACAACAAAAATCAGTTTTTTAAAACGTGGGCGTTTGTATTACGTGGATGTCATACGTGGGTGTTATGTGTTATGTCATACGTGGGCGTTGTGTGTTATGTCTTTTCGTTTAGTATGGTTATACTATAACATACACGTTTATTAAAACAATAGGTTTATTGGTACAAAAAAAAAGTTTTTTATGTCGATGCTTCGTGATTCTCTTGTATTTTTGTATAGGGTATTGCATAACCTTTTGACCTTTTATAATGCACGTAAATGCGGGGATAGGTTAAAAAATCTGCTGAAGAGAGGTATTATTTTTTGGCGGGAGTTAGTCAAAAACATTCACCCCACTATATTTCAAGTGCTTCAACTACTTCTACTAACTAATACTACCCACTACCACTCAATATCAGCCCTTACCAACTCAATACAACCCCCTTACTAACTCCCCCATCTACTACCAATCCACACCCATCCCTTTACTAACCTCTCAATTTTTAATATACTTTTTAACCTATTAAAAAATCACATACAATCGTGATTTTTAACTGATATCAAGAAATGCCATGTCAATATAATACTAATAAGATATTATTTACGCCACTACATATTGCTATTTTTTAACACGTATTTCATGCTTTTAAATATGTTGGGCTTACACTCTTTAACATCTCCATAGTATCTTTTTACTTATAGCCTTATAATTTTCTAAAATATCCCATATAAAAATGAAAGTTAAGCCTCTTTAACTTTCAAAATTGTCTAAATCAAACGTTAATATTTGACAATTTTCAATACTATACGAGATATTAAAATATTTAATAAAACTATGCTTAAAACTAATGTTTATATCTTAAAATATTAAAATTTAATCTGAAAAACTTTGAAAGTCTAAATTTTAATACTTCAATACACTACATTAATGTAAATCTTCTCCAACTAACATTTGATATAGGTCTTAAATATTCAACATAGTAAATTTTTATTTTATCAATATTTATTTAAAATACTATTGACAACTGATATAATTTATGGTATAATAAGTATAAATTAAAAACCATCTTAGAAAGGTCGGGTTATATTGTGAGTTCAAAGAAGTATATAGTCTATTCGGTTAGGTGCAACCAAATAGAGTACATAGGTAAGTCATTTCAAACAAACAAGCCAAGCATTGTTAAGTATCTTCAACAAGCTAAAGTGTTTGAAAACTATACTAAAGCCAACAGTTTCATAGTTAATCTTCCCAAAACCATGAAGATTAACAGAGGTTGGACTCCTAGTGAAGTCTTAAACAAAAATGGTAAATTAGAGATTGCAAAGAAAGAAAAGAGCATTCAATCCAAGGCTGATGAGCCTACTGCCGTTAAACATATCAATCATTATGAAAAAGACATTCAACCAAATGACAAAGAATACCTTGAGTTCATTCAAAGCTTAGAATCTTACTTTAATAAATTGAACGAAAGGTTACTAGATTTGAACTATAAATTGGATATTCTATCTAAAGAGCAAGTGGATTTTGAACACTATATTGAGTTTAACAAACTTTCTGCTTCTGAGGGTTATCAAGCTTATAAGATGTTTCATGACTCAAGAATACAACGTAGATTAGTAAAAGACGAGATTTCTAAGATAAATTTAATCATATCTACTTTTAAAGAGGGTGTGAATTTTCAAGACATTAAACATCAACTAAACAAAATTGACGTGCAAACATATTCACCTCGTGTTAAATTTGAACTTTTTGAGAAAAGAGTGTGAGTGTAATGTATGAACTATCTATATTTTTGGGTGGGTTTTTAATAGGCTACCTAACCCATAGAGCATTAAATAACGATAAACTAATCAAATAGAGGAGGTTTTTTAATGAGTACTTTAAGAGAATTGAGTGAAAATTACCAAGAATTATTGCATCTATTAGAAGATGAGGACATTAATACAGACACAATACAATGCCTTATTGACACCTTAGAAGCTGTTGATGGCGAATTTGAGGTTAAAGCTGAGAACTATTACACCATAATTCAGTGTTTACAAGGCTATATTTTTGATATAAAAGAAGAAGAAAAAAGACTATCTGCTAGAAAAAAACACTTTGAAAATAGAGTTTCTTTCATGAAAAATAGCTTAATGGATGCCATGAAACTCACAGGAAAGACAAAATTCCAAACTCCTTTACACAATTTTAGTATCTCAAAGAGTGGTGGACTTGCACCTTTACAACTAACTTGCGATGTTACAGACCTACCAATAGAGTTAGTTAAAGTGTCAACTACTCCAAATAATGAAGCCATTAGGAAGTATATAGAAGTCACTGGTGATACTACCTACGGACATCTTGGTGAACGTGCAGACGTATTAAGAATTAAGTAAAGAGAGTGATGAAAATGCTTACAAAAGAATATGTATTTAAAAACAATTTTTCTAAATTTCATACACGTATAATCGTTTTCACTAAAAATCTCCATCTTTTAGCATAGACGGGGAATATGGTAATAAATATTAATTACAAAAGGATGATTTTTTATATGGCTAAACATCAATCCGCACAGAAATATGTGCTTAAAATAGACACCAACCGCTTGAAATCTTGTGATTGGAACTTATCTATAACCTTTGAAGAAGCTTTGCAAAATGATGAAATTATCGCTTTAGCAGATAGTACAACTTTAAGGTTTATAGACGATATTAACGGAGTAGATAAAATCGCTCAAGATACGTTGCTACAGACTCTTAGAAGTAGATTGAAAGTCATTAAAAAAGACAAAAATAACTACAATTCCAGGAATGAAATTAAAGAAATATACTCTAAAATTAACGAGTTATCGTTTAGAAAAGACTACTTGTGTTTAGTAGCTAATAACAAAACCGATTATAAAAGAGCAGTGAAAGGATTTTATATTAACGGCACTAAGTTTATTAGATTGTTAGGCACTGCAGGACAGCTTAAAAAGTCCACAGTTGTGTTTGTTAGCGAACGCATTCATGATGAGTTACTCAATCGTTTGGAGAATGGTAGAAACCCAAATGATAAGTTTATTCCTAGCAAATATAACGCATATTTGTCATTAGCGTGTAGTTCTTCGACTCCAGTTAGCACTCCTAATTTTATAGTTGTAAAAGATTGCCTAACTAACTTTCAAGATACTTACATATCTGTTAGTGACAGTGATACCTCAAACGAGCCTATTTTGGAGATTAAAACTGATACTATTGAGAATAATGCTAATGATGGCTTTGGACTAATATCTCCTAGTTTTGCAGAAAAATGGTCTGAAGAGCTAAAATTGGACTATAGGTTTAGTGGGTGTTGCATTAGGAATGCGTTTCTAAAAGGTATGCTTTTCTGTTTCGATTTTCATGCGTTTGCAGATAAATTTGCTAAAAACCACATAGTTACTGACGTTTGGGGCAATGAAAGAGACATCACAAAGGTTGATGTAATCATTACAGAAAGTATGTTAAAACTTTGGAGTAGTTATTCTAGTTATGAAGATTATGTTAATAAGTGTAATGTTAATGGGTTTACATTCAGTGTTACTAAGGTTACCCCAAAATCTTTAGACAACATTAGAAACTTAAACTATCAATATCTACAAAGTTATAAGTTAACTGAAAATGACATAGATGCGTTAATTAAACCTACAATTAATAATATCAATGATGTTCTTACTAACGATATTAACAAGACCATCCTATTCTTAAAAGGATATTTTGTTGGGTAACAAAACTGTTACTAAAAATATAGACAAGCATAAACAAATATGTACTTGTGTATATTTTTAAGGAAAATATATAACAGAAAGCCCTTTCCATCGGGCGACTGGTGGAAACTCCACGTTAAATGCTTTGAACCCCTAAAGTCATACAACCTAAACAGTAATTGGAAACGATAAGCTGAATGGTGCGAAAGCAAAAAAATAGTATGGATAGCATAAGGTGAAATAAAAACTAATCAGTGCCAGTGAAAGGCGATGCGTGACACACTGGAAACGTTAGTCCTAAGTGTCATAACAATGGGTGTTTAGCAGGGAAAGTCCTAAACCGAAAGGCATGGAAGACCTCCAAAGACTATCTCCTTGAGGGAGAGTAAAACCGCAAGCTAATGGCGGAAGAAAAATGTGGCTCTATGGTTCAATCATAGATGAAGATATAGTCTACGCTAACGTGAAAGCGTTAGAGGTCTACTGGTAACAGAAAGACTGCATTAGAAGTTGCGTTCTAATGTGAATGAGATAAATATATAACTAAAGAATCTATAAATTTGGTATCAATAAGGTACAAATAGTTTGCTAAAAAACCTTGTAATTACGTCACTTTTGTGGTATAATGTAAGTATCAAATAAGTGAGGTGAGATAATGCTAAGAGCAATTAAGATTAGGTTAAAACCTACCAAAGAGCAAGAAACTCTGTTTTGGAAAAGTGCAGGAACTTCACGATGGGCATACAACTACTACCTTTCGGAGAACGAAAGAGTGTATCATGAATACCTTGTGAATGGTGAAACTGGTAGCAAGTCAATTAGTGAGGGAGCAGTCAGAAAACACATTAATAATGAGTTAAAGCCTACTACCCACACATGGTTGAAAGAAGTTAGTAGTAACGTTATGAAACAAGCTATCAAAGATGCAGATAACGCTCTTAAAAGGTTTTTCAAAGGCATATCAGGAAAGCCAAAATATAAGTCTAAACATAGGAGTAAACCTAGCTTTTACGTCAACTATGAGAGTTTGAAAAGAGTTCAAAATGGTTTTCAAGGCGAAAAGTTAGGTGTAGTCAAGACTACTAAGCCATTGCCTAAGTTAAAGAATGGTGAACGCTACTCTAATTCTAGAATATCTTATGACGGAAAGTACTGGTACTTGTCTGTTGGATATGAGGTTTCTGCGGTAGAGTACGAACTCACTGGTGAAAGTTTAGGTATAGACTTAGGTGTCAAAGAGTTAGCGACTGTGTCTAATGGAACGGTCTACAAGAACATCAATAAGACTAAGCGTGTTAGAAGTTTGGAAAAGCGTTTGAAAAGAGAGCAGAGAAAGCTCTCAAGGATGCTTATTAACAACACGCAAAGCTACGATATTAAGCGTAGACCTATATGGAAACGTCCATTAAAGGATTGTAAGAACGTCCAAAGGCAGAACGCTAAGATTAGACTTATCCACAAAAGGCTAACCGATATCCGTAACGATTACACGCACCAAACTACTACCGAGATAGTGAAAACCAAGCCATCTCGCATAGTTATGGAGTCTTTAAACGTCAAAGGTATGTTGAAGAATAAACATCTATCTAAGGCAATATCTCAACAGAGGTTTTATGAGTTTATACGTCAAATGAAGTATAAGTGCGAAACTTTTGGCATTAAGTTTGTCCAAGCTGATAAGTTCTATCCAAGTTCAAAGATGTGTTCTTGTTGTGGAAACGTCAAGAAGGATTTGAAACTATCAGACAGAGTATATCGTTGTGATGCTTGTGGCTACGTTGCCGACAGAGATTTCAATGCAAGTATTAATTTAGCAAACTATCAATTAGCATAGAATCACTTAAAAGATTATGCTAATGTGTACCTATCGCTACTAGGGAATTTAAGCCTATGGAGAGTTACACCAAACGAAAGTAGCTTAACGCTCATGTGTTAGCAAAATCGGACTCGTTGAAGTAGGAAGACGTTTCGTGAGAACGTCATAGTATAAATATTATAGATTTGTTTAAGTTTGTATGTATTTATCGTAGCGGGAGAATAGTATTGATAAGTTGGGAGCCGACTTTATTAAAGCGTTGATGATTGACCAACATATGCTCAATGATCCATTTGTACAAAGCAAGTTAAAGTCCATGCTTACGAAGAAAATTAACGATTCTAAGATGGGGGTTTTGCAAGTTGAGGGAAATTTTAGTCTCATGAGTGGAGACCCATTCATTTTATGTCAATCTATTTTTGGCATTGAACCTACGGGACTTTTAAAAAAGAATGAGTTCTACTCTAAGTATTGGAACGATAGAAAAACCACACAAGTAGTAGGTTTTCGTTCCCCTATGAGTTGTCATAATAACATTAGAACTTTAAATTTAGTCAACAATGATGATGTGAATTATTGGTACAAATATATGTCCGAAGTAACTATTTTAAACGCATGGGACTTAACTTGTGCAAGTTTTAATGGAAGTGACTTTGATGGCGATATGGTTTTTACTACTAATAATAAAGTTTTGCTGAACAATACTAGAAAAACTTTACCGATAATGTGCAATCAAAGGAAAGGCAAAAAAGTGTTGATTAATAACCAAAACTTAGTGCAATCAGATATGCGTGGTTTTGGTGATGAGATAGGCTCTACAACTAACAAGATTACGGCAATGTTTGACGTTAAAGCACAGTTCAATGAGGATTCCAATGAATATAAAACTCTTGAATATAGAATTATGTGCGGTCAAAAATTTCAGCAAGATGCCATAGACAAAATCAAAGGGATTGAGTGTAAAAGTATGCCTAAATATTGGTACAACGCACATGACATTGAGGGTAATGATACTTTTAATAAGAGCATTGTAGCAAATAAAAAGCCGTATTTTTTCATTTACAATTATCCCGAATTAAAGAAAGAATATACCAACTATTACAAACTATCATCTCAAAAGTGTTTAATGAAGTTTGGAAAACCCATAGAAAGTTTGTTAAACAATATCTCTTTATCCGAAGATGAGATGGACTTTATCAATTGGTATAAACGTTTGAGTCCTATCACTGACAACGATTCTACCATGAACCTCATCTGTCACAAAGTCGAAAAAAGCCTAAATAACGTACTTAACAATGCTAAATTTAACACTGCACAGTTCGATTATACTATCTTAAAAAATAATGATTATGCGTATTCAACGCACGATTTTGAGTGTATAAAAGCCATTTACAACGAATATAAAGAGAAGACTCAAAGCTTTAAAGTTAGTCATAAAGGCAAATCTAAGGATAAATATAGCCAATACAGTGCCAGAGCGATGTTTCAAGAAAGTTTTAAAGCTAAAGCGTTTGAGATTTGCAATAATAAGTACGTTTTAGCGAACATTGTATTAGATTTATGTTACACTAATAACTATAGTAAGCAATTTGCTTGGGATATTTGTGGAGATGTTTTTGTAGAAAATTTACTGGATAAAAACAATAGAAAGATTAAGTATCTAGAAATGGTTGACGATGATTTTCAAGGCGAGTACATAACATATAACGGACATAGATTCGTGGAAAGGTTTAAAATGGTGGATGTCTGTGAAGAATAAAAAAATGATTATGAACGAATTAAAAGAGTGCAAATCAATCTTAAACGAGGGTATAAATTGTAGAAATGTAAGTCAGTGTTTAGAATTGTTATCGAGATACTATGCACATGAATTAAAGTTAAGTAACTTTGAGATTTACAACAAGCTGATGGATTTCCTTAAGGGCAATGTTGAAAATTACTTAGATAAAAAATATGCCAAAATGATAGAATACTATTCTATCAACCACGCCCATACACTATCTCATGTGGAGTGCGTAAACCTCTACCAACAAGAGTTAGACACTATTAGTAAATTGCCTAATAAAAACCTAAAAAACATTGCTATTACGTTATTATGTGTAGCAAAGTATAATCACGAAGTCAATCCTAATAATGATTATTGGGTTAACTTAACCATTCAGCAATTGAACGTAATGTCTATGGTTAAAGAGAAAAACATTACTATTTGCGATTATATTCATGAACTATATAAATTAGGCTTAATTAAGTTTAGTCAAAAGGTTTCAAGTATTAGCATACAAGTGAAGTTTGCTCTTGAATCTGTTCAAAGCAAAAATGTTGCTCTTAAAATACACAGCTTTGATACCATCGTTAAAGAGTACAACGCTTTTTTGAAAACTATATAACAAGACATTTTCCGCTAAAAATATTATATCTTTTATCAATTGCAATTCACAAAATCACATAACTACGTAATTTAACAACTAATTTCCGCTAAAAAGTAATATGAAAGCTATATAATTCACATAGTTTTCGTATTCTAAAAAGATATTTGAGGTTGAAAACAATGGTTGAAATCAGTCAAGCAGAAAGTATGCTAATTAAAAGTTTGGATAATTCTGTAAGCATTAGACAAACTTCAAAAACTAAAAGACATCGTGGTAAGTACTACATGGAAGAAAGCAATCGTGCTATTAATCTACTAAATACAGTTAGAGAGTCTCTCTTTAGCAGAAAGGAAAAGTTCGTACCTACGAACGATTAAAACGAATGGATATTAAAAAATGTGATAGTTATGATATGGTTAGAGGTGACATGGAGAGTATTTATAATTTAAAGTTAGCTGACCCAGAAAGCGTTCGTGAATGGAGAGGGTTGGAGAATCGTGAGATTTACATAAACTTTGAAATTAACGATTTTCTCATGAGCCTATGTTTGGAAATCATTCAGTGGAATAGAGAAGATGAAAAGTTAAATCTTCCTATTGAGGAGAGGATTCCAATCAAGATTTACGTTAACAGTAATGGTGGTGAAGTCCCTGCTGTTATGAACTTTATAGATGTCATTAACGCATCGAAAACGCCTATATACACTATAGGTATGGGTAAATGCTACTCCAGTGGCGGACTATTATTGCTATCGGGTCACAAGAGATTTATCTTTCCAAACACCATATTTTTACTACACGATGGTTATATGGGTGACTTTAACAGTACTGGCAAAGCCTTAGATAGAGCGAAGTTTACTGAAAAGTCAGAGGAGACATTGAAAGATTACATCATATCTAAGACTAAGATTACCAGAAAAGCATACGATGAAAAGTATAGACAAGATTGGTATATGTCAGCAAACGAGATGATTGAATTAGGTATTGCTGATGAAATTGTTACGGATATAACACAAATATTATAGATTAATGACTTTCTCACCTATTGACGTAGGTGAGGAATGTCTCATACATTAGAAGATAGAAAGGAATATATAGATTATGGAAATTACAACTTTAAATAAGAATGAATTTGTTAGAGAAGTAGCTAAGAAGAATGAATGGACTCTTGATAATTCTTTACAAGCGGTAAATGCTGTTTTTGAGGTAATATCTGAGCAGATTTTAAATGGCAACATAGTTACAATTAATGGTGTAGGTAAGTTTGAACCAAAGGTCAGACCTGCTAAGACTTGCATAGATTTAAGTCAAAAAGACGATAATGGTAACCTACTTAGAGATGAGCAAGGCAATCTAATAACTAAGGAAGTTCCGCCTACATACTCTGTAAAGTTTAGGTTCTTCTCTAATTACAAGCAAAAGATTAAAGATGTTGACGTAGACTAGTTATGGCTTATTCAGACTACGAAAAACATTGGTGCATAGACTTAGATGGCAATAGAGTCTATAAAGAAGTCCATAGAGATGTGATGGAAAAAAGGCTGGGTAGGAAGTTACTTTCTACCGAAGTTGTCCATCACATCGACGGCAACAAAAAGAACAATGACCCAGAAAATCTCTTAGTGTTTAGAACCTTTGGAGACCATAATAGGTTTCATGCAACTGGAGTGCTTGTCGACATGGGAGACAATACATTTACTAGTCCACCAGTGTACTACCACTTTGTGTGTAAAAACTGTGGGAAAGACTTTAAAAGTCAAAATAAAGATGCGATATTCTGCTGTAACGAATGTCACGCAGAGTATTTAAGAATAGACATTATTCCAACGAGAGAAGAATTGTTGTATAAGTTAAAACGTCAATCTATGGGTGAAATTGCCAAAGAGTATGGTATTTGTAAAAGTACTCTTAAATCATGGATAAAAAAATATCGATTTCATTTAAAGGCTATTAAAAAGATAAAAACTAAAAAACCTAAACTTCAAAAGAAGTACGTGGGTTATGCAAATTTACCTATTACGATAGTTAGCAAAAAGAATCCTAATAACCAAATAAAGTTTAAAGATTTGTATGAATTAACTAACTATTTTAAGAAGAACTTTGAAAGTTGTGAAAATGATTACACCATAAGAAAGAACATTTTAAGAGTCTTAAACGGCGAAAGAAAGTCTTTTCACGGATACTTAATAAAGTCCAAAGCCTATCAAAGAGAGAAAAAGAAAGCCATCTCTTTTAGACAATTAGAACATGACAAAGAAGATTTACAAGAGTAAAAATTACTAAATTTTACATGATAATATATTCATTCATAACACCTCCTTTACTTTCACCAATAGCGTTGAACGTGGTAAAACTCTACGCTAACCCACATGGGTACGTATATTTAGCGGTGTAGAGAAGTGGAATCTCAGTAGTCTCATACGCTATAAACACTGGTTCGAGTCCAGTCACCGCAATATCAAAAAATATTAGAAAGGATTGATTTAAGATGTCTAATAAACACAAACGTGTTAAACTTTTTAATTCTGATAAATTAGAAAAAATCAACCCTACTACTCTAAAATTATGGAATAAATACCAAATAGATATGTCCTTGCGAGAACTATCTGAACAAACTATAAATCAATATTACTATGATTTATCAGCGTGGTGGATTTACATATTAGAAAATCAAGGAAACGTATGTATTACCGAACTTGATTCCGATGACATAGTGGAATTTTTATACTATTGTAAGTCCAATGGAAATAATTCTCGCAGGATGAAACGCAGAATGTCTAGCATAGGAGCATTCTATAAGTTTCTAAGGAAAAAGAAAATTATACCCGAAAATCCCATGGAATTTATAGACCGCCCTAAAAAAGATACTGACGTAGCTACGCAAACTTTTCTAACCGATGAGCAGATTAGTCTTTTAAAAGAGCAATTAATAGACTTGATTAGAGAGTACTCGTTTAAAGATAAAACTCATTTAGCGTTGCAGTATCAGTGCTATGCGTTGTTGTCGCTATCCACGATGGCGAGGGTTAGTGCAATTAGCAACATTGAATGGAAAATGATAGATTACGAAACTAGAACCATTAACAACGTTATTGAAAAAGAGGGATACCTCGTAACACTGTACTTTTCGCAAGAGGTTAAGGAGGTTCTTTTGAGGTTGCAACAATATCGTTACGATAACGATATTGACGATAATGGGTATCTTTTCATTACCAAAAATTCCAATTCTAAGGATGATAATATATACCACAAAGTGGATTCTACCACCCTTTGGAGATGGTGTAAACGTATCGGAAAATTAATAGATATTCCAGAACTACATCCACACGATTTTAGGCATACTGGTGCAACTCTCTTAAAAAATAGAGGAATGGCTCTCGAAGATATTTCTATCCTATTAAACCACAAATCTACGGATGTTACTAATAAATTCTACATAAAAGCGGATAAAAAAGCTATTTCTAGTAACAAAGATAAATTTGGACTATAGGGAGGGGATTTTTACGAAAAAATTTGAATATTCTATATTGCAATGCTCTCCCTCAATTATAGCAGGTGAAAGGATAAATTTAGGTATTCTTATACACTGCATAGACGATAACTTTACTGAATTTGTTTATGTTGAGGGAAAAATTTTTAATAGTAAATTAAAATCATTTGATGATGAATTAGATATTAATACAGTGAAAACTGTTTTAAATCTTATATCTGATGATATAAAAGGTATTTATAATTCAACTCTTTTAAGTGATATTCCGCATTTCAACATTAATGAATATATCAAATATTTTTCTAACGAGTATAAATTTACTATTCCGATGGTAAGAGAATATGAAAATATGGTTGAAGCGAAAAAAGAACTTATTAGAATATATTTAACTAATATTAACAATTTTTTATCCCTAACGTAATGTAGGCGAAGAGAGTATGTCGCTGAGCTAATACTATATACTTGCAAAAGTCCAAGGTGGATGTAACTAAGGATAGGAGGCTTTTAACAGTTAGAGAAAACTTATAAAAACTTATAAATGTATATTGACTTTTATAAATAATTATGTTATTCTATGTATAGAGGTGATTTGAGTGAAATATTACACTATACATGAAATGACGAAAATATTAGGAGTATCTGCACAAACGTTGAGAAATTGGGATAGAAGTGGGAAATTAAAACCACATCATAAAAGTCCTAATGGTTATCGTTACTACTCCGAAGATGATTTAAACCAATTGTTAAACAAACCAGTCAAAAAAGTTGAAAAGACTGTAGGTTATTGTAGAGTTAGTTCTATTAAACAAAAAGATGATTTGCAAAGACAAATAGAAAATATGCAAACCTATCTTATTGCACAGGGTAAACCATTTGAAATAATATTCGATATAGGTTCAGGTATTAACTACAAAAGAAAAGGATTACAAGATTTAATAAAATGTATAATAAACCACAGTATATCAAAGGTTGTTGTTCTGTACAAGGATAGACTTACACGTTTTGGATTTGAATTAATTGAATATATTGCAGAACTGTATGACTGTGAAATCGAAGTGATAGATAATACCGAAAAAACCGAACAAGAAGAACTAGTTGAGGACTTAATTCAAATTGTGACCGTTTTTAGCTGTAAATTGCAAGGTAAACGAGCAAATAAAGCTAAGAAGATGATAAAGGAGTTAACGGAAGATGATTAAGACTATTAAAGTTCAACTTTGTCCTAATAATAAGCAACAGACTAAACTCTTTCAAAGTGCAAGTGTTGCGAGATTTGCGTACAATTGGGCATTAGATTACCAAAATAAAAATTACAAGAACGGTGGAAAGTTTATCAGTCATTATTATTTAAGAAAACTTTTCACACAACTCAAAACTCAAGATGAGTATCAATGGATTAATGACTACAGCAACAACGTTACTAAACAGGCTATCATTGACTGTTGTGGAGCGTTTGAGAAGTTCTTTAAAGGTTTAGCTAAGCATCCAAAGTTTAAGAGCAGACACCATTCAAAGCCTAGTTTCTATGTAGATACCGCTAAGATTAAATTTAAAGATGGTAAAGTCAAACTCGAAAAGTTGACCACTAGTAGAAAAGTTAACAAGCAACTTTTCAACTGGGTTCGACTCGCAGAGCCTAACAGAATCCCCGAAAATGCAAAGTACTCTAATCCTAGAGTTACTTTCGACGGTCTTAACTGGTGGTTATCTGTAGGCATTGAGTGTGATGAGCGTTACGTTACACCAAAAAATGATGGAATCGGCATAGACCTAGGTGTCAAAGATTTGGCTATCTGCTCAGACGCTAACACTTATAAGAACATCAACAAAAGTATGAAAGTACGTAAGTTAAACAAGAAAAAGCGTAGGTTACAACGCAAGGCATCTAGAAAATACCTAATGAATAAGAAAGGAGAACGTTACTGTAAAACACGTAACGTTGTAAAAAGTCAAAGACAACTTTTAAAATTAAGTCACCGATTAACGAACATTCGACATAACTACTTGAATCAAACCACTACCGAGATTGTGAACCGAGAACCAAAGTTCATAGTGTTGGAAGATTTGAACGTTAAGGGTATGCTGAAGAATAAGCACCTAGCTAAGGCAGTCCAAGAACAATGCTTCTATGAGTTCCATAGACAGTTAGAGTATAAGTGCCAAGAGAAGCACATAGAATTAAGGGTTGCTGATAGGTTCTATCCATCAAGTAAAATATGTTCTTGTTGTGGAAACATCAAGAAAGACCTAAAGCTTAAAGATAGAATTTATCATTGTGAAGTCTGTGGAAACACCATAGATAGAGACTTCCAAGCTAGTGTGAATTTGAAAAACTGTACAGACTATCGTGTAGCATAGCTAACACAAGTGTTACACGAATGTACCGATACGTTAGTCGGGAATTTAAGCCTTTGGAGTGTCACACAAGTGTGAGTAGGTTTTGGAAACAAAACTCAAAGCGGACACGTTGAATAAGGAATGAAACCTAAAAGTTATAAATTTTGTAACTTAATCAAGAGTTGTTATAACTTTTTATAAGTTTTCAGTAACGGGTTTTAATGGCTAAACAAAATTTAGGTCGAAAAAACGGTTCACAATCTAAAAAAATATTGGAAAATAAAGTGGATAAAACGTTCTCTTTAGACATTAACCATAGATGTTGCAAGTGCGGAAAAGTGTATGAAGAACAAGCAAAATATTTTCCAATATCATGCAGTAAATATTATGTTGGAAATGGTAATTATTTGCCAATATGTAACGATTGTATTAACTGGCAATATCTTGAGTACGCACGTATCTACGATGAATTTACATCGTATAGATATGTTTGTATGGCATTCGATATTTACTATAATAAAGAAGTAGTAGAGCAAGTTTTAAAGAGTTCGAAACCTCAAAATAGGGTTACTCAGTACATTAATAAAGTGAGTGTAGGAGAGCATTCTAATAAATCTTATCTAGATACTATTGAAGAAGAAAAAGTCGAAGAATCGAAGATAACTTCTATTAATGACGTTCTAAATGAAAAAGTTACCACTACGCAAGACGATGTAAAAAAGTGGGGATTTGGTTTTGAAGAAACCGATTACATATTCTTAAATGAAAAATACAACTCATGGATAAATCGTCATGAATGCAAAACTATGGCACAAGAAGAAATCTTTAAAAAGCTATCGTTAATGGACTTGCAAATATTGAAAAATATGCAGAGCGGTGAAAAGTACGCAGATTTGTTAAAGCAATATAATGACTATCTAACGTCTGCAAACATCAAGCCAAACCAACAGAATGATGCTATTTTAGCAGACAGTAATACTTTTGGAACGTTCATAAAAAAGGTGGAAAATGAGAGACCAATTTCACAACCCTCTAATGAGTGGCAAGATATAGATGGAATTAAAAAGTATATTGAAGTGTTCTTTTTGGGACATTTATGTGAGATGATTGGTATTAAAAATGAGTATTCGCAACAGTATCTTAATGAAATGGAAAAGTATACTGTAAACCCTCCAACCTATGACGATGATGTAGAACCACCAAACTTTGAAGATGTGTTTGGTCAAATTTGAGGATATGAACATGGAAAAAATTTTTGAAAATCCTAATAGCAAAGCTGAAAGAATCCTCAAAGGAGTGGACGTTTGGTGCGGATATTACAGAGCAAATCCACATAGGTTCGCAAAAGATTACCTTAATCTACACCTAAAAAAGTTTCAACAAATTCTCCTTGTGATGATGTTTAACAATGCTAACTTTACCAATTTAGCTTCGAGGGGAATTGGTAAGACGTTTATGTCAGCAGTATTTGCGGTTGCAAAAGCCATACTCTATCCCGAAAGTAAAATAGTGGTAGTTTCTAAAACTAGGGGACAAGCAAATCAAGTCTTAGAAAAGATTGAGAAAGAGTTAATTCCCAATTCTGCGTTGTTAGCGAATGAAATCATTCAAAAGCTAACTGTAATCACTGGTCAAAAAGCACAAATAGTCTTTAAGAATGGCTCATATATAAAGGTAGCTACTGCCAATGATAATGCAAGAGGTAATCGTGCCACAGTATTAATAATAGACGAATATCGACAAATAGACAAAAGTGTAGTAGATACTGTCATTAGAAAATTTTTAATTCAAAGAAGACCAAACTACAAAGACAAACCAGAGTATGCAAATCTTGAGGAACGTGAGCAAACAGTCTATTTATCGTCATGTTGGCTAAAAAACCACTGGTCATGGCAACACGTTAAAGATTATTGTGTTAATATGATTGACGATAAACGTAGCTATTTTGTTTGTGGGTTTCCATATCAATTGGCTATTAAGGAGGGTTTGCTTTCAAGACAAAGAGTTGAGGATGAGATGTCAGAAAGCACTTTTAATGAAGTTTCTTTCATGATGGAGATGGGTTGCTTGTTCTTCGGCGAAAGTGAAAACGCATTCTTCAAATATGACGATTTAATCAAATCTAGGAGATTGCAATTGCCATTGTATGTAAACAATGTGTATTCAAGCGTTAGTGATAAAGTCATAAAATACACACATAAGATTAAAGGCGAATTGCGTTTAGTCTGTGTGGATATTGCTGTAATGAGTTCTAAAAAGAATAAAAACGATGCAACTGCGATATTTGTGTTACAGCTTCTCCCCACGGATAATGGGCAATATATCCGAAATGTTGTGTATTTAGAAGTATTTGAGGGTGGACATGGTAAGTCACAAGCTTTACAAATTAGGAACATTTTCGATGATTTAGAGTGTGATTACATCGTTCTTGACACCAACGGAGTAGGCATGACTGTATTTGACAACCTTGTGGACGATTTAGTCGATGATGGAACTGGAAAAATATTTCCAGCGTTGCAATGTTGTAATAGCAAAGAAATGGCAGAACGTTATAAGGGAAAAGATTCATTTCCAAGGAAAGTAATATATAGCATTAAAGCAAGTGCTTCGTTTAATAGTGCGTGTGCGTACTCTTTGAGAGATTGCCTAAGTAGAGGTAAAATGCGACTCCTTGAAAGCGAAGCGGAATTTGAAAACCGAATGAGTACTAATAAGTATTACAAAGACTTGTCTTCTGAGCAACGCTTAGAAGTTAAGTTGCCATATATTCAAACTTCATTACTAATCAACGAATTAGTAAACCTAGAATACATTGCACAAGGCAATGATATTAAAATAAAAGAGCAATCGGATAGACGTAAAGACCGCTATTCTGCGTTGTCTTATGGAAACCAAATTGCTAATGAGTTAGAATTGAAACTCAAAAAACCTAATGATACATTGTCTAACTTTAAATACAAAATGCGACCTCCTAAAATGCTAAAAAGAAAGTAGGTGATTTTTTGGAAAACAATGCCGATAAAGATTCAAATAAGGTTAGTTGGAAAAACTATTTTAGTTCTTTAGAAGTTCCTTTGGTGGATTTAAAAAATCCTAGAAAGCCTACTGATAATCGTGCAAGAATATACGGATACCATGGTTATTGTCTAAAAGATGGTAAGGTTTCCGAGATGAAGCATCATCATTTTGGCATAAGTAAAGACGAACTCTTGAACCTCATGAGCAATCCAGAAGCTAATGAAAAGGTTTTAAGAGACCTATCTAGGCACTTGTACAACGTATCACCGCAGTATAAGAGAACCATACAATATTTTGCTAATATGACACCGCTAAATTACACCATTCGCCCTTTTAAATTCGATAAAGAAAAATACCAAAAGGATAATGGTAAGACTTTCAAAACGTGCTATAAAAGAGCGTGTGACTTTTTGGAAATTCTCAATTTAAAACATGAAATGATAAAGGCTAAAATCATAGCATGGAGAGAAGATGTTTTTTATGGATACATATACAAAAACAAAGATTCTGTGTACATAAGGACGTTAAATCCAGACTATTGTGCCATCAGCGGTATCTGTGATGGTTGTTATGTATATTCGTTCGATTTTAGCTATTTCGATAGGTTCGGAAACGATTTAGAGAGAGAATTAAAGCAATATGGAGAAGAATTTGTTTTAAAGTATCAAAACTATGCAAAGGATAGGAATAATTATCGTTGGCAAGAATTAGACCATAAGAACGAATTTTGCATAAAAGTTAATGAGGATAGTTTAAAACCAGTAATACCATTTTTAGGATGTTTACCTGCCTTATATGATATTGAGGACTATAAAGACATTAAGTTGTCATCATCAGAGATTGAAAACTATAAAGCGTTAGGTTTAAAAGTTCCTATTGGTAGCGATGGACAACCTTTAATGTCTCACAATGAAATGGATAACTTTTATGAAATGATACTAAACATACTCCCCGAAAATGTAGGCTTGTATATGACTCCTACTGACTTACAAGAGATTACTTTTGAGCGAGACAACTCCTCAAACTCTGTAAGTGAAGCTGTTGCGGATTATTTTAATGATGTAGGTGTAAGCAGTCTATTATTTGGTGGAGATAGTCAAAGTTCAACTTCTTTGAAAATTAGTTTAATGGCAGATGAAGCTTTAGCATTTTCATTAAATAGGCAGATTGAGAGAGTGGTTAATAGACTTCTAAAAGGTTTAAGTGGTACTATTAAATTCCAAATAAATATTTTAGACGTTTCATACTACCATCAAAAAGATATGCACGATTTATACCTAAAAGATGCTCAATATGGCATTCCAACTAAGAGTGCTATAGTTTCCAGCCTAGGTTTCGACCAATCCATTTTAGAGGGTATGTGCTTTACTGAGAACGATTTTCTTAATCTTGTTGATGAGTTTAAGCCTTTGCAATCGTCATACACTACAAGTAGTGCGGATTCCTCTGAAAACAATGGTAGACCTACTAGTGAGGAGTCTGGAAACGATTTAACTGATAGTGGCGAATCCACAAAAGAAAGAGATGTTAATGATGTCTAATATGAAGAAGTTCATAGTCACCAATGATGAGGAGACTAAAAATATATTACTAGACTTAGGCTATTCAATGCTAAATTCATTGAATGGCAATTTTATATTTAAAAACAATGTCGAATCTACCCAACTTTTTCAAGATAGACCGTTGGGTTTAGATAAGAGTAAACTAACGTTTACCAATAAACTATTTTTTAAGGTAGGTGAGTAAATTATGAGCAAAGAAAATATTAAAGTAACTTGTTCTTTAGACGATTCTTTTAATTCTGACAAATTTCTAAAGCTTAGACTAAATGTTTGTCATGATGGTGTTAATAAGAATGCTATCAATTTTTCCATTGATACTATCCAAAAAGCTAAGGATTCAATACAATTAATTCCAATATTAGCTAGGGTTGTTCAAGACGAAAATGGAGAGTATCAATTTTCGGGACACGATATGGTTCTAGAAACTAATGCTTTTGACGAAAGTCAAACCAAAATGATTTACAAGGAAGTTCCAATAGGTTTCGTTCCTAAAGAGTGTAACTATGCTGTAGAACAGACTGATGGTAGAAATCATGTGTTAGTAGACGGATACGTTTGGAAAGAATATTCTAACTATGCACAAGATATTATTGAACGTGACGAAACTATTAATCTATCTATGGAGATTGCTGTAAACGATTATCAAGAAACTATTTGTGATGAACAAACTATCCTTGATGTTACAGACTTTACATATATGGGCGTTACTCTATTAAGTAACGATATTCAACCTGCTATGGAGGGTGCTTGTGCTAAACTAATTAACTTTAGTTTAGATAGAGACGTTTCTGAGGTTATTGAGGAAATGCGTAAAGAACTAGATTCTATCATTGAAGAGGAAAATAATTCTCAAAGTGAAGCTGATGAAGACAAAGAGTATTTTGAAACCTTAAAGAAGTCTTATGAATTACAAAAGCAAGAGATTGAGAATCTATCCAAGCAAATTGAGGAATTAAGTCAATTTAAAGCTAATGTTCTACAAGAACAAAAGCATAACGAATGTTTAGAAGTAATCTCTAAATGGAGTGCATACTTAGAAGACAATGACGAATTTACTAAAGTAAAAGACTCTATGGATACATATTCTGTTGAAGACTTAGAAGTAAAGTGCAAGTGTATCTTTGCGGATGTACAAGCACAAGCAATTGCTACTAAGAATACTAAGCACACTGATACTACAAACGTTGTAAACTTTTCATTTGGAAACCAAAATAACGTGTCTAAAGTAGAATCCGAAAAAGATTTACTAATTAAGAAATATTTAAATGCATAACGAAAGGAAATGATTAACATGGCATACGATAAGTCCAAAAAGCATGGCGTTGTTAATGTCGCTCGTGCTAGTGGTACAGAAAATTCCACAGACGTATATTCTGCACTAGTTACCAAAAATGATACTCCTATCGAATGTGATAATGGTACTATTATCGATTTAGGAGCAGTTAAGACTTTAACAACCTTACTAAATGAACCAAACTTAGAAGTATATTCTGCACAAATAAATACTAACGCTTCCGCAGATAAGTCAACATTAGCAATCGTAGCAACTCCCGAACTAATCTATGATGAGTGTACACATCACGCACTAGACGAGTACTACAACGAAGCTGGGTTAGTAGTTAGAGCCTACGCATTAACAGAAAGATCTTGCTTTGGTCTTTCAGCGGAATGCTTTACAAATCCCGATGATTTAGGTATAAACAAGCAAGTAACTCTTTCAAACGATGGTAAGTTAACAGTAGGTTCAGAAGATACTACTACTGCTCCAACTTTTGCCTTTATTGAAAACGTACTCCAATATGACTTTGAGACTTACTATATTGTGAGAATATACTAATTTATAAGGAAGTGATTTAATATGAGTTTAGAATTTAATGACAGAAACGCTTTAGTATCCATGGCGGTAGACGTTTCAAGAAACAACGTTGTTTCAACAACCTATTCCAAGGATGAGACTCTAACTGCATTACACAAGGCTTTAATAGAAGCAAACAATGGTAAAACTAGTTTTGATTTACGAGACATTCGTGATAATAAGTGCAATGGTTTATTTTCAATCATTGAGGACATCATTTCCATTACAGAAGATGACCACCTACTAGACTTACCACTATGGAACGAGATAGTAGAGTACAAAAACATTGCTTTAGGCGACAAGAACTCTTTCTACATTCCAGACGATTCCGACTTCTACGTTAGCAGAATAGCTGATGGTACTGCTGGTGCTATTAGACAAAGATTATCTGGTGGTAAGAATTTTGAGGTTCAAACCAACACCTATGAAGTTAAGTTTTACGATGAACTAATTAGAGTACTATCTGGTAGAACTAATATAGATGAATTTATCAATAAGACTAGTAAGTCATTTGCTAGAAAGAAGATTGAGTTAGTATTAACATCATTTTTAGGAATTACTGCTTCCAATCCTACCAATATCTTTGAAGTATCATCAACTGGTTATTCTGAGGAGACTCTACTAGACCTATGTATGAGAGTTGAAGCTAAGAACTTCACTGCACCAACCATTCTAGGTACTAAGAAAGCTTTAAGAAATATCAAGATAGATACTACTCTACTTGCAGAAAAGGCTAAAGAAGACCTATATGAAATGGGTTACTACGGAAAGTTCTTTGGATATAATTGTATCTATATACCAAACGCACTACAAAGGAATAACGTGGATTTCTATCTTCCAGATGATACTATCTATGTAATAAGCACCTCTGGTGAGAAGCCCGTTAAGTTTGTAACTGAGGGCAATCCATACGTATTTACCTCCGAATTAAATAAGAATGCGGACTTATCACAAGACTTTATCACTTTGGAAAAGTTTGGTTGTGGTGTAGTACTAGCTGGTAAGAAGAATGGTGTTTATAAGATTGCTTAGTGTTGGAGGTGAAAATTATGGCTGTAAAGAAGAAAACTTCTAACACTACTGACAATACTACTACAGTTTCCGAGGTTGTTACTAAAACAACTTCGGAAGTTTCTGTACAAGAGGAGTCTGCAAAGGTTAGGACTAGAACTAAAATTCCAACAGATGAACTAGTAAAAGTTACCAATGCAACGCAAGGTTTATTAGTCTTAGTAGATAATGATGGTTATGCTAATGAGTTAGAAAACTTTGGAGATACTATTGAAATGGAGATGGGAGACCTCATAAAGATTAAAAAGAGGTATCCTAAAGTATTCTCTGAAAATTGGATAGAAGTAAACCCTATCGTGCAAAGAGCCTTAGGAGTAGAAAAGTTTTATAAAGACTTTATACCCGTTGATGAGTTTGACTCTATCTTTGAACTAGATGAGCAAGAGCTAAAAGACAAGGTAAGTAAGTTATCACGTTCTATGAAGCAATCTGTAGGCATAAGAGCCATTAAGTTAATTGAAGATGGTACACTAGACTCAGTTAAAAAGATTAAGGCGTTAGAGGAAGTTCTAGGTTACGAACTTATTGAAAATTAGAAAGGAGTTGATAATATGTCAACTCCTTTTTCTAGTGTATATAATAAGTTTTTGTTTAAGGTATCCACTTATAAAATAATGGAAATTCCCGAAGACAATAGAGATTATATCCTTAGAAACTATCTAGACTCTGCTTGTGCTGAATACCAAACCGAGCTAAAAGTAGATGTCACTGATGTAGATGAGGAAAATCAATCTTTCAAGGATACTTTAGGAAGTATTGAGATAGACCTCTTAGCAGAAGCTATGGTGGTAGAGTGGCTAAACCCTATCATACATGATGATGAGTTATTACAGAATAGACTTAATACTAGAGACTTTACCGAGTACTCAACCGCTAATTTAATAGAAAAGATTCAAGCAGTATACGATACTGCTAGGAAAAACATTCGCTTACGAGTTAACGAATACACCTTTAAGTATACTAACCTATCCGAAAAGACTAAAGGACATAAGGTGGTGTATCTATAATGGTTCAATGGGACATATATTCGAGTCTACTGCATTGCGATGGAGAGACTCAAAGAGATAGAACTATTAAGAGAACTAAGAGAGACATATCCAAAATGGTACAACATTCACCAGCCTACAAAAAGGTTTTGGTAGACGGAAAACCTCAGTTTGTGGCAATAATATCCTCATCCACAGAATTAGATACCAAAAAGATAACTTCAATGCCTAATGAGTCTATTAATATAGGGTCTATAGTAGAGTGGAACGATGAGCATTGGATAGTCTATGACAATGATTGTGAGGACGTTATATACCAACGTGGAATGATGTATCGATGTAACGTATACCTAAAATGGCAAAATGAAAAAGGCGAAATCATAGGTAGATATGGTTACTTATCGGATAGCACTAAACAAGCGGTAGGTCTAAAAACATCTGGAGATGTTATGTATCAACTAGAACAGCGTTACAAGGGATACTTTCCATTAGATAGCGAGACTATTAAAATTCGCAGAGATAGGCGATTTTTAATCGATATAGATAGCTTCAATCCCGATGCATATATAGTAACTAACAGAAATGTAATGAATTACAACTTTAACACCAAAGACGTTGATGAAGATGGAGAACTTAATACTAAAGACCACCTAATAATATTCATGTTTACACAAACTCAGCGAAACGATGATAGAGATAACTTCGATTTGATGATTGCTGATTATGATGAAAACTTAGGTAAGGATAACCCATTCTATTCTAGTAATGAGATACACAGTGAAATAAATTGTGAGGGAAAACCTATTTTAAAGTGTGGTGGCTCATATAAAGAGTTTACTGGTAAAATTGTTGACGAAAACAATAACGAATTAAATCAATCTGTTCAATGGAACTTAATAACATTAGAGAGTGAAGAAAAATATTTCGATTATGCTATAGACGGCAACACTATCAAAATTAGAGTAGAGTTTAATGAAAGTCTTATAGGTACGCAATTCAAACTAGTATTAACTAATGAGTTTGGTGAATACAAGTCAGAACTATACGTTAAGGTGGTGAGTCTATATGAGTAAATCAAGGGCAATAGCAGAGTATAAAGAAAAGTTAATGGCTAAAATCATAGCCAATAAGCAAATATTAGCGTTGGTAGATAAAGATAAGATAAACCATCCCGATGATTATATGTATGATAATTTTTTTAACTTTATTCGAGTTCCAGACTCTCCAGAGGATGAAAAGAACTATATCTGTTTAGAAGTAGATATTCCCGAAATCTATAGCGAACAAAATAACGTTTATGGTAAGTTGGTAATAACCATATACATAATATCTCATGTAAACTTAATGAGAACTCATCGTGGCGGTACTAGAATCGACTTAATTTCTGCTCTAATAGATGATATGTTTAACAATAAAAGAATAGTAGGACTAAAAAAATTAGAACTCATTAGCAATGTTGCAGGTAACGTAAATGACAAAAACGCTTGTCGAGTAATGACGTTCTATGCAGAAGATTTAGCTGTAGAGTGCTATGAAACAAAGACATAGATTACCTTAAAGAGTAGTTTGCACTTTTACTCAATTTTGCGTAAAAGTATTTGGAGAATACAAATATGGAAATTAGTCTATTAAACAAGAGACAATATCAATTGGATGAGAAGATAACTGTGGTAATACCTACATTGCGAGAGATTAGAGGAACTGATTTTGAAACGGGTAAAGATAATGATGAAAATGAGTATTATAGTGTACTACAGTTATTCTTTACTACTCCTAGTGACTGTATAGCACCCCTACATGAAATGAACATAGACTTTACTACATATACTGACTATCAACTGTTTCTTTTGCTGTATAGTATCACAGACAAGGAAATCATTAGGAAAGTTTCTCCATTAATGTTTAAAACTTTTAACTTTGCAGATTTTGAAATATCAGAAAATAAGAACAATGGTCAAATAGTATTATACAACTCTATTGACGATGTAGTCATAGACGAGTTTAAATACAAGTGGCTTTCTAGTGTATTTTGTACTATGCATATGTACACAAAAAAGAGACGTATCATTCCAGGTAATGAAACTGCTAAAAATTACATTATAGAAAGAGCATTAACAAAAGCAAAGTTTAACAAAAAGAAGAAAAGCACATCTCATCTAGATAGCTTAATCTTAGCAATGGTTAACAACTCAAACTTTAAATACGATTTTGAAACTGTCTACGATTTAACCATATATGATTTTAATGCCAGTGTTAGACAAATTGTGAAGAAGTATCAAGTGGATAACTTATATCATGGCATATATAGTGGTTGTGTGGATAGTTCTAAAATAAAAGAACGCAACTTAGATTGGTTTACTATAGACTACTCTACAGTTGCACGAAAACAACAAATTAAAAAGTAAGAAATATGAAAGGAAGATTTCTTAATGGAAAATATTTCAATTAATAATATGATAATCACCTCTGCTGAATGTATTTATGCATATGATAGAAGCAGTGGTGACTTATCAGTATATCTAGACCAATTAGATAACATAAACATATCCAACACTGAGGATGAAACTGATGTAACTGGTAAAGATGGAGCAATTTTAAAGAAAATTAAGAAAAATAAAGCAGTAGAAGTTACTGGTGATAACGCAGTATGGTCTGGTTCTTTATTATCTGCACAAGTAGGTTCTGATCCAGTTAGTAGTGCCACTACTATCGTTCGTCATCTAGATGTTATTGAAATTACTAGTGGTGTTGGTAAATTGACACATACTCCAGTAGGTACAACAGGTAACGAAATTGGTACAATATTCGTTAGAAGTGCTAATGGTGACATAGTTTCTCAACAGAAGTATACTCAATCTAGTGAATCAACTCCTAGTGGTGGTTCACCAACATTCTATTATAATAAAACTGATAACACGATAACATTACCATCTAAGAGTACTTATGGCAACGAAGATGATGCATTGTACTCTGTTGAGGATGGAACTATTGTAGTAGTATCTTATGATTATGAAACTAATGCAACTACTATTACTAACTATGCTGACATATTTGGTAAGACTCTAGATGTATGGATTGAATTAACTGCTACTGATACTTGCGATAAGGTTTACAAGTGTTATATACATATGCCAAGAGGTCAATTCTCTGGTAGTTTCGATATAGACGTATCTGGTGACCAAGTAATGCAAGACTTTACTATTAATAACCTAATAGATACTTGTAGCACTACCGCTTCAAACAAGTTGTGGGATTTCATTGTATGTGAGGACTAATATTAACTTTGAGAAAGCAGGTTGTTGCGTATGGCAATAGTAAAGAAACCTAACGTCATCTGTAGGTGCTGTGGCAAAAAGTATTATGCTTGTAAATACTGTCTAAGAACTCAAACATGGAGAAGTTTTTGTTGTTCTGAGGAATGTCATATTAAGTATACTAAAGAAATACTAGACCTTAGAGAGATTGAACAAAAAGAAAAAGCTAAGACTCTTTTAAGTCAAGCGGAAATCCAAGAGATTCAATCCATGACACCAGAAGAAGCGTTAGAACAAACTAAAGAAGATTTAAAAGACTATATTGAGGAAAATCCCGACAAAACACTTAGTGAAATAGTCGATGCAGTTAATGAAGATATTACAACCACAAAGAAATCCTCAAGAAAAAAGTCTAAATAGAAGCTTTAATGGGTTAAGCCATACATAATTTTTGTGTGGCTTAACTATTTTTTAAGGTGGTATTGTTATGAAAACTCGTATTAATAGAAGTAAGTTCAATGTGGATAAAGACAAATCCAAAAGGAGTTACAATGGAATTGTGTTTGATAGTGTTTTAGAAATGAAATACTATCGTGATGTGATTTTACCTAGTGTAGAAAATGGTGACATTACACACTATGAATTGCAAAAGTCTTATGAACTGCAACCAAAATTTCACAAGAACAACAAAACTGTTAAAGCTATTACCTATATAGCCGACTTTTACGTTGAATATAGCGATGGTACATCAAAAGTTATTGACATCAAAGGCATGCCCGATAACGTAGCTAAACTTAAAAGGAAACTCTTTTGGTATAAATATCCCGATATTGATTACGTTTGGATAACCTATTCAAAGTGTGATGGTGGTTGGATAGAATACGAAACTCTTAAAAAGCTTAGACAACTTAGAAAGAAAGTAAAATAATGTTAGTGATTCTTTCTAAAATATGTAACTATAATACAATGATAGGAGAAAAAATATGGAAAACGAAAAGAATACTCAAAACCAATTTGTAGAATATATTTATGACTTTAGGCAAGTTTCTTTTACTGATGCTGTTTCAGTTGAAGATTTTAAAATCATGTGCGAAGAAACTATTAATAGATGTTTCGATGGCGAAAAGATAATACCTTATATGGTGGATATTAGTCCATATATGACATTATTAAAGCATTGTAGTAACTTTCCAACAGAGGAGTTTACAGAAGATGAACTATATTTAATGTGTTTATATAGTAATTTGGAAGAAGTTTTAGAACTTCTAAACGAGCAAAATGATAATAAATTATACTTTATTTTACAAAACTTAGAAGATTGTATTAAATATGAACAAGACAGAATTAACCATAAGAATAAGTTAAATGACATTATAGAAGAATTAATATCTTACATCTCTGAGAACGCAAATGATATTAAAAATGTGGCTAGTGAACTATTAAATACTTATAAAGAAGAAACCCCTCAAGACCAAGTCGATAACATTGTTAAAGAGAAGTGATTATATGCCCGAAAGCATAGAAAGACAAGTAAGTAACGCTGAAAAAGAAATTACTCGAAGTATACAAAAAGGTGTAAAAAAAACTGTTCGTCTTGTAAAAAAAAGATTGAAGCAAGTAAATACAAAAACTGTAAATCGATTAGTATATCGCAAATATAATCCTATGTTTTATATTAGGCGAAAAAATAATGGTGGATTGAGCGACCCTAAAAATATTACTTTTGATACTCCTACTTATGAGCTTAACCATCAAAATTTTACTGTAAATTGCATATTACAGTTTCATAACATTACTAGACCTAATCCTATTAAGTACTTACCATTTATGAATCCTTTTAAGGATACAGAACACAATGGGTTTTATAAAACTGCTTTTCTGTCTTCAATGATTGAACACGGATATGGTCTAGTGCAATACCCATGGAATAAACCTAGAGCTTTTATGGATAATAAAAAGGAAAAAGGTATAAAACAAACAATAGAAGACGAATTATCTGACACTAGATTAACCTTAGGGTATCAATTACAAAATCTCTGTTTTGATGAAATAAAAAAACTCAGTGGAATGACAATAAAATAATATTATTAAGAGGTGATTGTTGTAAATGTCAGAATCAACTAATGGAGCAATGATTAAATTTGGTGCTGGTCTTAATCAAGAAGACTTGAATCAAATTGTTGAAAATGCCATAAACATAACAAAAAGAAAATATGATATTACATTTAAGCCTAATATGAACGCTGATGAACTTGCAAACGCTACTGCTAAATTCAAAAGTGTAATAGACAAATTAAAAAATAAGGTAAACGATGATTTAGATAGTTTGAAAATTCCAGAAATTGATACTGATGCTTCTACTAAAAAAATATTGGAATTGATAGAAGCGTTAAAACTATTAGAACAAGCAAGTAATTTTGAATATATGTATTTTACTCAAAAAGAGGAACAAAAATTCTCAAAATTATTTGATGTAAGTGATTTGAATAAAACAAAGCTCAAGGAATTAAGTCTCGACAGTTCTTCGATAAATGGTTTAATTACCTCTCTAGAAACTCTTTCAGATAGGACTAAATTAAGTTCATCAGCACTAGTTGAGGAGTTTAGTCAAGATAAAACTAGTGTTGAAAAAGCTATCCAATTGTATGGTGATGGTATAAGTGAGAAAATTCTAAAAGCAGGAGAAGAAGTCAAAAATGCGGAAAGCGTCTCACAGGAAGAGATATTAGACCGAGCCAATGCGTTAGCTCTAATATTACAAAATATCGAAAAATACCAATACCAAAATGGTACTAAATCTAATTTTAGCGGATTTAAAACGTGGATGGGTACTATGTTTGACAATTCTGCAGAGATAAATGATTTTTTGAATAAAGCAAAAAATCAGTATGGTAATAGTTTTACTGACTTTAAAAAGGAAATATTGTCTCAATATACCAAAATGGTTTCTGAATTACAAACTAAAATGGTAAAATTAGACTATGATACTGTATCTAACTCTTTAACTAATAATTTTAACCCAGACATAGCATATAGTGAAAGTTTAAAAAGAATTAAAGAGGGTAATCTAAAGTATAAGATAGAAGTAGATGCTAGTGATTTAAAAGATGTTTTAACAGTAATTAAGGAAGCGGATGAAACCTTAAGTAAATGGAGCAAAAATACTAAGGGATACACTTTAAAACTTAATATTTCCGATGACATTAAAAATGTAAAAAAAAAGATTAATGAAGTTAATGAGGAAGTTGGCAAAACAACCACAAGTGAAACTACTATAGAAAATGACACTGTTATAAACCAAATTAAAGAATTAAATGAAGCACTAAAATCTATTCAAGAAAATACAAAAATAAAAATATCTTTGGAAAATAATTTTTCCTCATCAGAAACATTTAATAAACAACTTGAAACTATTAAGAATGCTGTTCCAAAAATCGAACTTACTACTAACGTTCAAAACATAGAGACCCAAATCACTGAAGCTCTAACTAGAATTAGAGAAAACATACAAAGCAATCCGATTAATATTAATTTAAATGGTTCTAATATAAATGCTACAATAGATTATTCTAAAATTGTTGATGAACTTAACAAGTTAGATTTTCAACTAAAGTTTAATGGGTTTAATGAAGAAACGCTACAAAATACATTAAATCAAGTACAAAAATACGTTGATTCTCAAAAGGTAAATTTAAGTTTTGGATATGATAATAAATCTAATAGTATATCAAGCATAAACGATAAATTAAAAACTAAACTAAATAAGGTTAATGTTTCAGTTGGAGTTAGCAAGTTTACGTATGGTTCAGCCTTAAAGGAACTCCGTGAAAAATTAAAAAGCACTAATGTACCATTAGAAGTAAACTTGAAAGTTAATAGCCAAAACATTAAAGAATTAAAAACTCTTATAAGCGAAAAACTAAACAATAAAATTACTCTTAATCTAAAGTCTATTAGTGCTACTAAAGCAATTAACGAAGTTAAAAAAAAGGTTTCTGATTTAAAGATACCAGTTCAAATCAAACCTCTAACTAAGAAAGAGATTAACGAGAATGTTGTTGGCAAGTTAAACGATAAAAGCAATCCTTTAACTATAAAAATAGGTGCGTTTGAAGCCACAGGTGCTATTGAAAACCTTAAAACTGCAATTGAAGAAGCTTTAAAAAAAGTAGGCTTAACTGTTAATATCAAAACAACACAAATCGCTCAATCAAAGCAAAGTAAAGAATCACTTAACAATAGCGAGAACCTTAAATCACAATTAGGTTATATTAAAGAAATCACTAAAGCTTATTCTAATAGAAATAAGCAACTTCTTCAATCGACTACCACAGACAAAACATTTGAGGAAAGGTTAGCTTCTGAAAATAAGGTCATTGATGAACAAACTGCTTTGCTCAATAAAAATGGTAAAATATACTTAGAATATATTAAAACTTTAATGAATGGCGAAAATGGTTCTAATATAGCTGACAAGTATGGACTTAGCGAAAAAACTATTGCCAAATTAAATTCAATGTATCAACAATATTATAACATACCCTCTATAAGGAATTATGGCAATGCTATTGATAGCAACGCTAATCAAAACACTAAAACACTTAATAGTTATAATAATAATAATTATAATAATAATGTGTTAAAAGAGCAACTAAACATTATAACAAAAATCACCACTGCTCTTGCAAATAAAACAAAATTAGAACTTCAATCATCCGCTACAAGTAAGATTGTTGAAAATGAATTAAATTCCGAAAATACTATTATTAGAGAACAAACAGCTTTACTCGATGAAACTGGTAAAAAATATCTAGAATACATTCAAGCAAAACTACAGAATGATAGTCAAAAGACTACTAACATAGCTGAAACGTATGGTTTTAGTGATGAAACCATTGCTAAGTTAGAAAAGGCTTATCAAAAAGGATATGAAAATTATACTAGAAACTATGGCAAGATAACCGATAATACTATTAATCAAAACATCACCCAACTTGAAAAATATAAAAAAGAATTAGACAAGGTAAGTGGCAATCTTACCACAATTGAAGAAAAATTTAACAATTTGGGTGGAAATGGTTTAGGTACTGAATTAACTAATAATATCAATACGATAAAAACTTCTCTTGAATCTTTAAAAGAAACGTATGCTACTTTAGTAAACGATCCTACTAATATTAATACAGAAAATCTAGCTATCTTTAAATCTAATATAGATAATGTATCAAAAAGTGTTACTGAATTAAGCACTAAAAGTAATGCTATACCTAAAATTGAGGATAAAATTAGTGAATTAAATAATCAAATTACTACCAAATTAGGCACAAAATCTAGTGCGTTAGAAAAGTTTCAATTATTAAATAATCTAAAAGAAATTCAAACTAATTTAAATAACATAGACAAGTCCAATCCCAAAAAAGCTATTACTAGATATGAAGAACTAAATAAAGAATTTGAGTCAATAAATTCACAACTTAAAACCTTACAAAAATATGAATCACAACTTAATAGTGCAACAGTAACAAACAATACTATTACAAATTTAATTAACAAATTAAGCATTAATGAGAATACTAAAAATGCTACTATTAAAGATACCACCACCATCAGTGATAAAAATTACGTTGGAAAAACTTATATTGAAGCTTTAAATAAAGAGCAACAAGAACTAAACAAAAATACAGTAGAATTTACAACTATTTTAAATGGTATCAAAAATGGAGAAAATACTTTTGAATCTCAAAGTGCACAACTACAAAGCTTATCCAATAATATAATAATCTGTACTGAAAACTTTGAAAAATTAAAGAGTGAATCTGCTAGTGCGTTAAGTGGCGTAAGTTTTACAACTTCTCAAAATAAAATAGATAGTGCATACTCTAAACTTATAGCTGATGTTACACAATTTCAAGCAAAAAACGGAAAAGCAATGAGTTCGACTTATTCATTTAAGTCTCAGTTAGATAGTATTATTAGTGAAGCAAATAGCATAGATAGGACTAAAGAAAATCTACTAGGTTTACAAAGTAGGTTTGAAAGCATTAAAACAGAAGTTACTAAACTTGGCAAAACTGGTAAAAGTGTTGGTCAAGAATTAGATAACTTATTCTCAAAGATAGGTTTAAAAGCAGTTTTAGGCACTATGATTTACAGTAACGAAAACTTTATAATTAACTATAATAAAAATATAAAATTATAGAGTTTTCAGCTGGGTACGTTCGGAAACGAGCGTAGCACACAAATTGAATTGCAGGTAATACCTAAAGCCTTACACCACAGTAGTGGAGAAATCACGCTACGATGGTACGAAAGTAGAAACAACGTAAGGATGGTTACATGGTTAAATCCTAAATAACCGATAACAATGGTTGTTCATGCAGGTAAGCTCCTAAACCGAAAGGCACGGAGAAACTTCAACGGCTATCCAGAGATGGAGTACACTACAAGCGTATGGTAGTGGAAGCGGTTTGCCCCTAACACGTAATGGTGAGGGTGAAGAAATAGTCTTTGCACGTCTCGAAAGAGAGTGGCTATTAGCGTGAGCGAAATAGCGTTATAGAAGTTGCGTTCTATAGCAAAAGGTATAAACTTTATAATTATTTATAAATACTCAAAATAACTCTTGACATATTATAATGTTTATGTTATAATTAGTACAAGAGGTGATAAAACATGGAAATTAGAAAATATTCCATAGGACAATTTGCTAAATTAATAAATCGTACAGAACAAACTTTAAGAAATTGGGATAAAAGTGGTAAACTAAAACCTGCATATGTGGATGAGGTGACAGGTTATCGCTATTATACCGATGAACAACTTAAAATTTATAATGGTGAAAAGGTAAAATCTAAGCAGACAATAGGCTACTGTAGAGTGTCTAGTCAAAAGCAAAAAGAAGCTTTAGATAGACAAATTGAAAACGTCAAGATGTATATGTATGCTAAAGGCTATCAGTTTTCAATAATCTCGGATATAGGTAGCGGAATTAATTATCAAAATAAAGGCTTGAACAAGCTTATGAGTATGGTTTTAAATGAGGAAGTTTCTAAAATCGTAATTCTATATAAGGATAGATTGGTTAGGTTTGGATACGAACTAATAGAAAATATTTGTATTTCTAAGGGTGTTGAAATTGAAATAATCGACAATACCGAAAGAAGTGACGAAGAAGAAATTGTCGAAGATTTAATCCAAATAATAACTGTGTTCAGTTGTAGATTACAAGGGAAAAGAGCCAATAAAACCAAAAAGATAATTAAGGAGTTGTCTGAAGATGATTAAAGGCATAAAAGTCAAACTCTATCCAACGAAAGAGCAAGAGACTTTAATGTGGAAATCAGCAGGTGTTATGCGATTTGCGTACAACTGGGCGTTAGGATTTTTCGAAACCTATTACAAACTATACGGAAAATCTGTAAGCGTTGGTACTATGCGAAAGCACTTCACTAAGATTAGGAACTCTAACAAGTACCCATGGCTTAAAGAAGTCTCCTCGGAGATACCTCAACAAGCCATTAAAGACTTTGACGATGCTAGAAGTAAGTTCTTTAAGAAAGTTGCCAAGTATCCTAGACATAAGTCCAAGAAGAGAAGCACTATATCTTTCTATCACTTACCAACTAAATTTAAAGTTACGGATAGTCAAATACAGCTTGAAAAGATTGGTGTAGTCAAGATGAATGACGAAAATAGGCTACCTCAAGGCAATTACAAGAAAGATAAAATATCAGTATGCAATCCAAGAATAAAATTCAATGGACGATACTGGTACTTGTCTTTAGGTATTGAGTGTGAAAACCAACCTTTAGAACTGGATGAGAACTTATCTGTAGGCATTGACTTAGGCATCAAGGAACTCGCGACTGTTAGTAATTTCGATAGTCCTTTTAGAAATATCAACAAAACTCAAAAGATTAGAAAGTTGAAAAAGAGACTTAGAAGATTGCAACGTCAAGTTTCGAGGAAATATGAGAAGAACCGCCAAGGCAAGAGGTATGTTAAGACTCAAAACATCTTGAAACTAGAGCGAATAATCAAGCTTATCCACGAAAAGTTAAAGAACATCCGTCTAAATCACAACCACCAAGTAACTAATGCGATTGCGAAAACCAAGCCATCGAGAATAGTTATGGAAGACTTAAACGTCACAGGTATGTTGAAAAACAAACATCTTTCAAAAGCCATAGCAGAACAGGGGTTCTATCAGTTTATTAGCCTTATGAAGTACAAGTCCGAAAAGTACGGAATTAGATTTATTCAAGCTGATAGGTTCTATCCATCAAGCAAAAGGTGTTCTCAATGTGGAAACGTCAAGAAAGATTTGAAACTCAAGGATAGAACATACCACTGTGATGTGTGTGGTTTCACTTTGGATAGAGATAAGAACGCTAGTATTAATTTAGCAAACTATCAATTAGCATAGAGTCAATATCAAGATTATGCTAATATGTAGGTGTTGATAACGCCGAATTTACGCCTTTGGAGTGTCATACAAGCGTGAGTAGATTGTAGAAATACAATCCAAAGCGGACACGTTGAATAAGGAAATAATCTTATAATTTTTTGAGTGTTTATAAATAATTATAAAGTTTATATATCAGAGTAATAAGTTATTTCAAAGAAATGTTAACTACTGTTGAAGAAGTCGATACTTCGATGGTAACCTTAAAACGTGTTACTTCCGAAACCAGTGATACTTATGATAAGTTTTTAACTACTGCTACTAGTAGTGCTAAAGAGTTAGCTAGTACTGTTACAGACGTTATTGATGCAGTATCGTCATTTAGTAGACTAGGTTACACTCTAGACGAAGCTACAACATTAGGTAATATTGCAACTATGTATTCTAATGTAGGCTTCATTGACATTGATACTGCTACTAGTGACCTTGTAACTGCTATGAAAGCTTTTAACGTTGAAGCTGAGGATAGCATTAGTATCGTGGATGCGTTCAACGATGTAGGTAATAAGTTTGCGTTAAGTTCCTCTGATATTGGCGAGGGTTTAACACAAAGTGCTAGTGCTTTAGCGGTAGCAGGAAATAGTTTAAACGAATCTATAGCAATGATAACTGGTGGTACTGAAATAACCCAAGATGCCAACAGTATGGGTAACGCATTAAAAACGCTATCCATGAGGTTACGCTCTAGCAAGGTAGAAGTTGAGGAAATGGGCGAAGATACTGAGGGTATGGCTGAAACCACTTCCAAAATGAGAGAAGATATTAAAGCTTTGTCGGGTATAGACATCATGAAAGATAGTAACACATATAAATCAACCTATGAAATTATGCGAGAAATTGCTAACGTTTGGGATGATTTATCCGACATAAATCAAGCTGGATTACTTGAAAAAATTGCAGGTAAGAATAGGGCAAACTTAATTTACCCTTATGTACAGAAATGTGCATAACATACATATCTAATTGCAGGTAATACCTAAAGCCTTACACCACAGTAGCGGAGAAATCACGCTACGATGGTACGAAAGTAGAAACAACGTAAGGATGGTTACATGGTTAAATCCTAAATAACCGATAACAATGGTTGTTCATGCAGGTAAGCTCCTAAACCGAAAGGCACGGAGAAACTTCAACGGCTATCCCATAGGACACAATAGACAGAATTGTGTCAATAGGAGTACGGCTCAAGTGAGTGAGTGAAAACCTCTTAAACGGAAAAGGTATGCCCCTAACACATAATGGTGAGGGTGAAGAAATAGTCTAATCTCATGTGAAAGCATGAGTGATTTTAGTTAAAATATCGAATAAAAGCAAACGATTTATATTGACTTTTCACAAAACATTTGCTATAATATACCTAACAAATTATTGTAGAAAGGTCTTGATGTTATGGCAAGTGAAGATTTTGTAATTGTAGATGGTATTTTAGAACATTACAATGGAACTGAAGTCAACGTTGTAATACCCGATGGGGTTACATCTATTGGAGATTATGCATTTTGTGGTTCTGACTTCTCATGGAGAAATCAAAAAATTCGTAGTATATTTATTCCTAATGGTGTTAAGTCTATTGGAAGTAGTGCTTTTAAAAATTACACATGCTTAACCAATATAACTATTCCTAATAGTGTTACATCTATTGGAGAGTGTGCTTTTAAAGGTTGTACAAACTTAACTAATGTAACTATTCCAAATGGAGTTATCACCATTGGAGATAATGTTTTTGATGGTTGCATAAATTTAACTAGTGTAACTATTCCTAATAGTGTTGCCTTTATAGGTAAATATGTTTTTCACGAGTGCACAAATTTAACTAATATAAGTATTCCTAATAATGTTACCTCTATAGGAGATGGTGTTTTTGGTAGATGTACAGCTTTAAAAAGCATAACTATTCCAAGTAGCGTTGTCTCCATCGATAAGGGTGCTTTTAGCAATTGTATAAACTTAGAGAGCATAACAATTCCTAATGGTGTTAAATTTATTGAAGAAGATGCTTTTAAGAATTGTACAAGTTTAAGCAACATAATTATTCCAAATACTGTTATTTTTATTGGATATAATGCCTTTGAAAATACACCATTCATAAGAGATTATCCAAATGATTTAATTGTGCTAGGCAATGTTCTTTACAAATATAAAGGGTGTGAAAGTATATTAACAATACCAAACAATATATGTAATATACACCCTAACGCTTTTGTAGACTGTTCCACTATAAAAGAAATAATATTTCCTAAATCGTTAGTAAATACTGAAAAGATTAGTTTCAGTGGGTGTTCAAGTCTAATCAAGTTAACTATTCCACATGGTGTAGTTTCTATCGACGCATCCGATTTTAAAGAATGTACTAGTCTAGAAAAAATAACTATACCTAGCAGTGTAATGCATATTGATTCAAATGCTTTCAATGATTGCGATAATTTAAAAACAATATCTGTGGATAAAAACAATAAAAAGTATTATGATTCGCAAGGAGCGTTAATTAATAAATGTGACAGTACTATCATAAAGTGTCCTCAAAAAGTAGATTTAGAGGGAATAATAGTTTCAAAGGATATAAAGTGTATAGGAGATAATGCTTTTAGAAATTGTATTAATATAATAAAGATGGTACTTCTAGATAGTGTTAAAAGTGTTGGCAAATATGCTTTTGATGGTTGTGCTAATTTAGAAGAAATCACTTTACCGAAAAACATCAAAATCTTTAACAATGGACTTTTTAGAAATTGTGAAACTTTAGAGGAAGTAGAAATTCCAAACACAGTAACCACAATTGGAGAAAGTGTTTTTAGTGGATGTAGTAACTTAAAAGAAATTACTTTACCACAGAACCTTAAAAGTATATATACCAAAGCTTTTTCTAACTGTAAAAGTTTAAAGAAAATAAACATTCCTAATGCTGTAAGCAGTATTGAAGAAAGTGTTTTTTATGGTTGTACTAATTTAGAAGAAATAACTCTACCACAAAACCTTAAAAAAATATGCAATGAAGCATTTTGTTATTGTGAAACTTTAAAGAAAATAGAGATTCCTAATACAGTAACCACGATTGGAGAAAAAGCTTTCAGTGGATGTAGTAACTTAGAAAAAATAAATTTGCCAAAAAGTATCAAAGCAATACACAGTGAAGCCTTTAGTGGTTGTGAAAGTTTAAAAGAAATAGAGATTCCTAGTACTGTAACTTGCATTAGTGATTGGAGTTTTAGCAATTGTACTAATTTGAAAGAAATAACTCTACCAAAAAACATAAAAAATATAAACAGAGTAACGTTCAGTGGCTGTACTAATTTAGAAAAAATAACTCTGCCACAAAACCTTAAAAATATAAACAGAGCAATGTTTTATGGTTGTAAAAATTTAAAAGAAATAAATATTCCTAATTCTGTAACAAGTATTGGATATGTTGCCTTTGGTGGTTGTTGTAATTTAGAAGAAATAATTTTACCAAAAAATATTAAAAGTATAAGTAGCAGATGTTTTGCGGAATGTAAAAATTTAAAAAAAATAGATATTCCTAATTCTGTAACTCGTATTAGTGCACATGCTTTTAAAGATTGCATTAGCTTAGAAAAAGTAAATTTACCAAAAAACATTAAAGAAATATACAGCGAAGCATTTAGGGCTTGTAAAAGTTTAACGGAAATAGAAATTCCAAATAAAGTAACTCGCATTGGTATAAGTACTTTTGAAGACTGTACTAACCTAGAAAAAGTCACCATCGGAGAAAATGTGAAACTTATCGGTAAATATGCATTTCATAATTGTAAATCGTTACAAAAACTAACAATTCCCAATAGTGTACAATCAATACAAAGCGGTTCTTTTAAAGGATGCACAAATCTAGAAATAGAAGTACCTAAAACAGTTAAAACAATCGTAAAAGATGCTTTCGATGGTTGCAAGAAAGTTACATATTTAGACTAAAACACAAGCGAGAGTTGTAAGGCTTCAACTCTCACTATTATTAACTAAAATCAAGTGAGCCTAACGAACTCGCTAAATATAAATGAAACCAAGTATCAGCATTACTCTCAAACTGGTCACAAGTTGAAAAAGCATTGGAAGTTGCAAACAATGCTGAGGGTTCTGCTGAAACAGAAAACCAAAAATATGTAGATAGCATTGAGGGTAAAGTAAATGTTATTAAAGCATCTGCACAAGAAATATCCACTACAACATTCGATACAGAGTTTATAAAAGACTTTTTAGACGGCATAAACCAACTCATCAACAAAGCTAACCGACTTGTAGATTTATTTGGAGCAATTCCAGTACTAATTGCTAGTATAGGTAGTGCTTATGGACTAATGAATAAAAAATTTGGTACTTTAGGATTTACTGATGAGTTTTTTAAGAACATTAAGAAAAGTTCAACACCTTTGAATAATTATAGCGACAAGATTAGCCAAATTCAAAATGGCTTTAATAACATAAATAACGTTTCTCTAAAAAATGTTACTAGTTCTGTGGAGATAATAACCAAAACTTTAAACACATCCTTTATCAAAAATATAGGTAACGCACTAAGTACATTGTTCAAAAAATTTGACACGCTTGTAAGTAAATCTTTAACGTCAAGTAAATTTATTAGTTCTAATTTGTCAAGTTCAATGGATAGTGCATCGATTATTAATACTAAGGATTATAAACAAGCCATTACTAACTATAATAATACGCTTAAAAACAATGGAGATATGTCAAAGTACATAAAAGAGGTTTCTAACGCCAATACTGTCTTAGAAAATTATCTTGCAACAAGAGCCAAAATAAATGCTCAAGCAACCAACCAAACTTACATGGAATTTCTACAGACATCTAATTATGGCAAAGGGCTATCTGGTACGTTAACTGCATTAAGTGAATACAATAAACTGGCTGACGAAAATTCTTTGAAACTTAACGTTGCAAATGATACGCAGAAAGAATTTTTAAATACTTTGGCATTATCAAATCCTAAATTAGCAGAACAGCTACAAAGTTTAAATAAAGCACAAGTTGGTTTAGTAGGCTATGCAACTAAACTTGCTGTTGCAAAATTAGGAACAGTTGCATTAAGTGTAGTATCGGGTATATTAAATGCTGTGGTTGGCGGATTGTTTTCATATGCTATTTCACATATAGTATCAACTTTGGTTAGTTGGGCTAAGGGATTGGGTAAGGTCAGCGATGAAACTATTGAAGCTAGTAGTAATCTTAAAACTTTTAATGACGAACTTGAAGAAAATATTTCCAACTTGAAAGAATTAAAAGAAGCACAAGAAGACTATGCTAATAGTGGAGACACTGAAAACTTAGTCGATACAAATAAGCAATTATTAGAATTACAACAAACTTTAATAGATACTTACGGAACACAAGCAGATGGTGTAGACTTAGTTAATGGTAAACTTGATGAGCAATTGGAAAAACTTCAAGAAATATCTGCTCTAGAAAGTTCAAAGTTTGTGCAAGAAAATTCTAAGGATATTCAAACTGCTTACCAAAAGATGTATGACCCATCTAAAATTTTTAGTTCCACATCAATCTCACTCCGTAGAAATAATTTCTCTACTGAAGTTAGTAATATCTTGAAAAACAATGGGTTTAAAGCAGAATCTCTTAATGATTTAAGCATGACGTATACATATGGTATTACCAATGATGGTTCTATATATCAATATAAAAAGGACTTACAAAAAGCCTACGATGATGTTAAGGCATATGGTACTCAAACTGGTGAAGACGTTAGTAAAGTTTTAACTACTATACAGAAGAAAATTTCCAAATATTCCTCGGACACATATGACGATTATGAAACTACAATTTCATCATTCTTGGATAGTTTTGTAGACTACTCAACCGATGATATAGATGGTAAAACTCTTTCCGAATGGAAAAGTAGTGTTGAAAGTTTAATTAGTGAATACAATGATTATATAGCCAATGGTGAAACTGAAAAGGCAACATCTACTTATGAAGAAATTGAAAGCCTTTATAATATGCTGATGTCTAAGTCAGATGTACTAAATAGCTTAAAAGATACTATTACAGGTATTGAAACTAAAGGTCTTTCTGATACAGTAGAATCGTGGTTTGATGGATTTTTAACTAACTTTAACGAAGATGTTATCAAGACTAAGATTGAAAATATTTTCTCTAAGATTGACCTTAATAAGTTAATAGGCACTGCTACAGCATCGGAAATTGTTTTAGACTTCCAAACTGGTGACTACAAAAACAAGGCTCAAAGTTACGCTAATATATTTGAATATATGCAAAGCGTTGCCGATGATTGTGGAATATCTTTTGAAAATCTAATCGAATATTTAGAAGAATTTGGATATATTAGTGAGGATACGTCTGAACATACATTCAATGTATCTAGTGCAATTGAAAATATTAGTCAAACCACTACTGAATTAATAGAAGCATTGGGTGGTAGTTCTGATGAGCTTGAAACCCTAGCCGATAATTTAGACTTAATAACTGATGCGTATTCAGAAATGTCAGAGCAAGGAAAACTCACTTCTGAAACCATACTATCTTTAATTAGCAATGGTTACAGTGAAGCTTTAAATTATAATTCTAACGCTGATGTATACAATTTAGATAGAGAAGCTTTAGAAAAACTAATTCAAGCGAAGTACAATGACCAAAAAGCAACACTACTTACTCAAAAGGCTGAATTGGAACGTGCTAAAGAAAGTGATTTGAAAGATATTGCTAGTCAAAGCAACCCAACTATTCAAGCAATGTTACAAGTTAAGTTTGACAACCTTGGCTACGATGAAGCACTTAATGAAATAAATACTGACCTTTATGCTCTTGAACAAGAATACAAATCATTTGAAGATGAAATCAGTCCAACTAAAATAGGTTCAGATATGATAACATCGTTGTCTAGTGAATTTAGCGAAATCTCTACGATGATGGAAACCATTAGAAAAGGCGGAAGTCTATCTAGTGAGGACATTACTAAACTAATAGAAAGCGATTTCGATGATATTCTTGAACTAGACAAAGAAAGTGGTTTAGTAACTATCAATACTGAAAAGTATGAGGAATTAGCACAAGCTAAGATTGAAGCTTATAAAGTTGATAGTCAAAACGCAATAAACTCTTTAAAAGAAGAGCAAACACAATTAATTAGTACTATTAATGAATACAAGCAAAAACTTAGTGACTCAACAGTCTCAACCGCTGATAAATCCTATGCTAGTCAACAAGTACAAGAATTATCTAAAGCTTTGGACGAAAATAGTCAATCATTAGAAGATAATGAGTATATATTGTCTATGTGGGAAGATTTGTCTAGTAGAGTAGGTTCAGTTGCAAATGGTAGTTTTAGCGATATTTTATCAGCTACTAAAAACATTGAATCTAGTGCTTCAACCATGAGTAATGCCTTTAAAGAAGTTAAAGATAATGGTTATTTATCATTAAGTACCATGACATCGTTAATAGATAGTGGTTATGCACAATGTATTCAACTGGATAAGACTACTGGTAAACTAACTCTAAATGCTAATAGTTATAAGCAATTAGCTGAAGCAGAAATTGATGAGCAATTAGTTAATTTACAATCGATAGTTAGTAGAGGACAAGCTACAGAACAAATTTATGCTCAAATTCAAGCTTTACAATTATTGAAAAATAATTTAGCTATGGTTACTACGGGTAATTACGGCAGTGATACTGACTATTACAAAGCAGAAGCTGAAGAACAATTTGCATACCTTGAACATCTACACAACATGAACGTTATAGACGATGCGAACTATTATAAGTACCTCAATGAACTAAATCAAGAATATTATGCCAATAAGATAGAGTATCTTGATGACTATCGTAAATATGAAGAAGAAGTTTATAAAGGTCTATTAGATGCTCAAAAGGAACTGCTGGAAAGTCAAAAAGAAGCTTTAGAAGAAACTAAAGAATATTGGAATGCTCAAAAAGATGCCCTAGATGATGAAATTGATGCTATCGAAAACCAGAAAGACTATTGGAATGACCAAATAGACTTAATCGAAGACCAAAAGGAAGCTATCGAAAAGCAAAAGGATGCTATCCAAGACCAAATAGATTTATTAGAAGAAAAGAATGAAGAGGAAGAACGTGCTTTAAAAATCCAAGAAGCACAAATCAGATTACAAAATGCACTCAATCAAAAAACTATTAGAGTGTTTACTGAGGAACTTGGTTGGCAATGGGAAACGGATAAAGATGAAATCAAGGAGGCTCAACAAGAACTCGATGAACTTTTACAAGAAGAAGAAATTGCTCAACTTGAAAAGCAAATTGATGCTCTTGATGACCAAATTGATGCTTTAGATGACCAAATAGACGGCATAAATGATATTATTGATGGCTTAGATGATCAAATAGACGTTCTTAAAGACCAACAAGATGCTATAGATAAAGAAATAGATGCTATTGACAAACAAGAAGAAGCTTTGGATAAGCAAATCAGTGCGTTAGAAGAACAAATGAACTCTACTCACACTGATGAACTTACTGGTCTTACAAATAGCGTTAATGAGTTTACTAAGCTAACTCAAGAAAGCATTAATAAAATTTTAGGACTACCCGAAGATTTTAATACTAGTTTGACCACAACTGTTGCCGAACCAGTTAATAACTTAAAGAACTCTGTAGACGTTACTAACGAAGCATTAACGGATTTAAAAAACTCGTCTGCATTAAGTAATGGTTTGTTAAAATCATCCACACAAGTAGCACAAACTTTAACTATAAATATAGACAAAGTAGCCACTGACAATCCTACACAATTCATAGACCAATTAACAACCTTACTTAAAGAAAACTTATAGATTACAAACTATCCCCACCTAGTAGGTGGGGATGCTATATATAGCAATGATACATAGAAAGAAGTGATAATTTTGAAATATCCAATAAATGTATCTCCACATATGACTACTGTCGATGCGGACATTCAACAATGTTATTCATTCGATTTTTACGGCGATGATATGACTGGAACGGAAATATATTTATTCGATGCTATAACTAATGAGTGTATTTGTATGGGATATAGTTTTGGTAGAAATTCTAGTGCTTTGTCTGTAGAAGAGGCTAGTACTACTGTATTAAATATGCAACGCACTTCAATAAATTTTGGACAATTAGGTACTAAGTCATATTATTTAGAAAATGGCAGAAAGTATAAGTACTATCTAATGATTTCACAAAGCAAAATTAATCAATTTTTATTTCAAGGTGGTATTACAGGTATTTTAGGTAATGGTTCTTTGTTAGTAACAGCCAACAGTTTATTGCATTCTCCTAGGGAATATTCTAATGAATTTATGACGTTTGGTTATTATTTAGCTGTAGATATTGGAAACGAAAGAAGACAAATAGTCAATTCATATAATTATGATGGTTCTAATTATTGCCTTGTTTTTGATAAACCTTTTACTCAAAGCCTATCTATAGGTACACAATATAGAGTGTATAGTAACTATGTAAAGTCACCAGAATACGTATTCAAAACTAGAAAGAATCCCACTACTGAAATAGTCACATTAGATAATCAATATTTATCTAATGGAGGTAGTGCATGGTACTGTAACTATAGCCAAGAGGATGGTATTTTAATCAAAAGTTATAAGTGGAAAATAGAAGATTACACAAATATGAAAAGTGAATTATACAGTGGTAATATACTTCGACCAACTACTGAATCTTCTACTATAACTAAGGAAGTTTCCGAAACCCAAACGCTAACCACAAAAGCAAATATGAGGTATTTAATAAATGATTATAATAACGTTGTTGAAGAAGAACTGGATGGAAATAATGTGTATTTAAGAGTGTGTTGGAGTGATATTGTAGACAATACAAACACTTTACCTAACGATGATTATAACTATGTATACGTATATGGTACAAAAGAGCATACCTATGGCTCAGATGATGTTATCAAACTAACTAAAGCAAATTTTATGGTATACAATGACTCAGGCACAACAGATTCTATCTGTTATGTAAGTGGTTTTACTACTGGCGTTACTGATAGCGATTCTTCTACACAAGATATAATTGTAGGATATTACGATACCTTGGGAACTTTGTTAGGTGAATGTAAACTGTCTAGTTCTAAAATAAAAAGTGGTGGTTGCTATGAATTTAGCATTAGTCAAAACAATAGAAGCTCTTCTGCTAAAGAAACTAATATGAGCATTGTTAAAATGTCTGATATTCCACAAAGTACTTTAGATAAGGAATTAACTATAATCATTCAAGGACAAACTTTTAAAGGATTTGCATATGATAGATATTACTGTCTAGGTGCTGAACAAGAGTTGAATATTATTTGGAAAATGAAAGAAACCATATCAATAGAAGATGATGACGAATATTCATCGAGTGTTACTTATAACTCACAAACGCTATACATAGATAAAGGATTATCCAACGTAATTGGTAAAAAGTTTTATGTTGGTGATACTTCATTCGACATTTCTTCTAGAAATATCATTGGATATGATTCCAACACTGGTGTTATTACGCTATCTAGCGGATATTCAAAGTATCCTAGTGAATCAGCAACTTATCACATTTTTGAGGATAACGCTTCAACTCTAATCGAAACAGAAGATTTTTATAAAATGAATACGTTTTATAGAAACTCATATTTAGCAATAGATAAAGTATTAAAAGGCACAATAAACATTAGGACAGAAAACGATTCAACGTTTACTCTAAGTAAAACTATAACTTTTCCTAAATCTGAAAAAGATGAAAACGGCAACGCCTTAGACATTTTACAATACCTAGATGATAATAATAATATAATCGTTCTTGATGAAGAAGAAGAGGTAGAAAACGAAATCACTAATAAATACACAAAGATTAAAACATATTTCAATTCTGAGGATGGTAGTTTTAGCTTCAATTGGCTGTTTAAAAGTACTTATATTACCAATACACAATCTGTTTGTGTATATCGAGAAGAAGAAAATAGAAACCAAATAGACTTAATACATAGTAGTATGGTATATGAGAATATGTCTAAAATCTTAAACTGTACCGACTATTGTGTTGGAAATAATGTAAGTTATAGATATGTTATACTATTGCAAGTTAAAGCCACTGGTGATATTAATGGAGAAGTAAGTTACAAATATTATAAGTATGTAACACCCTGGTACTGTAACGATAATGGTAGTTGGACTATTACTGGCTTAGAAAAGACTTCTGCTACCGAATGTGGTAAAGACGTATACTACATTCAAGATACGTGGAGACTATATTCTCAATTAGAATCAGCAGACATTGTACAAAATATTAATACACAAGTACACCAATCATATAGTAATTATCCTAAAGTAGGTAAACTAGGCAACAACTATATTAGTGGTAGCTTATCAGCAATGCTAGGCACTATAGATTGTGATACTGATAATTTTGTAGACGATTTTCAAAAAGTATCTGAATGGAGAGACTTTATAATTAAGTATGATTCTTATATACTACGTTCACAAAAAGGTGATGTTTGGCAAGTAAGCATATCGGATAACCCTACTACCAACTATGACGAAGAGTTGAGTCTATACACAACAATATCGTTCTCATATACACAAATAAACGATATACATAACATTTATGTAAAAAAGAATTGATGGTATTATTTATCAATAATTAAGAGGCATATTATGGAATATTTTAATATATACAATACTGGATACGAAAACACGTTAAAATCATCAACGTATAACTTGTATCTTAAACTAGAACTACTAGACCATTTTGAGGAAACGTTAAAGGAGATTTCTAAAGAAGTTTCAACGGATACTAAAGGCTCTATTAGTGTAACGTACCAACAAGGAGTTAGAAGAACGTGTAGTTTAACTTTACGAAATCTAGACAACGAATTTTTACCAAATGAAAGTTCTTTAATTTGGATAAATCAAAAGTTTAAGATATGGCTAGGTGTTAAAAGTAGCGAAAACACTTATTGGTGGAGTCAAGGAGTGTTTGTAATTAAAAGTTTAAACGTCACTCCACATGAGGTTCAAATAGAGGGAGTAGATAAATTTGGATTTTTTACCGAAGACTTGAATCAACATTGTTTACAAGGAACATATCAAATACCATACAATACTAACGCATATTCTGCTATCACTGGAACTTTAGCATTAGATATGGGGCATGGAGTTCCTATAGACCCTATAGAACCATTAGTGGATATGTCAATGTGTAAGACTCTATTACCTTACGATATTACAAAAGATGCAGATAGTTACTTAGGAGATATTTTAACGGAATTAGGAACATCGCTAAATGCTGATGTGTTTTACGATATATATGGTTGTTTAAACTTCACAGAATCAAAGATAGATACATATATAAGAGAAGCACCTAGTTGGTTCTTTGATACTTCCAAGCCAGAAATTTCTAACCTAAGTGCAAACTATGATTTAGGTGCTATAATAAATGTTTGTAAAGTATATGGTACTGACGTAGATGGTCTAATACACAGTTACACTGCTAAAAATACAAATCCAGCTTCACCTACTAGAATTTCGCTAATTGGTGAAAAATGCGAAAAAGTTGAGGAAAGTGATATGTGTTACGATGACAAACACTGTCACGATTATGCATACTATCAACTAAATCAAAAGTCAGCAGTAACTATGAGTACTAGTTTTAGTTGCCCACTAATACCACACTTAGACGTTAATAGAATAGTTTCTGTAACGTCAGCATATTTAGATTGGACACAAGAAAACTGCTTAATAACGTCATTAACCATTCCAATAGGCTTAGACGATATGTCAGTATCAGTATGCAATATCAAATATCTTCCTGCATACGCTGAAAGCGATAACTTATAATAGGTGGTGATTATTTATGGCAATTTTATCACAATTACCTAGTGAAAACCCCAATGCATTTAAAAATAAGACTGTAAATATAAGTAGTGGTTCTACAACAAATGGTAGCTATGAACAAGCCGAAATCAAATATAAGTGTGTTTTGTTTGTACTCACATTGAAAAAATTTGTTAAAACTATGATAAGCAAATGTCTAGACGAGTTTAAAATAGTTCATAGAATACCCATAAAGTTCTTATCCGATGAGGGTGATGATGGATATGTGCAGGTCACTACACTGCTAGGCGAAGTCGATGAACCATTCAAAGCACTAAATAAAAGCGGTGAAATAATTTCCAGCGGTGAATATGGTTATTTAGAGTATAGGAAAACGCCTACAAATGGTTGGATTTCTATGCGAAATGGTAAAGCTAAACCTAAAGGTGGAAATAATAATAACAATAGTGATAGTAATGTAACTAAATGTTTTACATTAATTGCCGAAAGTGAATGGAGTACACTTGTGAGTAATGGAAATGTAGACGAAAATATGATTTATGTCTTTTTAGATGATGACGAAGAAATGTATTAAGAAAGGGTGTGTTTATAAAATATGAGCATGATTAATAAATTTACATTTAGTTCAACTGATGCATTTAGTCTTAGTTTATCACCTATATCCACAAGCAATTCAATTACAGGTACTATAGATTGGGGTGATGATACAACTAGTGACTATGTATATGGTTCTAGTTCACATAGTTATGCAAGTGGTGGCACATATACTGTTACATTTACCACTACTGATTTTGAACAAATTGGATATGGTTTTTGTGCAAATAACTCATACTTAATAAACTGTGAGTTAGATGATAATCTTAAACGTATTAGTTCGGGTACTTTTTATGGTGCTACTAATCTTAAAAAATTGAACGTTCCATATATGGCAATAGTAGAAAATAGTTCATGTTCTAACAGTGGATTAGAAATTGTTAATTTTGGTTCTAAAACCAAACCATCAGTAGTGTCACTTGAAGAACAATCATCAAGTGCGTTTGTAGGATGTTCAAATTTAAAAAAAATAAATTATTATATTGATGACGATTCTTTAATAGGCACTACTAATTCTTCATATTTTCACATAGACTCATCATCTTGTGCCAAAGTATTATTTGGTGGGTATGATGCTAGTGAAGAAATTAGAAGTATGAGAATAGGCTCACATATGCCTAGTTTTAAATATCTAAACATAAGCAGGGATAGTAATGTTATTTGGAAAATGGCTTTAGGTAGTAAAATTATTTGGAATTTAAACAAACCTAAAGAATTTAATGAATATTTAAAGGTTGCCGACAACTGCATAGGAGAAAAATTCTTAGAAACGTACTTCGCTCAAAAAATTACAACTAGTGTATATTGGTTTCATGAAGTCGATGGTGAAATGGTAGGAACAAGTTTATCCGTAGATAAATTAAATTCATGGGAATGTGATACACTTGAATCATATTCTTTATTTAACAAAGTACAATATTATAATACACCTTGTAATAGTGGATATGGTGAACACACCATGAAGATAACATATACTTCTCCCGATAGTGGAAATATTTTAAAAATAGAATATCCTATATATTATTTAGAAGAAATTAGTATGACAATGAACGAATCTGAACTCGATTGGTATCCATTTAGATATTTGTGGGCAGAGATTCAATATGTCAATTGTGAAGCGGTTTTTCCAACTGCAACGTTACATTATCAGTGTTATAACAATAATAAGGAATTAGTTCAAGATAAACAAGAACAAAATTTACTTATTACAACTACAAAATATGAATTTCCTAATGTCTCAAACGCTAGGTATAAGTTTGGTGAAGGTCAAACTGTTCAATTAACATATACCTCTAATGCAGGAAAGAATTGGGACGAAGAAATAATCGTTAATATTAGACCATACTATGATGAGAGAAATTCATTAGTAGAAGATGGAATTATTAGAAAAGATATTTCTCCACTTACTTTAGGTGTTACTGTTGAAGATAGTGGTTATGAAAATCAGTACTATGGTAGCTATATTGTAAGTGTACCATTAGAGGCTTTTGATTGGACAAGTTCTACTGATATGTTTAACACTGAACTTATAACAGAAAAAGATGTAATTGAGGGTTCTGGTCATTATCATTACTTTACATATCGTGGAGTGCCTTGCTTAAACCCCGTAATTGAAACTACAACTGTATACAAGAGTGTTGAAGACCCAAATGGTGGAACGTATTCACTTTCAGCTTGTAGTGATGGCAGATTAGTATCGGCTGATTTCTTTGAATCTCAAGATGATTTTCTAGAATATCTCTCTGAATGTACATATACTGATTCCAATGGAAACGTTAACTCTGAAATATCATATAATAACAACACTACTGTAATATTAGATAATATTTTTAGTAAAAGTGTTGATGATGATAAGTACCAAAAAAATACTCCATATGGCGAATATTCATCTTTTGAGGGCGATAGGTACATAAGAGAAGAAAGCGTAAGCACAATAGGTTATGTGTATTGGGGAGACGGAACTTTTGACATCTACTCATTCAATGATACCATGAAAGTAATTAGATACGATTTGTTAAGTTCATACAGTACAAGTTCGGGAAATTTTTATTCACAAATTTATGGTAGTAATAACAATGCCACACTAATTCATGGCAGAAGTTTTAATGGTACACAACTAGTAAATGATTATGAAGATTCAACCATGATAAGTAAATCACACACATATGAGACTGGTGGTGATTATGATATTATCATAACTGCGTGTGGTTGTAAAAACACCTCAATTGATGAAGATGACGTATTAACATTAAGTATTGGAACGAGTAGAAGTGGAGGATATTTACCAAGAACCACTACTTCTGGTTCAAACTATATAACTGAAATGTTCCCACATTTGACGAGCAGTGAAATTGCGAGTATCCGTCATAATTCACAATGGTTCAGTAGTTTAATCAATTTTACTTCTCAATCAAAATTATTAGAAAATGCTGATAATGTCTATCGCTATACATATGATGAAGTTACGCAAACTTATACGTTTCCAGATAATATAAATGTATATGATGGTGCCATATTGGCAGAGTCCTTAACAGCAACTCATAATTCTAATTATTATAGACCCACTAGACAAATTATAGTAACAGAACCTTATGGTACGAATGAAACTGCAATTAAAGGACTAGCCATACCATTTATAATGCGTAACTTTAAAATTGGTGAAAGTTTATTCTATAGAATAGACGAGAGTGTTAACAGTGATAAGCATATTATTCAAGATTACAAGTTAGATTTAACTATAAGTGCTTCTTCAAGATTTAAAGAAAATTTTGAAATAGACGTTGAAAATTTATATAAAGTAAAGTTTGAATTAATGGATGCACTAGACACTATTCATTATAAAGGCAATTATGATGATATTAAAAACGCATTAAATCAAACGTATTCATTAATATATAGCTACCCTATAAATGAAACCTATTTTAGACCAACTTACGCGTATTTAGTAAATAAAGAAGAAAAAATATCTGAGGATTATGGTATAGATTTGGGTGCTAAATTAGTTACTAGTTATGATGTACGTTTACCTCATGTTCCAAGTGAACCAAATAATACACCTGTGCAATGGTATATATATCTTGATGATGGAACGTATAAGACATCAAGCAGATATAATATAGGAAGTATTGGTGCGAATAAAATAATCTGTAACGATAAAACAACTACGTTTACAGACTTATTTGACTGGGAAACTGCTAATTAATAATTAAGTATTTAGAAAGGATTTGATTAACCAATGGCTGGTAGTTTAATAGTAATGGGACACAGAACGTCTACTAATGCGTATGAATATTGCGTAGACAGTCTCTCTGATTTAGAACTTTTGCCTACTCGTAAAAATGGTGTACTGGTTAAAGGTAAAACGGATGAGTGTAAAGGACATATTCCATCATTAGGTTCTGTGTGTCTAATAATGAAAACATCACAAGTGTTTATATTGACCAAGGATGGATGGGTTGAATTAGGTTGTGATTGTTGCTGTAATAATTCTACCACTACAACTTGAGGTGATATTTTATGAGCAATTTAATATTATACGCATTGCTTAAGTGCAAATGTGCTATTAAAAAATATGCAACTAGTGAGGAGTTTCCTACAGAGGGAAACTCTTCGCTAATATATGTGGATTTGAGTACTAAGATTATCTACATTTGGAACGATAACAAGTATATTCAATTAGGTGGTACTGGTGGCACTGGTGGAGGTTCTGGTATAGATATAGACTTATCCAATTATTATACTAAGGATGAAATTATCAAAATTTTAGAAAAATATGAAACCAAAGAAGAGTTAATTGAGATTCTTAATGAGTACTACACCAAAGTGCAAATTATCGAACTACTATCTAAATATTATACTAAAGAGGAAATAGACAAGCTTTTGGAAAAGTATCAAACTAAAGAAGAACTTATCGAAATCCTTAAAGAGTATTATACAAAAGTGGAAATCATCGAACTTTTAAGCAACTACTATACTAAAGAAGAGATTGACAAACTATTAGAAAAGTATACTACTACCGAAGAACTAATTGAAATCCTTAAGGATTACTACACTAAGGTGGAAATAACAGAGTTATTGTCTAAGTATTATACTAAAGAGGAAATAGATAAACTCCTAGAAAAATACACCACCAAAGAGGAGTTAATTGAAATTCTCAAGGATTACTATACTAAGGTAGAAATTACAGAATTATTGTCTAAATATTATACTAAAGAAGAAATAGATAAACTATTTGAAAAGTATACTACTACTGAAGAACTACTCAAACTTATTGAAAAGTACTATACAAAAGAAGAAATTATTGAACTACTATCTAACTACTATTCTAAAGAAGAAATTGAAAAGATACTAGAAAAGTATGTTACTACTGAAAAGCTAATCGAAATAATCAATGATTACTACACCAAAGTAGAAATAGACCAATTCTTTGAAAATTGCTACAACAAAGAAGAAATAACTAATATTTTGGAAAATTATTACACTAACGAGGAAATTAATAATATCTTAACTAATAACTACTATACCATTACACAAATTACTGAAATTTTGCAAAACTACTATACTATCAACCAAATCACAGCAATTTTCCAAAACTACTACACTAAAGAAGAAGTAGACCAACTACTCCCATCTATTTGGTATGTAGAAGATGAAGAAACGTTATACATTAATTCAAATGGTGGTAATAGTGAGAGCAATAGTAATTCTACTACTACACATTTCAAGTGTTATCAAGTCATAACACAAGATGAGTGGAATGCTCTAGTTGAAAGCAATACAGTAGATGAGGATACATTGTATATATTTGCTGATGATGATGAAGAAATATATTAGAAAGGATGTGAAAGAATATGTCATGGGTTTCGCATATTAATCTAAATGGTGAAAAGTTAGATATTAGAGACACTGTAGCAAGAGATTCATTAGAAACGATAAACTATACTATCAAAAAGCAAGACACTGCTGAAGATGGATATTCTACTACATATCAATTATATAACAATGACGTTGCTATCGGTGAAAAGATAAACATTCCTAAAGATTTAGTAGTAGAAAGTGGTTCAGTAGAAGAATGTACCGAAGATAATTCTCCAGTAGATGGATATAATATTGGAGATAAATATATTGATTTGGTAATAGCTAATTCCAACAACAAACACATATATATACTAGTTACTGACCTAGTAGATACTTACACTCTACCAATTGCAACAAGTACTACACTTGGCGGTGTAAAAATTGATGATTTTACCATTCTAGAAAAAGAGGATGGTACTATATATGGTGCAGGTGCAGATATTACTGGAAAAAGTTATAATGTAAGTGGTATATCTAAAACAGCTAATATTGGAGCAGAAGTCTTTAACGTTTCTCAACGCAACAACGCAGATTCAAACTTAAACGTTGCACTAGGAAAGTACTCTCATGCAGAGGGCAGTAACACTATTGCCTATGGTAACACCTCACATACTGAGGGTGCTTCAACTACTACACACTCTAGTAACTCACACGCAGAGGGTTATAAAACAGTGTCTGGATTTTCTGACGATTTAACAATATCCGATGAGCTACTTACAACGTGGGGTACTACATTAGAAGACATTACTAGTATAAATGATGGCTCTGCTCCAAATGCACATAGTGAGGGTGCTAATACATATGCTATTGGTACGTGTACCCACTCAGAGGGAAATAGTTCTGTTGCAATAGGTAGTCATTCTCACGCTGAGGGCTACCATACTGTTGCTATAGGTGATAACAGCCACTCTGAGGGAATAGGCTCTAAAGCGTTAGGAGACTACTCCCATGCGGAGGGCTTCTATACACAATCTACCAACGCACAGTCTCATGCTGAGGGATATTCTTCAATAGCTTCGGGTTTAGGCTCTCACTCTGAGGGCTACTTTATTCCTACACAGAATAATGGTAACTTGGGAGACATCTATACACAAGCTATAGGTGAGGGTTCTCATGCTGAGGGTACTGGTTGTATTGCAAATGGTCTATCATCACACGCTGAGGGCTATAATACACAAGCAATTTCACACTATTCTCATAGTAGTGGTATTGGAACTATAGCAAATGGTGAAGCACAAACCACTATAGGACGTTATAATCTATCGGATGAAAATAACCAATATGCATTCATTATTGGTAATGGCACTAAAGAAACTAATGAAGATACTAATGAGAATACAATTACACGTTCAAACGCTTTAACCATAGACTGGAATGGTAACACATTCATTATGGGTAATCTATCAGTTGAGGGTACTATAGATTGCTTAGCTTTAGACAATTTGGACTATGTAAAAAGGATTGCAGTGGATGAACTACCTAAAAAAGACATAATTGATGGTGTTATCTATGTAGTTACTGGTGCAGAAAGTTCTACTCAGTACTATATCCATAACGAAAATGGTTGGGAACTTCTAAATTACAAGTTTGACAAAGAAATTGACAAAACTCCTACTAGGCTTAGTGAAAATTTAGTAACTAGTGGTGGAGTTTATTCTGCTTTGGAAACTAAAGTTGACTTATCTACTTTGGGAGACTTTGAAGTTTCCGAGGATGAGAACATAGTGCTACTATCTCAAGATAAACTATCTCAAACTGAAAACACTACTTTTATTACTAATGCGGATACTAAACTAGTTAAATACTCTTTTACTGCTAGTGACGATAACTACACCATAACCATAAACGATGAGCTACTAACAGTGTCTTCTGGTAAGATTGAGGGTTACCTCTATACGTTGAATCCATCTACTACTTATGATGTAGCATATCAAACTACAGATGATGAGGAAAACATTATTACTAACTTTGTGTTGAAATCTGTAAATGGTTTTGCTACTGTTGTAGATGAGTTAAACTATCTTGAAAGTCACATGAATAAGTTGTCTAATACTGTAGAATTAGGATTCGATTCCGCACTTAGCGACACGTCTACCAATGCAGTGCAGAATAAGGTAGTAAAGTCCGCTATTGATGATATTACTACCACCCTAGGCGATGTGCAATCCGCATTAGATAATATAGTGAATGGAGGGTAGCTAATGCAAACTATTGCTGAATATTTAGAAAAGTTGGTTGCCATTAAAGGCGATCTTGTAGACAAGCTTAATTCCTTTGATGTGGAAGCTTCCAAAAGCGAAAGTTTCGATAGCCTTGTGAGTAAGTTGCAAAATATAGATGCTAGTGGGGGCTTTGAGTACACTATTGATAGTAGCGGTACGTTAACGGGTGCTAGTATAGAAGCTAATATTCCAGATGGTGTTACTTCTATTGGAAGTTATGCTTTTTTAAATTATGCATGTTTAACTAGTATAACTATTCCTAATGGTGTTACTTCTATTGGTAATAGAGCCTTTGCATCTTGCACAAAATTAACTAATATAGACATACCTAACACAGTTACTTCTATTGATGAGTATGCTTTTAGTGGTTGCAAAAGCTTAACTAATGCAATTATCCCAAATGGTGTCACATACATTAAACAAAACACTTTTTCTAGTTGTGAAAGCTTAACTAGTGTAGTTATTCCCAGTGGTGTTACAAGTATTGGTAGTGGTGCTTTTAATGGTTGCACAAGCTTAGTTACTATAAAGATTCCTAGCGGTGTTACTTCTATTTCAAAAAATGTTTTTTCAGAGTGTACAAGCTTAACTAGTATATACATACCTAACACTATTTCTGTTATTGATAGCTATGCTTTTTATCTATCTACCTCGCTCAAAAACGTTTATTATGCTGGTACATCAGCTCAATGGAGTAATATTTCTATTAGTAGCACTGGCAACACACCTCTAACTAGTGCCACAATAAGGTATAACTACACATACTAATACTAAGAGGATGATTACATGAGCGATTTATTAATTATCAACAAGCTAATATACCTAGTGTTTGTGCTTATCTGCTTGGATGTGCTAACTGGAGTACTAAAAGCCACCAAACGTCACACATTAAAGAGTGCTGTAATGACTAAAGGGCTATACAAAAAGTATCTAATCATGCTAATAATAGTAATGTGTTCCACTATTGATAGAATCTATTTTGGCAAGGATGTACTATACACGATGGTGTGTACATGGGCTATCTTCAACGAGGCAATAAGCATTACAGAAAATGTAGGCAAACTGGGAGTACCTCTCCCCAAAAAGTTAAAAAGCATTTTGGAAGAGTTCCGAAATGATACGGAATAGAAAGGATTGACATTATGGAAGTTAAATACAAACTTATAGACCTATCGCACCACAACGGCACTGTGGACTTTGCTAAGGTTAAAGATAGTGGTGTACAAGGTGTAATTATCCGTGCGGGATACGGAAATTCTAACGTGGATACGAAGCTCCATGAGTATATGCAAGGTGCTATTGAGCAAGGGTTACATATCGGCATTTACTGGTTTGGATACGCTTCTACTGTGGCACAAGCCCAGAAAGAAGCCAAGCTATGCATAGATACCATATCCCAGTATAGTGGCAAGATAGACCTACCAGTATACTATGACTGGGAAGATGAAAGTTGTACATACATCAAGAAGACCTACGGAATCAAAGCCACTAAGCAACTAGTTTCCGATATGACGAATGCGTTCTGCAAGTACTGTGAGTCGCAAGGATGGTGGGCTGGTTTCTACGCAAACCCTAACTATCTAACAAACTACTACACTGATACCATAAAATCTAGGTATGCCCTATGGGTAGCAAACTACGCTAATGCGTGTTCATACACTGGTAGCTATGGCGTTTGGCAATATTCCGAAAAGGGTTCTGTTAGTGGCATTACTGGAAACGTAGACCTCGACTATTGCTATGTAGACTATCCTACTTTGATACAGTCCAAAAAGCTTAACGGCTATGGCGATACTACTAGCATAACAGTAACCGCTACAACATCAAGTACAAGCTATCCCACATGGGAGGGCGTTAAGACGTTTAGCTATGCTAAGGACGGCAACACATACGTATCTAAGCATTTCCAAGTTAAGGAGTTCGCAAGTATTAGCGGTAGTAACCTCTACTCCGATAACGTGCTAATATCCTATGATTTGGTGCAAATGTTAGAAAAGTTGTTTGATACTTTGAAATGCACTTCAATCACTGTTAATAGTGGCTACAGAACATCAGTCCACGATAAGGCTGTAGGTGGTTCGGGTAGCGGTCAGCACGTTTTAGGCAAGGCTAGTGACATAGTTTGCAAAAACTCTAGTGGTGTCATTTCCGCTAAGATTGTGTGCTGTGTAGCTAGTGACTTAGGCTTTGGCGGTGTTGCGAACATTTCGAGTAAGTATCAAGCCACCCATGTAGATGTGCGTACTGGTTCAAAGTATCGTGGTGATGAAATCCGTGGTAACTCGTCCATTTGGAAGTACAACACTAAGTGGACGGACTTCTACACATACTTTGGGTTATCTAAGAGTGATGTTGCTAAGTACACTACATAATAAAATTAATCCCCTACCATTATGGTAGGGGATTGTTTTTCGCAAAATAGCTACTGTTTTAGTGTGTCTATTCTACGTTCGACTAGTGTCGCCAACTTCTCGCTGCGTTCCTCATCTATGAAGATTGAGTTTACTCCCGAGGTTAGGAAGTTGTGTATCCAGTTGGAGATGTTGCCCAGTTTGGATAGGTCGAACTTACTCCAATCGTTGATTAGTGTTATCTGTTGGGAATGTGTGTCTAAGAATGGTTGTGACTCAACGTCAAGGCTGATATCAATATATTTAGTGGGTGTGTCATAACGTAATGAAGTTCCGCAATCGAATATAGGTGCAAAGTCTAGGAACTCCAAAGTGTTAACGTCTCGGATAAACCCAAAGTTTCCGAAGTGTCTATCTTGGTTGGCTATAATGTAATCTAGCACTAACATTTCGTCCATACGCTCACTAAAGTTTGGGATGTTCCAACGTTCACAACTACGTTTAAAGTGTTCAAACTTACTCTCATTAGGAAGTCTTTCTACACTATGCACAATAGCACTAGCATCCACAAGTTCGGTATCACGAGTTACAAAGTTTTCACACTGGCAGTAAGGCTTATTTTCGTTGTAGATTAGTCTGTAAGGTTGATGGCGTATGCCTAAAGTTTCTGCAATGTGTGAAGCTATAACCTCATTGTAAGGCTCTTGAAAGAGTGTAGAGCTACCTTTGATTAAATATCTCTTTCCATCTATGATAGTCCAACGTTTTTTTAGCCAACCATTAGACGTGCTATCAGGAGATTTAAAATCGTAGACTGCGTAATCACTCTTGTAACCCATTAACAGTTTGCCGATATCTTCCGAAAAGTTGTTGTCGAAAAAGTTCACATCTTCCCAGTGTATTGAACTATCTTTAGGCTTAATCCAATACTGATCGGATAGACTCAAACCTAGGCTCTTTTTTACCCACACGTTGACGTCAGTAAGGTCTAACTTCAACATGAAGTTTCTCAACCCCGAACGGCTAACAGGTATAGACCTACCATTCCACCAGTGTATAACTTCTCTTTTAGGTATGTTCTGCCCATCAAAGCACACACCTATAGGAATATGTTCGGGATTGTGAACTTTTCCAACCTCTACTATCGTACCCGAATCTTCATCTAAAGTTAGGTCGAAAACTTCAATATTTTGGTGCATTAAAGTATATAGCATAATTTTATTTTTCACGCTCCACGCTATTTGTTTAAGTACAACTGTAAAGCTTTCTTTATAGTTTCAATCATTTCATCATCAGAGGTATCATCCGAAAAGTATGTTGATAGATAGTCAGTTCTAAGTTTTTTTAGAGATGTTTTGGTTGAAACTGGACTGCTATTTAATAACACTCTCTCAATATCCTCTTTAGATACTTTTATACTATTGTTAGATAGTTCTTTCAACGCATTCGCCATCTTTAACGATACTATTATACCGTTATTTTCGATAGTATCATTGACTATTTTTTGCGAATCTTCACTCAAAAAACTCAAAGCATAACCCACACTAATTGGCATGGTTTTACTGTCTAGTCTATCTAAAAATTTAGGGATTAAGTTAGTAAGTCTTATGTAACGAATAACTTCACTCTTACTACTACCCATAGTACTAGCAATAATTTCAACCGACTTTATGCCTTTATTACTATCATTATATAGGTCAGTTCGCACACCTTTCCTTTTTAGAATATCGTTCTTCTGCTTGTATGAAAATGCCTTTTCTGATGGTAATAGTTCCTCTCTTTGACATAGGTTACTGTCTAGTAAGATTATCTCTGCATCGTCATCAGAAAGATTTTTCTTAACTATACAAGGTACTTCTAAAAGATTAAGTTCTTTAGCTACTAAATACCTATGTCTGCCCGATAGTATTTGATACTTTCCATCGTCAGTGAGCCTAACTATCAAAGGGTTGGTAATTCCATTAAGTTTAACACTTTCCTTTAAGCTTTGGTATCTAGATGTGTTTACATATTCCTTAAAAGGTTGATTAGAGATAATTTCAAGACTAGTTAGCTTTATCATTTGTATAATATCTATATCATCATTATCAACACTTGTTTGCACTATATAATCGGTTAGACTTCCGCTTTCTAATAGTTTATCTTTCAATCCCATAATTTACACCACCTTAATTTGTTCTGCAATCTTCATATACTGCTTAGATACTGGATTGTTTGGCATATACTCAATAATAGATTTACCATATAACCCAGCTTCGGAAACCTTTACGGAACGTGGAATAGTCTGCTCAAACACTTTTATTTCGTTTCCTTTAGAGCTTTTAATAGCGTTCTTCACATTTTTGCCTTTAATTGCATCTAAAATATAGGACTTAACAGTCTTGCAAAGGTTTGCATTTTGGAACATAGTTAAAATAATACCCTCAATATAGACATTTTTATTAAACCTATTGTTAATCTCATCTACAATTTCTATAAAGTCATACAATCCCTCAGAACCTAAATAATACGATTCTACTGGAATAATAACACTATCTGTAGCGTATAGGGCATTCTCACAAAGACTATTTCTAGTTGGTGAGCAATCCAAAAATATGTAATCGTACTCATCTTTAACTTTGTTTAGAATATTTTCAAGTACGTTTGCTTTTTTAGATATTGTCAATTCTTTATCACAGAATGATAGAACTTTAGTAGATGGAATTAAGTTTATGTTCTTCAACTCAATGATAGCTTCATGAACATCATCAACATCATAGTCAATGTTTTTAATATCTGCCATAATTAGGTCACTAATGGTGACTGTACTATTGCCAAACTTTTTAACATCCACACCACAAGATGTGGTTAAGGAGTGTTGTCCGTCTAAGTCCAACACTAAGACTTTGTTGCCTTGCAATGCTTTTGCTGTTGCTAGTGCATGACAAGTTGTAGTCTTTCCAACACCGCCTTTAAAATTACATATTGTAATTATCATAAAAAGCACCTCCAAAATTAATTTTTATGATTTAATTATAGCATTGCTTTATCAGATTGTCAAGAATTATTTTAAACTTTTTAACCTGTACCCAACTTGGGTACAGGTTAAGTTTTTCCTTTTATAGAGTATTATCAAAGAGAGTTAGTTTTTGGTTAAAGAAACTCTTTTGAATATCAATAACTCTTTGGTTAGTGCTACCTGCATACGGATAATTAATATCTGCTAAAGATTTAACAAAGTTACCATCCACTACAACATCACATAACCTAATAATATTATATCTCTGTTTTTCTAATAAATTAGGCTTGTTACTAGTAAATATATTCGGAATGTCTAAAGTATAGCCAGTATATAACCAAATGGTCTTGTTATGAAACTTATCTTTTATTTCACTAACTAGTTCAAAAATATCCTCAACATTTGTAGGATAGAGAGGGTCACCACCACTTAATGTAATGCCGTCTATGTAATCTTTAGCTAAATACTCAAAAATATAGTTCTTTGCATTCTCATCAAACAATCGTCCACTATTAGCATCATGAGTTTGTGGGTTGTGACATTCAAGACAGTTATGCTCACAACCACTAACAAACAGTGTAACTCTTACACCACTTCCATTGTTTAAATCGTCTACTTTAATATCATGATAGTTCAAAAAATATCATCCTTTCTTAATTACATTATATATTCCCTCAGCTATCTTGGTAGCGAGTTTAACTGGGACTGCGTTTCCAATTTGGGTGTACATCTTGTTCAAGCTACCAGTAAACTCATAACTAAGAGGGAAAGTCTGTAGGATAGCACATTCTCTCGCACTTAGTCTACGCATTTTGTTAACGTGTATTTCAGGACTTGTAGCAGTGATGGTGTCGCTAGGTCTGTCCCAGTTGGTAATGCGTAATGACTGTTCAAACTGAATCTCTTTTTCAACTAACGTAGTAACTGCTTTATCGTACGTATCATCAAAGCCGAATATCTTCTTTAGCTCCCACCAATCTTCAGGCTTGGGGATACTACCCGACTTGTTATCCTTTCTAAACCAATGCCCCGCAGTGTAAGAGTATCCGAAATGTTCGTCAACTGCCTTAGTAGTCCAACCACTCTTATCCCTCCAATATCGCAGATAGTCGCAAATGTCAGATTGGTTAACTGCATACTTACGTCCCCAAAAAGTATCAGCAACGTTTTCGGATGCTACGTGGTTAGTTATAAGAATCTCTTCACAGTCAAGAGTTACCCCCAATATGGAATATAGTCCCTCAACGTCTTGTAATCCAGTCTTTTGGATGTGTTCATTTATTTCCGCCTTGCTTATATGTATGACGTTCTTAGTTAGTTTCTTGTTAGCCAAAAAGCCTATAGCTTGCTCTGTAGTTATTGCTTGTATTAGTCCACTAGTGTTGCTGGATGTGCCTACAACGTAGTGTGTTGGCTTAGGGTATGGGTTCTCCACTCCAATCCTATTACCGATAATAACAACTCGTTCTCGTGCTTGTGGCACGCCGTACTCTGCAGAGTTTAATATTCGTGCATCCACTTTGTAGCCGATTATGTTGCCATCACTATCCTTTAGGTTCTCAAAGTCGGACTTTATCATCTCAAACACTCTTCCACCCTCGATAGATAGTAACCCTTTTACGTTCTCAGCTACAAAAAACTTAGGCTTTTTGTCAGCGATAACCCTTAACATCTCTTTGTACAAGAAGTTGCGTTTGTCCTCCATAGAACGTTTAATATTGGCGACAGAAAACCCTTGGCAAGGGAATCCCCCTATTATGACATCAGCTCCGTTAGGTATGTCACAACTGGAGATTTTAGTAATATCACCATACACTATGTGTTGTCCTATGTTCTTACGATATGAATTAACAGCATCCTCGAAAAAGTCATTTGCCCATATTATCTCAAAGCCAGCGTTGATAAACCCAAGGTCTAATCCACCACAACCCGAAAATAATGATACTACTTTTAATTTATTACTTTCTTTCAATATGAATTTCCTCATTCTAAATCAAGCCATTAGCTTTAAAATTTCGTTATTGTTAGATAGATAGTAACTAGCGTTTGCGTAGGTTTCGTTATAAGACTTCTCGCCCTCAAAACTATCTACTATCTCTTTCTCTTCTCTGGATAAGTCTTTATATGCTTTAGTGCCGTAACCAAATGGTAACCAACCCTTTTCTTTACAAGCGTAGAGGTTAAACTTCTTTAGAAGTTCCAAGTTGGTAAAGTGTATATGATATGTACCTTTCTTGTAGAGTTTAATCTCAAAATATTCTCCAACTATGACGTTACTAGTATTACTACTATTACAAAACTGAAAATCGTATAACTTTTTAACTATGTTATTCTCAGAATTTAAAATTCCGTCATAGTCATTATCTAGGTAGTTAAACACTTTTTCCAATGTGGACAGCTCATCCTTTAAAGCATAATAAATATCCCAATTTCCTTGGTAACCTACTAAACCGCTCTTTGGAATGATAACCCTTTTGTTAATGTACCATGATTTGTTGGTTTTCCAACCATTAAAATAATGCACATTACTACTATATTCATCCATATGATATTTGGTAAAATTGTCAAAGCATGAAACTATCGCTTGGTTTAAGTTAACTTGCAAGTTATTAACTAGGTCTAATTTTAATTGTAAGATGTTGTGTTTATTGAAATCATAGTCACTCATTGAGGTTAATTGTAAGTAATACTGTTGCTTAAGACCATCAGTCATCAACTTCGATAGTTCATCACTTTCAAACAGTGCGTACCAATACTTTTTTCGGATAACTTTGATTACTGAATTGATTAAGTTTTCACCATCGCATTCATAATCTTTTGCCGAATTACGGTCTATACCATTTACGTGTAAAGTTAATATTGGACTATCACATTCATTGAAACCAGTTGTTAGCAGTGGTTTGATAGCGTTGACTTCGTTTATAACTTTAACTGACATTCTAACTTCGTCATTGTAGCGGTTAATTAACTGAGTGACAGTGTCCTCACGTTCAATTATTTGATTTTCTACATTTTCTTCAAACATCATATCCCTTAACTTTTCTAATGATTTATCTCTCTCAAGGTTTTTTAATAAGTCACACTCATACTCTTTGTGAACGTCTATTCTAATGATTGCTATTTCAACGTCTGTAGAACGCTCTGCATTGCTAAATGCACTTGTCATATACTCAACTTTTGCATTTAAGCATTCTAACTTTTGAAGTAGTAGTTTTCTAGTATTAGTATAAGGGTTCTTTATGGTTTCAGCGTTCAAGATACATCTAATAGAGCCACCGCTTTCTGCTACATCTATAGCTTTTAATAGATGTAAGTCGCCGTTTGAGAATGGTGGGTTCATTAGAATTAAATCATATTGTTTGAACGTTTTGAACTTTAGAAAATCATCATTAACTACTTTAAACTTCTTACCCCTTAGAATGCTCTTAAGGTTTGAGTCTATCTCAATACAATCTATGTTAAACCTATTAGGCTTCTTAACGGCTTTTCTCTCAACGTAATTATCGTATGGTTTAAAATATACTTTTTCGTTCCAAAACTCATTATGAGTTTCTATTAAACTCTCTAACAGATTTCCATCGCCTGCACTAGGTTCTAATATAGTCATGTATTTATTGCTAAACTTTGCAAAGTCTATGTCATTGACTAAATACTTTCCTAATTTCCTAGGTGTTGGATAATATTCTATTCCAAGCATTTTAAACAACTTCCTTTCTGAATATGATTTCTGATAATTCTATCTCTTGAGCGAAAATTAATTCAGTAAAGATGGATTCTAATACATTGACCACTATGGAATTACCTGCTTGTTTGTATAGTTGACTATCACTAATACCGCTATTTTTAGCCTTGTAAAAGTCCTCATCGTATTGACCCATTAATCTCCAACATTCTAGTGGTGTAAGTTTTCTAAGTCTATAACCACCATGTGGTAAAAATTCAATAATTTTCTTAGGTTCTTTATAATCAGTAGCCGTCAGTGTACCAATTATTCCGCTGGGATTGTATACTAACGCTCTTTGTCCAATGCGTTCTTTTCCATCATCAGTCTTTACTACAGTGCCTATGATATTCTTAGTTAGTGTTGCATCGGTTTGATTAAACCTACTAGCTACTTTCTCACTTAGATAGAACTTCTCATCAACATTAAGTTCTAAACATCGTAATAATTGCAAACCTGGTGGATTAAATGTAGTATATTCCAAAAATGTGAATTGCTTAGTATCAATATCCTTTCGAATACTTACTGCGAATACTCTCTCTCTCTATTCTGTGGAACTCCATAATCTTTAGCATTTAACACTTGCCAATATGTATTGTAGCCTAGTGCATCTAGATATTCTAACCACGCATCAAACTGAGGTTTAAACTTCTTACCTACTAAATTTTTGACGTTCTCTAATAACAAATACTTTGGTAATTCATTGCACTCTTTAGACTTTTCTAGCAGTCTTTGAACTTCATACAACAATCCTGAACGTGTTACTCCTTTAATTATCCCCTCTTGTCTACCTGCTACTGAAATATCCGTACACGGGAATGAGTACGTCCAAAGGTCAGCATAGTCTAGTTTTTCAATCTGCATAATATCCCCATAGTTGCGAGTTTCACCAAATATTGCATTGTATGACTGAATAGCGTACTTATCTATCTCACTGATACCTACTATTCTATGAGGCACTCCTAACCTTTGCAACGCTTGTCTTTGACTCCCTATACCACTAAACAATTCATTTACTAATAACATTTCTAGAACACTTCCTTTCAAATTAGTTTTTATAGTCACACGATTGACTTAAAATAATCTTTTTTAATTCTTAAAAAAAGATTCATATAATTTAAAATATTTTATGTTAGAATAATACGATTGACAATTAGAAATTTCACAACAAGGACAACAATACAATATACAAAATGTAGGAAATTTATTACTACAGTGAGCACAATACTTACAATTATGTGGATTCCTTAATGTATCTGCAATTGACTTGTGATTTTTACTATTTAACTTGAAATCTTGCTCTTTGCTTTGATGTCTTTTAGTAATTCTCTTATTCATAATTATTTTCTCCATCGTTACTCATCTTCATCTATTGAAATTATACTATAATTTTGATATTGTAAAAGTAAATACCATTCATTGACTATCATCAACGCTTCAACTTCTACAAATTGAGTGCAATTTTTAATATTGCTCAAAATATTCCAAATTCTATGTTTTAGCCCCTCTAACGCTTCCATAATTTCTTTTTGAGAATAGTTTTTAAATCCTGCGTTAAGATTGGCAACTATCTCTTTAATGATGTCATCATGCACTAATTTTTGTAAGTGCTCCTTTTTAGTGATAAGCAATTTATCCTTAAGGTAGTAAAATTTTCCTAAAACCATATTATGAATTTCGTTCCAATTATCTTCATACATAATAATTTATCCTCCAAAACACTTTAATCTCCATAATAAATTTTGCAACAATCATCAATACAATCTTCACAAACAGTTTCGTCACCCATATCATAATAACGTTCATCGTGAAAAATTTCTTTGCCACACCAATCACAAAATAGATGATTTTTACTCTCTCTGCACTTCATACAGCCACTACACTCTCCGCCATTAATACAAGCAAAACTCATAAGTTAACACTCCTTTTTTTATCGTGTTATAAACTGCCCCACCTACACCCTTATTAGAGGTGGGGCAATCATTGTTAAACTACCTTACTCATTGTTTTTAAGTTTTTTCATCTCTTCTCTTTTCTTAGCACGTTTACGAACATCGCTATACATCCACCAGTCAAAAACCTCTTCAGCAGATTGCCATGTACAAGGTTTACCTATGCGTTTACGTTCTTCTAACATCTTCTCAAATGCCTTTAGATACATCTTCTTATACTTGGGATACATCTCAAACACACGTTCACGTTCTTTATAATACTGTTGTGGACATCCAATACAGCCAATACGTTTAAAGCCACGCTTGTATAATGGATTTCCCTCACAACCTTGCGAATGCAAAAATTCCCAAACGTCTTCATCAGTCCAGTCTATAATAGGATTTAACACACGTTTATGTTGAGACATACATACATCCATTACTTTTCTATCGTGTGTGTTGTCATTATTTAAGATAATTCTATCCGAAAGTTTTTTCTCAATGCTTTCTAACATACCTCTGTTCTTAGAACGTCTCACTGACTCTGCCCATCTTACGCCAGTCATACAAAAACGCCCCCCCCCGCCATGTTCTTTAAGTTCTGCACAGCAGTACCTAATTAGCCTAGTAGGTGGCATACCTTTCTTGACTATCAACTCAAACATGGACGTTTTAGGCATTTCAATTCTTAAGTTTGGTATTGTATGAATATACTCCCAAGTTTCTGGAGCATCTATACCAGTCCAATTGCACACTAATTCGTATGGGACTTTTGCTAAGTCACATAGTAGCCTAATACAGTCGCTATCCTTACCGCCACTATAACATACGTAATAAGGTTTATCATCAAACCCATTTGCCATAGGCTCAAAATTTTTTATACGCTCAATTGCCTTTGCTACCTTGTCTATTTTTCCACTTGCTGTGTATTCTACTAATGCCATGATTATTTTCCTTTCTTTTTATCTTTGATTTTAAAACACTTACATAAGTTTATTTTATATAATATCATATCTACTTTCCGCTTGAGCCTAGTTTTCCATCACCACGAATAGACTTAAACTCTCTTAGTTCTTCATATGATATTTCTTTAACATCCATCTTTGGAACTCTATGTACTATTGCTTGTGCAATTGCCTTATTTTTAGGATATAATATAAAATCATCTAAGTTTGGAAACCTTTCCGCAACTTCAAACTTGTCTAAACTTGTAATAATTACGCTCTTGCTATTTGTATTCGTAATTGCAATAAACCACTCTCCACGATATGAGGAATCTATTACTCCTGCGGAATACTTAATTCCTAACGCTCCAGTAGAACCTCTCTCTTGAATTTGAATATAATAATCATCGCTAAAAGCACTAGCTATGCCACTAGGAATTAATTCTGTAGTGTGTGGCTTGATTTCTAAGTACTCTTCATCAAAACACGCATAAATATCATACCCTGCGTTCTCATCCGTTTTGTTTGGAATAATTGCTTTAGGTTTAACTTTTGAAAAGTATAACTCATTTCCTAAAATTTTCATAATTTTTTCTCACTTTCTAATATTTAACCTGTACCCAACTTGGGTACAAGTTACGATAGTTTACTGTATCCTAACACTATCTCTTATTTTTGTAACAAGTGTAATATTTTGCTCTTATGTTTTCAGTGGCTTCTTTTACGTTTTGAGAAACTTCTTCTTCTGATATTGACAAAAATGGATTGCTCCACTTTATAGAGTTCAAACTTTCCGCAAAACCACTAGACGTTTGCTTTTTACTATACCTTTTCCAATTATTCATAAAACCATTTCCTTTCTTTATAACCACCTAATAATAGGTTCTGAACGCTCACCTTTAACCCATATGTACCACGCATAACATATTGCACTTGATGGAGATTTTTCAAATTCACCATTCTTTGCACAATTTGTTCTTTCACTAAAGACGTAAACATACTTTGGCGGATAAATATCAAAAAACTTTCTTCTGCTTTTGCTTTCTAAAAACTGAATCTTTAATAACATGGCTACTTTATGATTAGGTGTAACTATTTCTAATGCGTGTTGTACTATTTCTAAACCAATCTTGTAAGGTGGATTAGTTACTATGTCACAATCTACTGTGGTATGTTGTAAAAAATCTATACCACCTACACCAAAACCTCTATCTATCAAATCTGTGGATACCACATCATAACCATGTTCTAATAACACTTTCGATATGTGACCTCCACCACAACATGGTTCTAATATTTTGTGTGAAAATGATTCCCTCTGTAAAAGCTTTTCCACTGCTGTTGGATGGGTAGCATAATAGTCATTAATCTCACGAATATTTTGAGCATGGTTACTAGCACCCATAGTTACGAAAACATCATGAACTTTTAACCCTCTATCTTCCAAAAAAACACCTCTTTACATATATAATGATTTTATTTATTGTTGTGTAAGGACAATTACTCACAGACTATCCTTACACAATTTTCATTAACCTACATACTTACTCGCTCTTTAATTTCAATAGTTTTACCATCGTTAAAGCGTGACTTACCATTAATTTGTGTGTATCCTAAATCCTTAATACCCCTACTTTCGTAGTATTTTTTAGGGAGTAGACTATACAATGATATCAAAACACAAATTTAAAAACTACATTATACCATGTACTTAAACTTCTTTTGTATAATATCCGTTTCAATAGGCATAATTTCTAAAATCATATTTAAGATTTTTTCAGTATATTTACTTGATATTGATAAATTACACCTAATATTTCCAACAATATTAACTTTTTCAATTCCGTATTGCTTGAACTTTTCACACAGTAGGTTTAATTGTGAATTGGTTAAAGTTCCACCAGCAATGTTTAAACCCAATGAATAACCATTTTTGTTATTATGAAAATTTGTCCATCCATCATCCAAAAGCAGTAGTACTAAACCATATTGATTTAAACTTTCTATACATTCTTCAATGCTCATGTCTCTAAATCTATTAAAACTGGAAGAAGTTCTAGTCATGAAATAGTAAGTTTGATTTACATTATAAGAGCCATCATGTTTAAAGTTTTTAACCTTTATAATACCTTTTGGAGTTAAAAATTCTTTTAAAATGTCTGCTTTCCATTTTAAATAATCTAATTCAGGCTCGGCATGACTTTCTCTGTAATAACATCCAATCTTACCATTACTTTTATAGTTTCCATCTCCTAGTTTACCAGATATTAAAATTTGCTCTTGTAAGGCTGAAAATTTAAAAGTTTTATTGATTTTATTGGAAAGAGAATATCTCTTTTTAACCTCATAAACTTGATTGGTGGTTACTCCTACTAATTCTGCAATGTCTGTACATTTCATATTGTTGGATTCAAGTAATCTTAAAACACGTTCTTCTTGGTCTTTTGTAATTTTTGGTGACCTCTTGCAATTCATAAAAAACATCTCCTTTATATGAGTTTTCTAAATTGCGTTTTGATATCCCACCATTATAGTCGTTGAGCGTTCTCCATGCCTTGTGGTTTAGGAGCTTCGTTGCGTGGGAGTGACTTGCACACTCGGTAATCCCTGACTTAGTTACTTTTTATGGTTTCTAAAGTTTTGAACTCATACCGCAGTCACGCTTACCGTTTCCAGTTACGTTGTTGCGAACTAAGGTTTTGGGGACTTCCCCGCAATTTAGGTGGTTTTACATGGACTATCTAGGCTCTAATCCATTCATTCTGTCAATCTTTGTTATCTTATCACTACCGCATTTCGGACATACATCCATGTGGAGTTGTTCATAACCACAATCATCACAATAAGACAATGCTAAGTTGACACCCTCATAAAAGCCGAGTTTCATTGCTCTTCTAACCAACGTAGCTACGCCGTTTGTGTTGTATTGAATTGGGTATTTGCAATACTGAATCTTGCCACCATTAAATAAGTTCCAAAACCTTGATTCGGAATCTTGCTTTTCAATAGGTGTAATATTCTCAGTTACGTGACAATGAAAACTATTACTAACATACTCTCTATCAGATACATTTTCTATAATTCCATACTTCTTGCGAAACTGCTTAACTTGTAAACTAGCCAAACTTTCTGCTGGACTACCATATATTGCATATAACATATGGTCTTGTTCTTTATATTCCTCAACTTTTTTGTTGATGTACTCCATAACTTGCAATGGGAACTCACCATCTTCATAGATTGATTCACCATTGTATAATCGATTCAATTCATTCAAAGCAGTGATTCCAAAACTATAAGTCATAGGTTCAAGTAGTGGGGCAATCTTATCATCGGGATTGAGAGTTCCCCCTAAGAAACCTCCTTGACAGAACCCTAATGGATTTGTGGAAGCTTTCTTATTTCCTAGATAATTCTTAGTCCTTTTATGAAGACTCCTAATCATCTCTAAATAATAGTCTAAAACATCGTAAAAATGTTTATTTTCTTCACGTGCTTTAGCTAATATCATAGGTAAATTTAATGATATTGCACCACAGTTAAACCTACCAACGTATACTGGTTTATCATCAGCATCGTTAGGAGTAAAACCACCATTTATATACCATGGTGATAGACTGGCTCTACAGCCCATCAAACTAATTGGTACTTTATACTTCTTATATATTGATGGTATATATCCCTCACCAGTAAGGGAAATATAGTCGGGATACATTGATTTACATGAGCATTCTATTGCTATCTTAAATAGGTCTTCATTAGTCTTATTCTCTCCATGAAGTTCCTCATCATAAAGAAAAGATATTTTAGGAAATAATACTATCTTTTTCTTTGTGTCCTCTCCTTGACCATTCATTCTAGTCTTTAATGCTACTTCGGTAGCCATCTTTTCAAACTTACTAGTTCCTAGTCCAATTGTTATGGCGATAAAGGGGTAATCTCCACGGCTAGAGCCTACTGAATTAAACCTCATTTCCCATGATTGAAAACCTTGTTCAAAATCTCGGTAGACTTTTTTAGTAGCATAGTCATTAGCATAGGCTGTTTGCTCTTTAGATAACTCAATATCATTACCATGTTTTAAAATGTTTATACACTCATCATAGTACCTAGTATAAGACATCTCTGCATACTTATTTAGAAGTTTGTCCACTTCACATATGGTGATACCCCCATACTGACAACTTGCACTATTGATGATAACATCACTAATAACGTCAAATGCTACGTCTAGAGATTTAGGTTCATTATACCATAGGTTACCCATTTCAAAACCACCATCTAAAACGTTGGCAACATCGAATAGTGAACAGTTAATGCAGTCCAACCTTGCTCCCATATCGTGGATATATATGTAACCATCGTTAATAGCTTGTCTTTCAGCATTATTGAGAAAAAACTTTTTATAGAGTTCTTTATTTAGCTTTTGATATATTAGACTCCTTTGAGTACTAACCATGGTAGCATCAGTATTAGCATTATCTCTATCCCCTAGATAACGTATCTTTTCGGATTCGTTGTACACTTCATCCATCATGGAAACAAAATCTCTTTTGTAATTGCGATACTCTTTATAACTATTTGCAACAGTCTCATCCACTACACTGAGTGCTTTTTCTACTAAATTGTGTATCTCATTAACTTCTAAGGTGTTGGTGTTAGGGTCATTATGCTTTAGAACGTAATCTATTACAAACTCTATCTTACAATCTGGAATGTCTGAAACCACCCTATCACTAGCCTTTTTGACGGCTAACCTAATCTTATCGGGCTTGAACGATTCTTGTGTGCCGTCTTTTTTAATTACTATAACTTTACTCAAAAATTAATCAATCCTTTCCAAAAAGTTTCTTACTGAGTTAATAAAAGCTACGGCGGATGACTAATTTTTATATGGCGTTCCTTATTAACTTTGTGAAAATCCACTACTAATAAATATACCATTGGAAATGTGAGAACATTCAAAGTAATCACTTCTTTCAAATCTATTATGAAAGGTTTGTAAAGGTTCAACACTATAGAGAACAGACTCATCTTAAAACTTGCGGAGTATTGTTTATAAGATTGTCTCATGTGATTCTTTACTAACCAAATCAAGCTTTACCATATGAGTCTAACAAAAAAATATTAATTGCATTTTTATATGCTGGTTCTAACTTGTACCCAAGTTGGGTACAAGTTGAATTAGATTTTTCTGTTAATATTAGTTGAAATAGTACTTGTAAAAGTACTGTGAAACTATGGGTTTTGAATGTAATAATCCCTCACTGAGTTGTGCTAAATATGTAACATCATTAGTCTTTATAAACGATTGATACAATCTATTTAAAAAAGTGAGAGCAACAGCATCTTCTTCAGATAGCTTAGAAATGTCCTCAAGTGCTTTATCACATTCTTTGATGTTAGTAGCGAATGGAATTTCATCACTATTAAAACTCTTTTTGTTCTCTTCTTCGTCATCGTCTTCAAAGCCTACGTATACGTTGCCTATGAGGTACTCTATATACCATTTACACTTTTCTAAATCTTCGACGCCATTCTTATCTTTGAACCTCCAAAGATACTTAAAAGCATTTCCGATACAAAAAGCTTCAATACCATTTAAATCTGATAATACGTCTCTTAATACCTCAATGCATTCATAGTTACCATGTTGATAGTGCATAGGATGATGTACTTGTTCTTTCATTTTTTTAACCCTCCAATTTAAAAATAACATCAATATTATTAGAATCTTCCGAAAACTTATCGAGAGGTTCTTTATATTCAAAGCGTTTAAATCTGTCAATTTCGTTGTCACTGCATTCTGTAAATACGATGTTAAAGGGCTCTTTGGAATAAGCCAAACTCATAACCCCTAAACGGCTGTTAATTGAAACGTTAGTTTCTCCTTGAATTAGCCTAGCCTTGCCACATAGACTAGCAGATAATTCTATAAAATCTTGAACATCTGTAACTAATAATAGTTGAACTGTTAACACTTGCTTAGTTTTGTTGCACATATTATTCCTTTCTTTATCTATCTATACTTTTTATATATTTCTTGCTGAAACTTTTGAAAAGCTAAATCAAAATCTTCAGCTGATTCAAAATTTTCAGTAATACAATCTGCTAACTGATTTGTTATTTCTGCGTTTTGAGTCATACGCTCAACCGCATAAGAATAACGTTCTAGCCAAATTGCTCTTTTATTTCCCTTAATATCCATGATTCAAAGCACTTCACTTCTTTCTTAGTTGATGTTATAATTATATCATAAACTATAATAATTGTCAATACTTTTTTATAAAATATTTTAATTTAAAAAATTTACTATGTTGAATATTTCCCAGTTGGTTTCCAATTATGCCACGTGGAAAGCCACCCACAGCAATGGATGGCTTTTAACACATAATTATTCTACACTTAACATTTATTCATCTACTGCACGAACTTCTACTAATCGTTTAAACTCTTCAATGTCATAAGAGGTTTCTTTTCTCTTTTGAGGAGGGTTAGATGGCTTAGGGGGTTCGGAAGTGCTAGGCTTACCAAAAATATACTCTTTCATTTGGCTCTCAATAATGGTAAAAGTGTACTTATACAAACTGTTAACTTTATTCCCCTCAATCTTTATCTTGCGATATATTGAGTATATGTAGTTTTCAACGCTAACGTTTAAAGGCACACCCGAACTTCTAACGTAGTCAGAAAGGGCAAAAAGTTGCTCTAAAGTATACTCCTTATTGCAACTCAAGTACAACGTCTCTAGCGGACTCTCATCACAAATAGATTTAGCTACCCTATGAGCGTTAACCTCATTCTCTGTAGGTTGTGGTTCTGGAATAGGAATTGGCTGATATGGTTCGTCCATAATGTCCTCTAAGTCTTTAGGGTTTATAAACTCTTTTAGCCTTAAATTGTCTTTAAAATCTTTGTTCTTCTCAATAGTAAACTTTAAAGCTTGTACCTTTCTATTAACTCGCATAGGTTCAAACGTAAACGTTATATCGGTCTTTTCAGCTAATGCAGTCTTGCATACTTCAAGTACATCTCTACGAAAATAACGATATTCAGACTGTTTACTATGAGAAATTCCTAACATTCTCTTTAAATCATCGAGTTGAATCGTCCTAGAACCTATCTTCTCGTACTGTTTTAGAATCTCATACATACGAACTTGATTTAGAGAAGATAATGTTAATGCGTTCCAAAGTTCATAAGTGAAATAATTACGTTTCATTTCAAACATATAGGGCAATGCATCTGGATGACATTCTACTTCTACCAACCAATCCCCTTTCTTTTCATCTTTAAACACATTGCATTTATTAAATAGTGGAAATGCCGTGAATCCATTTTTACCATTTGGAACGTGTACTGGGTTGCAAAGAATGCTATCTATAGTATTTTTTATATTTTTGATGTTAAGTTCTTTGATTTCCAAAATATCACAAAATTTTTGCAATCCAAATATTACTTTTCTAGTTTCTGGATTTCTAGCGTTAATTTTTGACTGATAAATTGCCAAAAATCTAATTCCAGTTAAAGTCATTCCCTTTGGAGTAAAAGCATTCAAAATATTCGAGCGTTCAATCTTAAAAGTCAACGATATATCGTCTTTTTCTAGCATATAAATCACCTCATTTTTTTATTATTATATCATATGTGAGTAGTGTTTGTCAACCCTCACTTTTAAGAAAAATTTTGTTACATATATACAATATTTTTTCAACATTGTTGTGCATATATAATAATAAAATTGTAAATATTTGTTAGTATTTGTTCATGATTTATTCATAAACTAATTATTTCTCCTCACGTTTAAATTTATTTCTCCTCACGTTTAAATTTATTTCTCCTCACGTTTGAATTTATTTCTCCTCACATTTAATTTATTTCTCCTCACGTTTGAATCCGCAACCCACACAGGCACGTGGGGTTTCCCGCTCCGAAAACAAGCTTAAAACAAGAGGAAAAACAAGAATATAAAACACTCTCTAAAAACAAGCTAACAGCCAGTCAATGCGTTGCAACACTTATACTTATATGCTCCCACGATTTTTTCGAACCACACAAGGATAATTTCCAAAACCTCAACGGCTACACCAAAGGAAACCTCAATGAACCTCTCAACCTTAATTGAGAGGTTCTTCTTTCAGCTTTAGGAAACTACCTAAGAAAGTTTGCTTCTTACGAGTCTCTTTTTTGATAATCGTCTGATAGATAGTTGATTGTGTACTAACTAACACACACTTCTTTTTGGCTCTAGTAAGTGCAGTATACAACCACTCACTATAGTTCATAAGGTAGCTATTAGAGTCTAAGCCTACTATGACTTTGTTAAATCCAGAACCTTGTGTTTTGTGACAAGTCAATGCGTATGCAAGTTCAAGGTTACACCACTCCTCACTGTTAAAGATTACTTCACCTATACCAACGAAGTCTATCACACACTCATTGGAATTAATATCTTTAACTATACCTATGTTGCCATTGAATACTGGTGTCACTTCTTCAAAGGTGTTAATGCATTCATAGTTGTTCTTAGCATTGATAACCTTATCTCCTATACGGATGTAATAGTAATACTTCTCATTCGCTAATGTATGAGAATATACTTTTATCTCTAATTGGTTATTACTTTCTTCTTCTTGCTCATCGGTTGCAAACACATTGGTGGGAGTTACTTTTATTTTAGGATTAACTAACTCTTGAACCTTTGTGTTAATACTATAACAGCTAACATCACCACGATTACGAACGGCTACTATTATTTGAGTCTCCATAATATCATCAGTCTTTAGCTCAGCCATAAAGGTATTGATAACCTCATCGAAGATGGTTGTTCTATCTGGTTGTATCTTCACCACCATATCTTGCAACTCTCCAAAGACTTTAACTCCATGGTCATTGTAGTTTAATATCTGTTGTTGTGAACTTATTGCTAAAGATGTAGTAATGATACCACTCTTCAAAGCTTGTCTATGAGGTTTTGTAAGTTCTATTACTTGCATATCGCTATGTCTTAGAATATCATAAAATACTTGACAGTTGCCTATAGGTGTTAATTGTTTAATGTCTCCACACATGATAAGGGTTGCACCTGTAGGAATAGCTTTCAATACTTGTAAGAATAATGTACCATTAACCATTGTGCTTTCGTCTATAAGGAAGCACTTACACTTTAGTTGGTTATTACTAGCGTATTCAAAACCATGTCCGTTAAAACCTAAAGTCTTGTGAATGGTTTTAGCTTGTAAACCAGTAGCTTCCGTAATTCGCACACTAGCTTTACCACTCAAAGCACAAGCCAATATTTGGTTTCTATTAAAAACTTCAAAGATACCATTCGCAGTAGTAGTCTTTCCACAGTTACCAGTAACAAAGATTTTATTTTTACGTCTAAGTACTAGCTTGTTACTAGGCACAGTAAAACAGTATTCAAAACCATCTTTAGTTTGATATTCGTTAATAGGTAGCTTCTCACTAGTATGGTTGTAGTTAAATCCTACAGTGCAATGGTTATACCAACTAACACAATACTTCTTAGACTTTATAAGCATAACATCATGATATCTATTATCTATTATAGGCTCTTCAATGATTTCACCACGATGACCAGTAGAAGCTATGGCAAACTGAATAAAATCTGCAATGCGTTTACTAGTGAACCATTGTGTGGTATAGTGCAAGTCCTCACGTAGGGGAGTGTAATGGTTATGCGATGTGGTAAAGTTTCTAATTACTTCTAAAACTATTGAGAATTGTCTAGTATTGAGGTTATACCACTCATTTGGAAACTCGTCTAGTCTAGCAGGTGCATAAAACATTATGTCTTCGAAACCATGAGACCTATTCCTAGAAATATACTTAATTTTCAAGGCATTTAACGTTTGTACTAAAACACTACGTTTGTAATTGTTAAGTTCTTTCAACCTCACAGAGTAGAGTAGGTAGTCTTTACTAGTAGGGTCATTGGATAAGTACTTGCCTTTAATAACCATTATGGTATAAAGCCTTAATATATCATCGCTAATTTCTAAGCCTTTACTAAGGTTGCTAAATCCACAAATAAACCTACCACTAAAGTTTCCACTACTACTAGCGTGAATTTCCGCTATATTTTGGAAAGTGTTACACATTAAGAGGTTATCCCTACTAAGGTAATAACATACATGGTTATCACTAAGGCACATATTCAATGCATCGTTGTGGACGTAGTTTAAAGTATCGGTAGGCTGTTTGATGTAACCTAGGGGAGTTACTAGTTCGGTAGTGCCATTATCATTATATTGCAACACTAGGTCGCCCTCTTGATAGTCGGAAATCTTTTTCCAACCGCTTTGGCTAAGGTATTCAGTATCACAGTCTACACAACCAGCACCACCAGTAATGGCTATAACGTTATGGTTCACACTGTCTCTAATCGCTTGACGTTGCTCATCAGTAAATTCAAATCCTTGCTTATCCTCTGATACTTGTATTGCTCTTTCAACTCTTTGTAAGTCTTCTTGAGTGATTTCTCTCTTGTAAGAGTTTAAACGCATTAGTTCGTAGTAGATGTCTCTTTCTAGTTCAAACATACTAGTTAGTGCAATGATGCGACCATCATTAAAGGCTTTAACCTTGCCACTAGATACTAATGCATTAGCACAGATATTAATTTCATTCATGTTTATGTCGCCTAAAGTGTTTTTTAGGGCATTGACTAGTTCTGAATAGATAACGTAAGACTTTCCAACCTCGGATTCATTCTGCAAATAGTAGATAATAAAGCCCTCAATTCTTCTATGGTCTGTGGGTTCTATTCCACTAGATATGGCAATATCATCAGCAATTTTAAAACCTACTCCTTTAACCTCAACCAGTTTATACACGTTCTCTTTGATAACTTTTACAACGTTTTCGGGGGACTTATAATGGTTTACAAGTTTTGTTACTAACTTAGGTGAAAGCTTATACTCTTGTAATTCGCTATAGATTAACTCATAGCTTTTGTGGTCATTAAACTCTTTTATAATCTTGTTAGCTTTTGCTTCGCCTATACCATAAACCTTTTTTAGACTTTCAACATCACCATTGGCTAGAATGTCTCTAACGTTATCGCCATAGGTTTTAAAGAGTTCATCTACGATGGTGTCACTTAGAAAGATTTTCAAGAAGTGTTTTTGACCCTCAAGGTTCGATACATCTACATCCCTAGAAATGTAGATAATCTCATAAGTCTTTCCCCATTTATTAACTTCTTTCAGTCTATAGGTTACGTTGTATTCGGACTTAAAATCTAGTTGACAAACGTTGCCTTTTAAGTTGATGCAGTTGTCAAAGTTGGACTCGTCTGAACCAACTTTAACAGCCTTAAATATGGCAAACTCTCCAGTAGGTACTGATGTTACACCCTTTGGAAAGAATATTCTTTTAACTTTGATTTTTGCTTTATGTTCTTTATCACTAAAATTTTCCAAAATATAGCCTCCTAAATTATAGAATTTTGTGAATTATTTCATATCGATTAATAATGATTTTACTTTTTTTAGGGTTGTCTGTCAAGACGTTTATGCCTTTTTCGTCCTTGTGGGAGACTATTTTGCAAGGTTCTATGGTGGTTTCAAAGATTCTAATGATGTCACCATCCACAATTGGTAGTAGCTTATAGAAAGATTCCTCAACGAAAAAGTATTCAATCTTTCCAGTAGATAACTGGTATAGTATAACAGTAGGCTTGATGTTTGTAGAGTAGTTTTGTACTATCCATACATTGCCATCTAGTGTGGAATCTGTATACTTTAATCTACCAAAAAGGTTTGCTTGTTCTAGTAAAATATCTTTTATAGGTAGATAATCGTTTCTAAGGCTGTTATAAACCTCAATAAGACACTTTTCATGGTTAGGGTATATAGTTTTACCCCCAACATTAAGCGTTGAATTTTGGGCTATTGTAGTGGCTATTTTGGGGCTAAACTTTTTGTTGAGGTTTGCAAGGCTCACGCTCCTCTTTTGATAGATATAACTAAATATTGGAATGAAGTCTAGGAGCTTTTTGTTATTGCCGTAACATTTACAGCAATCAGCCACGATATAGCGTTGAAAAGCCTTAGTATTTATGTTGATTTTAGTACTCACAAGCTTTAGAAACTCTATGTAACTCCCATTACTATCTTTCATACATTGCCATAAAAACTGTGGTGTGTCATCGATAGTTGGTTCTTCAGAGGTTAGAATTTGTTTGATTCTATCGTTTACTAAATCTATGTAGAACTGCCTATCAAGGTTTGGAGGGCAAGTTTTAGATGTAACCTCTCCATTATCGATAAATACGTGCTTAGAAGTATATGGCAACTTCTCTGCAATTTCTAAACCATTGTCTTTTTTGATTTTCCAGATGCCATTATCATCTGGGTTTGTACTTGCAAAGACCCTATGAACCTTGCCTTTTAAAATCTCACCAGATTCGATAACTTGTGAAAAGCTACCTTTATTTTGAATGCTCTTAACCTTACCAATCACAACTTTATGGTATTTATCACTAAGTTTAATAACCTTTTGAAACTTTATTAACTCATTGCAGTTGGCAATAGTTTCTTCAACAGCCGTGCCATATACAAAGTAGTTAATGATGGCTTCTGTAACTATTGGTAAATCGTTGTCTATTAGTGTTTTCGGTTTGAAAAATCCACCTTTGGCTTTGTACTTTGTTTTGCCATCTTTTGTGTGTTTAATCATTATATAGTTGTTAACGTTCGCTTGAACGATTTTATCATAGACATCATATTCAAGTTCAAAACCAGTTCTCTTTTCCCATTCATGAGCAACTTCTTTAACCTTTTCTAAATTTTCAGTGCTGTGTATTTGTAAATATATACCATCTGTATTTGATTGAATCAAATCACTATAAGGTTCGACTTTTTCTAATAAATCGAGCATTAAAGCTTGACAGCCAACAGTTATTTTGTTGGCAATCATAGGGTCATACATTGGATTGTTCTTATCCTTAGTAGCTCCAAAAGTTCCATTAATGACAGGTTTTAGAGCTTTATTTTTGGGATTTCCCTCAGCTTTATATTTAAGCCTTTTCTCTTTAATTTCCGTAAACTTTCTAGGATTTACTACTTTTCTAGATAAAGCGTTATAATTATCCATAAAATTAGGATACTCACTAGCAACGTCACATACGAATATAGTACCCTCAAATATAGAATTATCCACGCTACCATGAATACCACCATATCCTAAAATGTGCGGTACTCCATTGATTGTGCATTGTTGTTCACGTTTCCATTTACTGTTGGAGTCCTTATCGGTAGCAAAGATTTTTCTATAACATTTGTTTTCGGGTTTTTGATAAAACTCTAACAACTTACGATTTTGTGCATTTAGTTTAAGCGTAGATGGAAATTCTATGTCAAACTCATCTGGAATGGTATGTTGTTGAACCGCTCCTAATATAATCGATGTTAGTTGCACTCCAGTTTTGTTAAAGTACTCTCTTGGCAGATTATACTCATTTATTAGCATGGCATGAGATTCAAAACTACCTAAGAGTTCTTCTCTAATCTTAAAATACTTCTTTAAAGCCATAACATCGTGTTTGCAATAGTAGTGAGTTTGTTCTATCTCGGTTGGAGTAAGAGGTCTATTCAAGTTGAAATCAACTTCAGTTTCACGAATGTCCATACCCATAAACGCTTCTAATTGCTTTAAACTATGTTGATTATCAAAGGCATCATAGTTGTTAATGGGATACTGAATCCTTGCGTTTTGAGGGTCTAGGACGCTTATTTTCGCACGTTTTCCGATTATCGCAGTACTAACGCTGTAAGGGTCAACACCCCTCAAAATGGAGCGGAAAATGGGCAAATCATAGCTTCTTGAGTTATATCCTACAAACACCATGTTTTTGTACTTGTTGTAAAATTCCAACAAATCATCTCTTGTGTCTACAATGGTGCATTCGTTAGAATCATAAAAGTTAAAGACTACACACCAATAGTGTGGAAATACCTCAAAATCATAGAAGATGATGTCACTATATGTTGCTATTTCATGTTTTACATCATTCATAAAAAACACTTCCTTTAATTGTGAAATTTATCTAAAATGGCACTATGTCTAAATCCATTTCTTCAACTATTACTTGGTACTGACTTCTACCGCCAAACTTATTTTTCTTAAAAGTGCATATCACATCTATTAGCAAAGTGATAGAATTGTCACAAGCTAATCTTGTAAACTTGTTTACTTCATCTATGCCACATTGAAATTTTATGTACTTTATGCCGTTGTAGGTAAAACATATAGTGTCTTGACTATTACCTAAAATTTTGAAATCGTCTGCACCTATAGGAATGTTTTCGATTAAGAACTTTGGAGAATCTACACCACAACCCCATAAATCGTCATACTGTATGATAGATTTAATGATGTTTGGATTAAGTTCAATGGGCATAAATATGTGTTCTATATCATGAGTGAAAGGCTCAATTTTTAAAGTATTAATGGTGTCATAAAGCTTTGAAATATTATCCTTGCGAATGGTTACTCCAAAAGCGTTTGCGTGTCCGAGCAAAGTATCAAATAGACCAATATTTGTGCAAATCTCCTTAAAATCTTTTGTCTTAAATCCTCTTGCTGAACCCGAATAGTACTCATCAGAAACTTGTCTCATGATGATAGTAGGCTTTTTGTACTTATTTGCTAAGTTTGTAGACATTAACCCTAAAGAGTTTACTTCCATATCTTCACCATTACAGATTAGGATTGAAGCTTTATCCAAATTAAACTTTTTGATTTGCTCACTGAAAACAGTTCGACTAGACGTTACGAGTTTTTTCTGCTTAGTGTGATAAGATTTACAAAGTTTGTAAGCATATTCTTGACAAGTAATTTCAACTTTACCTTTACCTCTCACGCTAGTTACAATGGTTTTGTCGCTATTGCAAATCGCCAAAGCTAACCATTGCTTATCTTCTAACGTTCCAAACCTTATAAGGCTATTCATTATTGGCACAAAGTTGAAAGCTATATTCGTGTAATTGAGTTTGCCTGTATCCTTAGACATTTCTTCAAATAGAAGCTTTATAAACTTATTCTTATTGGTGCGGTTTTGAATCTGTTCAATGCCACAATTTACGTAATATCGTGATTGCAATTGCTTTAAGTCACAAACATCCGCTACCATTCCGACTGCAACTAGGTCTAAAAAGTCATCAGCGTTTAAGCTATATCCGTTTTCTTGTAAATACTGGATAAACTTGTAAACCACACCAACACCCGTCATAGCTTTATCGATTACGTCACTTTCAGCTTGATTGTTAATAATTACAGACTCAAAGCAATCAGTGTTGTTTGGAAAGTAACAACGTCTAAGGCTTGTATTTTCTTCGACTTCGTGATGGTCTAAAATTAACACATTCATGTTATTTTCTAAAAGCTTTTCAATTTGTGAAGAGTCATTACTACCTGCATCGGGAATGATTAATAAGTTAGGTTTGATTTTTTCCAATTCAATCATAGTGTTGGAGTCCAAACCATGTTCTTTTCCGTTATGTAAAATGATTTCAGTTTCCAATTTTAACTCCAAACACATTTGATATACAATCGCACCAGAGGTAAACCCATCAACATCGCAGTCAAATAAAACTGCGATTTTATGATGGTTCTTCACTGCCAAATCTATCAAGTCTTTACCAAATTCCATATTTTTAAACTTACTTGTTGACTCAACATATTTTCCAGTTGGGTTGATGAACTCTTCAATATCCTCAATGCCACGATTTTTTAAAATGCTAACTATTGGATTGAATCCATCGTACTCAAACTTTCCTAATTGATATCTTAAACTACTCAACACTTTCAACCTCCAATTCACTTTCTACATGGTTCTCATAGAATTGTGTATTGTAAACCTTGTACCTATTTTTTACATTGCTTAGAGTTTCAACTGTTAAGCCTTGTGTAAAGTGACTCCAAAAACCGCACTCTTTAAATTCGGGACAGCCACAACGATACACACAGTTTGGCACTAGAATGTCTGCAACTTCACAACCATTCTTTTTTAGTTCAAGCTTTAAGCTTTCAGCTAAGGTTCTAGCTTCGTTGGTTGCACAGTAACACAAACGTTTTCTACACGTATCTATGAGATTTTGAGCATTTGCATAGCCATCAAAATTGACGGGTGTATCTTGTCTAGATTCGTTTCTATCTACAGAATTTTGTGTTCTATCGTTACGCTGAGTAGAGATAAACTTTTCAAACTTATGTCTACTCCATTCAGTTGAAACCCAGTATTTAATGCCTTTCCATGTCCAATCTACGTTGATTAATCTAATAGGAGAGTGCTCACTAATTAGCAGACTCTCCTTAAAGGCTTGTGTTGGAGAATTGCTAGTGTACTCTTTGTTGACAGTGGTTCTGCACTTGTTTTTGATGTTTGTCCAATTGCAGTCAATATAATTTATATTAGTTTTATATTCCATAAAACGTCAATCCTTTCTAATTTTGACTTAAGATTTTTAGTAAAGTGTCTTTTCCTTTGTCAGTCGGAGAGTCTTTGTAGTTTAAATCATCATGTAAATCTAGTAAAATTTTCACATTAAAATAAGGTATCAAACTCTGTTTCATTTGCTTAAGATGTTCAATCCATTTAACGTATTCGTCATCACCAACGTGTTTGTATTGCTTATCTAATGCTAAAATAACTTTATTTACTCCTAAATCACGTAGAATTTTAATCTGTTGTTTAGTCAAATTACTTCCACAGAGAGCCAATGAAAAGTTCTTCTCACCAAAATAGGTGTCGCATTGCAATACAGACTTTTCGCTTTCAACTAGCATAACTTTCATACTATTTTTTATACAATTTTTGTTCTTGTGCAACCCGTAAAGATTACCACCTAATGAATGGTTGTACATGGTTAAACCATCGTAGAATGGTGCATATTTTGGGCTACTATTGGATTCATAGTTTAAATTTCTAACTCTAATTCCAATGAGCCCGCAGTTAATGTCATAGTGTGGAATTATTATTTGCTGGTTGTAAGCACAGTACATAATATCGTACTTTTTCATGCTTTCTAAGGATATGTGTTCATCAAGCCAACCTTTATAGTATGCCTTTTGAAACGTGTTTAAAATGTTTGTAGGGTAGTATTCAAACTCTTTTACCTCAAAATGTGATTTTTTATAGCCTTTAATAAAGTTCCAATCGGTTATACACATCGTAGGCGTGTGAGTTTCTGTTAGATTAACATTCTCACTAATCCAACGAATAGCTTCTTGCAACTCAACGTTTTTAGACTGTTGAATCAACGTAAATATGTCCATACAGCCACAATTGGTATAGCATTGAAATCTTTTAGTATCCTTATAATAATACAATTTATGACTGTCTCCATGGTGGCAAATCGTTTCAGAGGTTAGATACTGTTCATTCTCATCATTGATAGATGTAGAGCCTAAAAGTTCTAGAATCCTAATAATATCGTTGGTTGTAAGCTGTTCTTTAATATCCTTACAATTTAACATCATTTGACACCTCATTTACAAAAAAATCTTAACGATATTTTACACAGATTCTACAAAATTTTGTAATTCTCTATCGTCAAACTTTACGTCTACAGATTCTACATTCAAAAGATTTCCATACCAATCGGTTACAAAACAGTCTTTGAGTCGAAAGCAACCCAAATCTAGATGTATCCAAATCCTAACTCGATTGTAATCTGAACCACGTCCTTTGTAGATGTTATACACATAATTAGGCTCTTCAAACATAAAATTTTTGTTTTTAAAGTTGTTTATAATCGGTTCTAGGGCTTTCAGTTCTTTATCGGTTGCTCGTGCGATTATACAACCACAATCCAATTTTTGTGCAATGGCTCGACTTCCTTTGATATCATTCTCATCTTTTTGATTCCAAATTTTAAGAGAGTTCGACTTGTCTTCGGTTACCAACTGAGTTCCCGAAACTATTGGTATTTCAAATCGGTTGCTAAGCGTTTTTAACGTTTGGCTTAATTGGAATAATACTTGGTCAACCCTCAAAGATACGTTCTTTATCTTAGTTGCACAAGCTGACATTAGTTTCATGCACTCATTAATATAGTCGAAGAAAACGTACGAAACTTGGTACTTTGAAACGTGTTCTTCAATTACAAATTCAATGTCGCTAATATCAAATTCGGGAATGTATTTACAGTGCCATTTACTTCTGCTTAGGATTTTTTTACTAATCATAACGATATGTTCTTCTTCATCAGTTAGTTTCCAATGTTTTATTTTATGTGGGTTTACCCCAGAAACGTGTGCTAATGCAAAGAGTTGCATTTCGTCTTGTTCTAACTCAATTGAAATAAATAGAACTGGCATTTCTTCACCAGTAGAAACCCACTCTTTAGATGCCCAATCATAGTAACCTAGGGTGGAAATATCACAAGCATCACCCATGGATAACCTCGATTTACCGACACCAGTACCACCACTGAAAAGGTAATAACGTCTAGGTTCAAGTCCACCAAAAACACGAGTTAAGTAACCAGATTGAAAGGGATAACCATATCCAGATTTAGTTTTAAACTGTGTGATGAGTTCATCTAAACCATCTCCTATGTCGAAGTTTTTGACATCAGCAGAGCGATTACTCCAACAGTCTTTGAAGTCTAAAATCTTGTTGTTGATGATATTTAAAACTTCATTAGCTGTCATGCTATTAAATTTAGATAAAACCTCATCATCGTTTTCGTCATAAATAAAGTCTAGATTCATTTTTAAGTCATTGGTAGCATGTCTAATAATGCTGTATTTACGTACATTATCACGATAATGCACTACGTTATCAATTACGTTTTTACTGTCTTCAATAGCATTTTGAACGTACTCAAAGCCGTTATTGTTTTTCCAAACTTTTAAAGCGTTTGGGAAAGCACTAACCTCATTTTCAATGTCCATGGGAGTTATTTTAGTAACATTTCCCTTTTTGACAATGTTCGTAATTGCACCAAAAATTAAGCTATGAAATAGTTCGGGGTAGTCTTCTAATTTAGTGCTACTCTCCTCGTTAAGCACACACCTAGGCGAATTGCAGTAACAACCAAACAGCAAGTAAATGTTACGCTTATCAATCTGCCCCTTAACATCTTGAACTTTTACAATAGTGTCCAAAAAAATTTCCCCTTTAATAAAATTTTTACATGGTTTAGTTTGCTTAGAAGCGGTTTTAACCGCTCCTAAGTTGGAGTAAGGTGTCCAAATTTGTGGTTTGGACGTTTACCTTAACTCTATCAAACGTATTAATTGTAATGATGTTTGTACACATATTTTTGATGGAATTGTTAATCTCCATTTGACGATTCCACCACTTTTGAGCGTTTATATATTCATATTGAACCAACGCAATTCCGTAGTTTTCAAAGTCTATAGGTTTATTCAAGAAGTTTTTAATGTACTTTAAAGTGTACAGCATTCCTAGGTGTGTAAACCCATAATTTTCTTTGTACTCTTTAATCTGCTTGTAGATTAAAGGGTTGAACTGTTGTTGTGCTTCAAACACCATTTTATGTAGTTCTGTGATTAATTCTTTGTATTGTTCACTCTCTATTGAGATTTTTTTGAAACATTCTTTACAAAGAGTTTTACTGTTGTGAACTTTCTTCTCATCGGATGTGATTTTTTTACCACATTCCTTACAAGTTGAGAGCCTACTCACGATTATCACCAATGCTATCAAAGTTTGTAATTGTCGAAAGCATTATTTTTGTAATGTCTACGTTGAAGTAGTTTGCTAGGACGATTACTCTTTCGGCAGGAATACTCCTTTTGCCGTTTTCATAATTCCAAATCGATGACTCGGAAATACCTGTTGCTTGGGAAACTTGTGTTAGTGTGAATCCGTTATGAATTCTTAAATTCTTTAAATTTTGAGCAATTCTTTTCATGTAAAAATCCTCCTAATGATTTTTATACTTTATATGGGACTAATCTATTTTGATGTTATGCTTCTTAGCTAACTCTTCCATCTGCTTGACAATCACAGTAACAACGTCATATTGGGACTCGATAACGTTATTAAAGTTGAAAGAGTTTCCGTTTTCGTCTTTACCTAGTTGACAGTCTAAAATTGCTGTAACTTCGTTGGTTAAATGGTTATTGAATAGATTTTTGCCTAGTAATAAACCCCTAGCTTTTAATTCGGCAAATGGAACACTCTCTACCTTTGGAGATAACGTATTTACGTCTGTTGTGGACTTATTATCACTCTTTATGGACTCTGTTAGAGTGTTGTTAAAGTCATCCACAGATATTTTAACTGGTACTTTGAAAGACTTCTTTAAGTACGCAATTACGTCATTTTTGCCGAAAGCACACTCGTTATTGTAGCTATTTTCAAATGTGAGAAATCTCTCATCATTCTCAGCAAAAAGGTATCCTAACATGGATATACCCTCGGAAACATACGCAAGTGTGTTCTTATTCAATTTTAGAGTATAGTTTTTTAAGGTTGGATTGGCTTTGTTGGATAGGTCTGTAGAGATTACAGTCTGTGCAGTAAAATGTACTGGATAACCTAAGTTCCTAATTTTTTGTATGTACCTTAGTTTAGTTCTAAAGCGTTGAGTACCCTCACCATATCCGCCAACGTCTTTTAGAATCTCTACATTTTTGGACTTTTCAACAAAATCTTCCATCATTTCTTCGTATTTATCCACAGTGTCGATAACCACACATGAACAAATGTCTTTAACCTTAGGGTTCTGTAATTGTGATATTGCTTCTTCTAAATCAGCCACAGAGTTTATTTTAATTGCCCAGATGCCATCTATGTGTTGGTATCTGTCCTCAAACATTAGGAAAAGTGGGTCTTTTCCATCTGGTGAACTCTTGGTTAGAATCTTATGGAGAGCGGTAGTCTTACCGACTCCCGTTACTCCAGAGATTAGCATTCCATACTGTAGGATATTCGTACTTACAACGTTTTTTTCTTTCTTCATTAGATTCATATTTAAAATTCCTTTCATTATTATGCTAAGTTAGTCTAGTTTAGAATTAAGTTTTTCATTAACTAACGAATGGGTTAAACGCCATTTCACTACCACCAAATGGGTTAACTGCTTCTGTAGTGGAATTATTCCCAAAAGGATTGGCTTGTGTTGTTGATGCTGTAGAAGTTTTACTGCCTTTGTAACCCTCATTTAAAAGCTGTTTTAGAGCAACGTCACGCTTGTTTTTTAAAGCATCAATCTGTGCTTTTGTGATACCAATTTCATTTAATGCCTTTGGAGATTTACCGCTTGTTACCTCATTGGCTCTCTTGTAAGAAGTTACTATTTTTACATTATCTTCGCCAAAAGCCATCTTTTCAACCTCTTTGGTTTCGGTCTTTGTGTTTACCATATTTCCGCTTAGAGTAGCATAACAACCCTCGTAGTATCCAGCTTTTGTGAACGCTTCGGCTAAATTTTGAGGTACTAATAGTTCCATAGGGAAGCAACTATTGAGTTCGGCTACGGAATTGTAACCCCAACCACCTTTAGTAGTTAGTACCAAAAAGTCGATTAATAGATTACCAGTAGGTTGGTCATTCTTGTCAAACTCTTTCTTCATGTTTTCGATAATTCCGTTTACTGTAAACTTGAAACTCAAATCCTCATTTTTAGATAATGCCTTATTTGATGTGATAAAGTTTGCACTTATTTGTAAAATGTTGGATAAGTCACCCTTGTTATTAACGTAATCATTACACTTTAGATTAGCACTATTTGAATGTAATATAATAGTTTCGTTGGGATTAACGTCTTTTCCTTGATAGGTTGCTACAGTAGATAAGCCTTTAAAGACTTTGTTTTCCTCATTAGTATATTCCTTAACACCATTAACCCATCTTGAGCGAACTTCCTCACAATATACGTTAATAGGTTGTTCTGTGCCATCACTAGCTCTACAGATTAGGTTGCCATATATGGTTTCAACTCCAGATGTGTTTGTCTTACGAACTAGGTTGTTCTTGATTAGTTCAGCGTAAAAGCTAACATTATTTTCGATTCTTTCCATAAAAATATACCTCGACTTTCTTACTTTTGAGCATATACTTGCTCTAAATATTCTTCTTGCTTGATTGATAGGGTCTTTTCTACAAACTGTAAAATATCAATTAATAACGCATTTTTGTCCTCAATTGATAGGTTCTGTAATTTTTCTAGCTTGTCTTTTTCTTGTAAAGATATTTTGTACTTCTCAAACTTTTCACGCACAACCAACGCACTAGCGGTATTTCCAAAGTATAAACCTAAAACGTATTGCTTATTGGCTAAACCTTGTGTTTGGTTGTGAATTAATTTTTTGAGCATCTCTTTTTTTGAATGTTCAGTAATTCTACTTTTCATAAAAAACGTCCTTTCTATGTGTTTTATCATCTATGTTAACTAGAAAATGGAGAGGGATTTCAACTTTTAGTTGCCATTATCTAGAGTAAAAAGGGTTGTGAAAAAGTGTCTTGCAAGTTTGTGCAAACGTACGTCTCTGGGATAAGCTTTAATATTTCTAAAAACCACTTCTAATTTTAACCCCAATTTTTGGGTTGCTCTAAAAAAGTCCTCTCGTAAGGTGGGTAAAAACGTAGTTTTTATGTATGTCTTTATGCATATGTTTCCGAACTGTAATTGAATTGTAAACTATAGTTCATAATTATTACAGTATATGGATATTTCAATCCCTTTTAATTCCTAAATATACCTAACTTGGAACTTTCTAAAGATGTTTTCAAAGGCAAGTCTTAGAGAGTCATCGTCTTCTATTAGCATGATTTTGGTAGTATTATCCTTGATTTGTTTAACTGTGCAACCAGCTAGTTTCAAACGCTTTTCCTTGTTGCGTTGGCGGATCGCTAAGTCACAACCTAGTTGAGTTTCAAGTTCAGCGTATAAGTTATTTAACTCGGTACGATAGTTCAAGTCATTGTTGTAGCAAATCTTTTTGAATTGCTTAATGATTCCATCATGCCATGCGGATTCAGTAGGAGATGAGAAAACGTCTATTGCTTTATCAATTTTTTGAGTGGCTTGTTTTTGGTTGCTCTCAAGGAGGTCAACTCTCTTTTCAAGCTTGATTGCTTCGTTCACAACCTTAGCTAACATTTCTAATTCGGACATAGACTTTCTAGTTTCCTTTTGGAAATAACTATCTACTAAGCATTCGTAGACTTCCCATGCCTTATCAGTGCCTAGACTTTTAGCGTGAAGCAATGCTCCCTTTTCAGTCCAAAGGTAAAGTTTACTAGCTTTTGCACCATCTTGAATTTCAAGACGGTTACAAAACTCACGCTTTTCCTCATTTTCAAGGCAATAATAGTGTTTACCCTCCACGTATCTTTGCTTATTGCTGTTAAAGTTATAAGATATAACCTTAGGTGTAGTGCCATAGCTTTCAGCTATTTGAGAGGTTAATAGCACCCTCTCGTTGTTCTTTTCAATTACTGTTAATTCATTCATAATCAAAACTTCCTTTCTGAGTTTAAGATAAATATATTTTAAGGCTATTTTTTTAGCCTTTGTTGACTTTTCAACGATTTTATGTTATAATATATGTGTGAAATGATTCATTTCTTTGATATGGTTACATTATATCTTACTTTAATTAGAAAGTCAATATTAAAAATCTAATTTTAGTAAGTTTGTTTATTCAACTGTATAAATACCATATTCAGTTAAAATAATTGTATGTTATAACCAAAGGAGGCATTACTATGTTTTGGAACACGTTCTATAAGCTTTGTGAGAAAAATCACACAAAACCTAATACCATTGCAAAAGAAATAGGAATATCAAGTGCTACTTGTACTAAGTGGAAAAATGGTGCTATTCCTAACGGAGAGACTTTACTAAAGTTAGCTGAACGATTTAACTGCTCCGTAGATTATCTACTAGGAAGAACCGATGAACCAAACTTAATAACCACAAAGTCAAAGGTGATAGCAAAAGACGATGAAGAATTGTTAAACTTGATAAACAATTTGCCTTTGGTTGAACGTGCTAAAATTATACTTGCTCTTGATGAGATGAAAAATAAAGAATCTTAGTTCCCACTTTATAGTGGGAATTTTTCGTTTAAGAAAAAAATTCTCAATGTTTTCTAAACTCCAAATGCTAATTGGCTTTTATTGTATTCAAGTAGAAAATCTTCCATTAACCACTTGCGACCCTTTTCAGTCCATCTAAGTTGAGGTGGAACGTTCTGCTCGTCATAAGACTTGTAGTCCATATACTTTTCAGTTAATAACCATTCATAGTTGGAATATGGATGCCATACGTTACCTTGCTTATAGATTACTCCTTTAGCATACAAAATCTTATTAAGTTCGTTTGCTGACTTTAAACCCATATCCTTAGCTATAGTTGTTGGTGTTATGAGGTTTGGAGTGTTTAACACGTTGTCATGATACTCAACCTTAGGTGTTTGTTCTTCGATAGTTTTTAAGAGTGGTTTTTCAACCAAAGCAGTATAATCTCTCAAAGCATAAGCTTGTTCTAGTTCATTCTTAGCGTTGATAATCTTTGAGATTGCTAAGGTTCTCTCATCTATTTTTGTAGAAGCTCTCCACTGTTTTTCAACCTCGATAAAGTATTGGCGGAACTGTTTTCCTTTTTCTGAACGTTGAAGCATACAGATTTCCTTAGCCATGTCTAGGGTTATTTCGTGGTCTGTGTAGCTTTGTTTTCCGCCATTTGAGTTAGGCTCAAAAATGAGCCTTACTTGATAGTCCACATTTTCAGTGAATCCATAGGCTATCATTCTAGGAAACCAGTCCTTGTAAGCTGTCTTAATCTCTAGTGCGGTATGTAGTTCTCTGCCCATAACAGTAGGGTTTTCTTTTGTGTAGTCAATTTTTACTAACACTTTGTAATCATTCATGTACTCATTCATAATTAAAACTTCCTTTCTAAAACTTAAACTCCAAATGCTAATTGACTATAGCGATATTCGTTTAAAAAATTTTCCATTAACCATTTGCGACCTTTTTCAGTCCAACGTAACTGTGGAGCAACCTCTTTATCATCGTAGGATTTATAATCTATGTAGTTTTCGGTGAGTAACCATTCGTACTGTGCATATGGATGCCATACGTTGCCTTGCTTATAGATTACTCCTTTGTTATGTAAGAGTTTGTTAAGTTCACTTGCTGATTTTAAACCCATGTCTTTGGCAATAGTTGTTGGTGTTATGAGGTTTGCTTGATTTAGAACCTTATCATGGTACTCGACTTTAGGTGCTTGTTCTGTGACCTTTTCTTGTAAGGCTACCTTTTCTTGATACTCCTCAATCCAACGATTTGCCCTTTGGATTGGGTCATTAATCATGTAGCTATCTATCTTTGTGCTTTGCTCTTTGAGTTTCTGCTCCATGAGGTTGAAAGCTTCTATGTACTTTAGTTTCCATTCTAGTGCTTTTTTACCAGTGAAGCCCATTACTAGTAGGCTAAAGCCATCACGAGTTAGTTCGTAGCATTTGTAGGTCTGCTTATTTTGTGGATGTACATAAGTGCTTTCGATGAAGAATCTTTCGATATTGTGTGGTTCTTGGGGGGTCTGCTCAATTTTGAGCCAACCCTTTTTGAGTTCCTCAATATCTCTTAGAATATTCTTATGGTCTTTCTCAAAGTTTTCTGCCACTTGCATACTGGATACAGTTAGTGTACCTCCGTTGTTGTTGATAATGATTTCATTCATAATTAAAACTTCCTTTCTAAGTTTGGTTGTGATTTTCCCTTACTTCTTATGTTATAATTATATCATAAATTATAAAGCGTGTCAATAGATTTCTTACAAAATAATTCACAATAAAAAATTTACTATGTTGAATATTTCCCAGTTGGTTTCCAATTATTAAGTTGTGCGTACGAAAAAAAGCTACTCCTACCATACAAGGTTGGAATAGCCTAGTTACCTAGTTTATTATTGTTCTATCACATATTTTTTCTAGAGTGCGATGGTTAATAATTTGTCTATGTGTAGCTTTGATTACAACCTAAATATAGTAGTGAAAATATTATTAATATTAAGTGTGCGATTTTTCGTAATGATGAATTATATTATGTCGATTTTATATTGTCAATATTTCTGCCAGTCAGTTCATCCAAGGAGCATTCTAAGATGTCCGCAATTTGGATTAGCCTTGCAACTGATAGTTGCCTTTCGCCAGATTCAACCCTAGTTATGAAACTGCGGTCAACACCGACCATGTTTGCTAGGTCTTTCTGCGAAAGATTTTTAGAAACTCTGTGTTTCTTAATGTTGTTATCAACTTTCATGCTTTTACCCTTTCTATTGACTTTTTAGTATAGATATGCTATACTTTGGTTATGAATATGACTTGTAAGTCACAAGTTTATTATAATTCAAAAATTTGCATTTGTCAATACAAAAATTTGAATTTTGTTAAATATCTACAAAAACTGGTCTAATATTTGGTATTAAGTATTTAAAAAGGAGGAATTTGTATGTATAAATTATTATTAGAATTGTGTAAGAAAAAAGGCATATCTATAACGAGTTTATGTTTAGAGATAACCGGAAGTAGCGGTAATCTAAACACATGGAAAAAAGGAAATATAAATCCAATGGCATTGTCTAAAATTGCTGATTATTTTCAAGTAAGTACAGACTATCTTCTGGGACGTGAAACTTTAAACAATACTGATACTCAAAATTTGACTGAAAGCGAAAAGGATATGCTTGATAATTTTCGACAATTGACTCCTCATCAACAGTGTAAGTTGATTGTTAGAGCAGAAGACATGATTGAAGAAAATCAAAAAGTTAACTCCAAGGATAATTACATTGTTGAAATGGTTGCAAGTGATGGAAATCCAGTGAAGACAATTACGAGAGAAACTGTTCAAAAAATTTTAAACGCACCTAATGTTGAAGACGATGAGCTGTAAAAGATATAATAATAATCACCTCATGGGGCATACTACTCATGAGGTGATTATTGTGTATGATGTTTACAAAAAAGCACGTGACAAAGCGTGGGAATGCCTTTTGGAATGCAATGTTACTAGCTTACCAGTGAAGCTAAGTCCTATTGCCACGCACTATGGTATCCAAATAAAGGATAATACAAACGTTAATCTACTACGAGATAACCAGTTGGGTTGCGTTGCTAAAATCGATGGAGAGCTATACGCTATTATCGACAGAACTGTGTCGATTGAAAGACAGCGTTACACTATTGCTCATGAGATAGGTCACGTAGCTTTGGAACACATTTTCGAAACTCCATTGCTGATGAGAGAACAGTCTGAGTTCTCATTCACAGCCTTACAGGAGTATCAAGCCGAACGATTTGCAATTAACTTGTTGTCACCAGCTTGTGTACTTTGGGGATTAGATTTACATTCACCACAAGACATATCTTTGACTTGTAACATTTCACTAAAATCAGCTAAAAAACGTGCCAAACGCATGAAAGAATTGTACAATAGAAACAAGTTTCTTACGAGTCCACTAGAGCAAGAAGTCTTTGCACAGTTCAAAGGTTTTATAGAAAGTAACTAATATTTGACAATTAAATCCTACTTAGTAACCTTGATAATCTTGCAAGTGTGTGCTTTAGTGATTTTATTGTAGTTAATACCAACCAACAAGATGTCACCTTTATAGTTTTTAAGTGATTGCGTGTACTCTTTCCTCAAAATCTGCTTGATTGCCGTATCTACGTTCTTGTCAAACTTTAATTCAATCACCATAGCAGGTTTGTCGAGGTGGTTCTTGTGAGGTATCATAACGATGTCAGCGAAACCCTTACCCGTTGGAAGCTCTCGGATTACACTGTAGTATTCCTTAGCACTGTAGTATGCCAACGAAACCACGCAGGATAGTGAGTTTTCGTTATTATACTTAATTATGGAAGTGTTCTCTTGGTGCACGTCTTCAATAGCCTTTGCGACTTTATTCTCTTTCAAAAGCCACGTATCTTCTAGCAAATCCATGGATTGCTTAATAGCCTTGATAGTCTCATTCCATTTTGAAATTTCGATTACGTTCACAAACTCCTTAGAGATTTCGTAGTTAGGAATCCTAACTTCTTGGGTATCAAAGTTATAGGATAGGTATCCCAAATGCACTAACAACGTAAGTACGTCATCTAAGCGGTTAAAGGTAGTCATATCGTTGGAGAACGTTCCAGTATCAATTTTGTAAGTTCCACCTGCTATAAGCTGAACGATTACGTCACGCAAACCCTCAAAGTTCATGGATATATAGACCTTTAGAGCTTCGTAGGTTTCTGTTTGAGTCCAATAGCTATTGAACTTTCTGCCAGTCATTGACATAACTACCGAACGAGGATTATATATAGCAACACCCTCCAAATTATAACCATTATACCACTTTTTAGTGTCTTCAAAACTCATACTGTAGCGATTACAAAGTTCCTTAACTTCATCTTCAGTAAAGCCAGTGTATTCCGCAAACTCTCTAACATCAGTCATAGATACCTCAGTAAACATATTCAAAGCTGAGTGTACACCATACTTTTTGATGGGAAGTATACCAGTCATATAAGCCAAAGATACGTACTTTTTATCCTTTAAGAGGTTTCTAAGGAAGTCAAGATACTTCTCTTGGGACTTGCTGTCATTCTTGCTGACTCTAAAAATACAGTCCCATTCGTCAATGAGAAAGATAAACGATGTGCCAGTTTCTGTATATATAGTATTCATTACCCTAACCAACCTATCTTTGCTAATGTAGTCAAGATTTGGATACTGTTTAAGCATTTCAGTTTTTAGGGTTTCTGTAATATCTTCTATCATTTCATCGATGGAATTATTGTTATCACTATAAAATTCTTGAACATTCAACATAATGGTGTTAAACTTATTTAAATGTTTTTCAAAGCTACCATCTTGAGAGATTTTCAAATCTTGGAATAGTTCTTTAGAGTCACAACCAGAGCTATAATAAGCGTTGAGCATTTCTAACGTCATGGATTTTCCAAAACGTCTAGGTCTGCTAATGCAAACGTATTTTTGTTTAGTATCAATGATATTGTTTACTTTGCTGATAAGCATAGACTTATCTACGTAGATTTCACTGTTTAGACTCTCTTTAAAGTCCGAATTGTTTGGATTCAAATATATTCCCATAATCATTCCTCCTTGTTTTAATATAATTATACTATATTTGATGGGGTTAATCAACACTATTTTTAAAATCGAGAAACTCGTTTACAAACCTCGCATTAACGTACCCAGAGAACACTAAAGCGTTTGAAACGGACTCTTTCACATTAAAAAATTCTTTGTAGGTCAAAGAGATTTCTCGCCTAATATCACTGTTTGTGGAATGAACATCCAAATTATTTTTGATTAGATACTGCTCAAATGCGATGAATTTGACACATTGTTCAAGGTTACTAGGAGTTATCGTTTTAGGTGAGATTGTGTAAGGAATCACGTGGCTTTGGTTTAAATCGACCAAAACGCTTGGAAAATGCGTGTTTTTTGTGCTGTTGTTCACTCCGTGAGAACATATCAAAAAGTCGGTATCCTTAATGCGATAGTCCTCATTGCGGTCATGTTCAATAAAGTATTCACATATTCTCAAAGCAGAGTTTAAAATGGTTTTCATTTCAAAAACTTCTCCTCTAATTTCCAAAGCGAGACCTTTTTCTAGAATGTCCTTATAGTTAAACAACGTAACTGTGCGGATGTTCTCTTGAGAGATTCCAACAGAATTAAAGAAAAATGAAATTATAAACTGCTTAACTTTTAGGTTGTTCGAGTGGTGATACATCCTCTCCATTGCTGAAGCGTAGTCATTTTCGGTTAAGAAAAACTTACAAACGTTTCTATTTTGTGAGTTTACAAACTTTTCTTTTTTCAAATTATTAAGTTCCATAACCTTGGAGGGTTCGATTAGCCTATGATTTTTACCCCATTCAAAATACTTTCTTATCAGTGTTTTGTACTTTGCAACCATCGTAATGCTAGAGTTAAAGTTCTTTAAGAGTTCCACAATCTCCTCAATAGAAAACTCTAGTAAATCCTTTTGGAGTTTCTTTTCATGACGAGAAATCTCCTCAAAGGACTTAGTTTGGTCAATTACGCAGTTGTAAAACTTATCGGGATTTTGCCTATAAGAGTCTTCTATAAATTCGATTTTTTGGTGTGAGTTATAGAGATTCTTATTTGTTAAACTTTTCAAAATCGCTGATTCGTTATTGCAAATATCTTTCACAATGTTTGCAATTTCAACTTTAGACTTCGGATAGTCAACCTCTTTAAAGATTTCATCCATAAACTGCGATGTTATGAACTCCAAGTTGCTTTTTGAATTTTCTTTGCTAACAGCTACAAACTTAAAAACAAACAGAATTACGTTATTTGTGAGACTTTCCAAATTTGTAATAGATGGATTGTTTAAGTGATTGCAATTTGAAAAATACTCTTTGAAAGTTTCACTGTCTAATAACGTATCTATGTAGTTATAAAGGGTTTCTCTCGTTAAATCTGTCTGGGAGAGGTAGTATGTCAATATTTCCACTACTTGGTTTTCGATGTTGTAATCATACCTGTTTTTTAGCATAGTGTAAAATTCGGTAAGTAGGTATGACTTCGATAATAGGGCATTGAACATGGTTGTCTTTTCATTCAATAATTGTAAATCTTTGCTATTTATGATACTGTCGATACTCTCATAGGCTTTGGATTTATCATACAACTCTAATACAAAGGGAACACATATTTGTGTGGATTCACACTCTTCAGACACTTTTAAAAGCACCAACTTTTGATAGTCAACCTCAAGCTTGTTTACGAGCAGAACGTTCTCAGCTTGGAAGTAAAATTCGGAAGCTTGAAAGCTTAAAGTATTAGGTCTTAATGTACCTTTTTTTACACATTCAAGTATCTTTTCACAGTGAGTTTTAACCTCAGTCTTTTTTATTGGATACTTGTTAAAATCACGAAAACACGTCTTTAACTTGATAATATCTCTAAGCTTTATGTTACCCAAATAGAAGTTTTCATCAAGCTTAGAACATGGAACTATATGTGAACCAAAATTAACGATTACATCACTCATAAAATCACTCCTTTATTATTTATTTTAAAATATTTTTGGTAAAAAGTCAAGACATTTTTCTAACTTTTTATAAAAATATTTTTAAAAAAGACTTGACAAAAGAGATAAAATGTGATATAATGAGATTAGAGTTAGAGCATCTTGACAATATTTTAGATATTAATTCCAATTATGGTTTATTGAGAAACCAATTTGAGAGTAGAAATTTTGGTGGTTTACCCATCCAAAACTCACGTTTAAACCTAGACTTCCTCATGAAATGGGGAATTGATTTAACGATTGCTTGAATGGATGATATGATTAGTTACTTCGCTAGGAACGAAAATTGGTGATTGATAGTACGTAATTGGTTGAATTAGTGTGATTAGTGTGACAGCATCGCTCGAATGCGAAGCTTTCGAGCGAAAATTAAAGAGTTGCAAAAATATATTTATTATTTTACTAATATATACACTAATTTGTAATACTTAATGTTTAATTAATATTTTAGTTTTTTATTAATTTTCAAGATAGTAAATATATATTATAATGGTATAGAGCTAGAATCGTGGTTTGCGGGCTGTCATTAGTTGGAAATACTTGTTGAAAAAGCAAAATGCTCTAGAACCCTCCAAATCTGCTCAAAATGAGGGTTCTAAATTTAGGGGTATGATTTCAAGGGTAAACCACTAACGCTTGATTTTGACCCATTTCCGTTTGAATACGAGCGTGTTAGCTATTCTAAAATGTCATCGAGCAGATTACTGAACTCAGCAAGGGTTTTGAGCTTGGTGTCCTCAGTGATACCGATGTACCTTAGGGTCACCCTTTGGTTGCTGTGGTTGAACAACTCTTGCAAAATCGCCAAAGTTTCGGCTTGAGAAGATGCGTTTTTGAAGAGCCAATAACCAAAGGTTTTCCTCATACTGTGCGTAGATAGGTGGGTTGGAGTTTCAAACTCAATCTCGTTTGAGATTTTTTTGAGCACATCGTAGTAGTTCTGCATGGCGATTGGCTTACTCACAACCTTAACGCTCGTGCGATTTCCACCAGCCACCCAGAGGTAGTCAGTAAAGCTAAGCTTTACTTCTTTTTTTACCAACTTTAAATAGTCAAATATCAAAACTTTACACCTTTTTGACATTACTGGTTTGTTAATTTTACCTGTCTTCTGTTCGCAGATGTAAATTCTATCCACGAAAATATCGTCCTCTTTAGTGATTTTTGATTTAGGTTTGGACTTCAAAACTGCGTTAAGCTTTCTAAGGTCGATTATGTCTCTGACTTTAATTTTTAGCAAGTCGGAGATTCTCAATCCAGTGGATATTCCTAGGATAAAGATTGCGTAATTACGTGCATTAAGAGTTTCTATCTGTGAACTTCTGCCATCTTCAAAGTACTTGTAGATGGCTTTTAAGTCCGCCTTAGACCTAATAGGGTCACCTGCTGTAGGCTTGATGTACTCTGCACCATCGGATTTACGATGTATATAGTTGCTCTTCAACTGACGTACATTTGTGCTTTGTGGTTCGATAGTAGGCTCTTGTGTCTTTTCAAAAGTTTCCTCAAGAGCAACGTTTCCCATAACAGTCATTTTAATTTCTTTCATGATAATACCTCCTATTAATTTACAGAGTTTACATTTTGGTTTTTATCCTCATTGTAAATTTCTAAATATATTTCTTCATAATTAGCATACATTTTCAAACACTTTTCTCTAAACCTTTCAATGGTTTCCTTAAATTCTTTTTGCGTATCTTCTAAGAAACGTGAATAACTCATTTGAAATTCATAACGGCAAATTGCTTTATACTCGTTAGAAATCATATAGTTTAGATTATCCAAGTTATGTATAAACTTTACATACTTTGGGTTGAAAAAAGTACAAACCCTTTTAAAGTCGCTATAGATATGCTTTGGAACTTCTTTCTTAAAAATAAACTCTCTCAATTTTTGGTCATCGTTTATAGTGTTCAAATCTCGTTCGTGTGAGGTTTGCTCATAAAGATAAGTATCCATAGTATAATGAATTTCATCATATAAAACATTATTATTTTCATCTGAATCCAACATAAAAAGAATCTTTTCGCCAACAAAATATAATTGTCTTTTTTTAGTTTTCGTATCTTCTACAACGATGGCAGTGAGAAATGTACTTTTGTCAAAGATTGAAGATGTGAACCTTTCGGCAATTTCATGGTACAAACTATTTTCGGAGAGTTCGTCTTTTCGTTTGCTTTGATACCATTCAAGCCACACATCAGAGCATATTTGCGACTTTTCTAACATCAAAGGGACGTTATCTTTGTGAGGTAGGTTCTTTATGCTTTCCTCAATCTTAGGCACTTTTTCAACGAGAGCAATTAGGGATTGCTCGTACTCGCCAATTTCTAATTCGTTATAAAGGAAGTCGCAATCGAACGAGTTTTGAGAAGATATGAAGTTATTGTTAGTGAAAAGTAAGTGCATTTTGTGTAGCTGATTAATCATTAAAATGAACCTATCTTCAATATGGAGCGTATGAATGTCAATAAAATCCACAGTCATTGCTTGGTCAATATACATCCAAAAGAGCAAATTTTCCATTTGTTGATTAACGGCTTGTTCAAATACATTATCTTTTGTAATTGGAAAATGTAAATTGTAGTAAAAATACTCGTCAAAATCTTTACAAGATATTATTTGCAACATTGCCAAAATCTCGTATAGTACACCATCAACATTATTTTCAATGCTTTGTGCGAAGACGTTTGGCTTACGCTTACTTTCTTGATAAAGGTCATAGAAAACAAAATCGTATTGTGAATGAACTTTGTTATCCTTGTAAGGGTTTTGTGGCGATGAAACGAGTCCATAACACTTACCCATAAATAGCAACTTCTTATTTTCTTTGTATTTTTTGGTTGCTGAAACGTATGGATTTTTAATCAAAGAAAGTCTGTAATCTTTGTAATTCATACATCTGTACCATGAGTTAGAGTCGCCAAACCTATCCCACTGAATGTGAAAATAGCTGTCATAACTTAGGAAAAAGTTATCATATACTCTGTTAAAAATCTCTTTATTTTTATGTATTTTTATTTTGTCAAGTAATGATAATTTTTTATTTGGATTTACATAGTCTTTGTCATAATCGAGTTTATTCTTTTCTCTAATTTTATGCACTTGAAGTTCATATTCCAATTTGTTGACGGGTTTATCGTATATACTGCAAATGCCACCAACAACATACTTCCAAAAAGGTGGAGTTCCAGATTCACCAAAGTTTAAAAAGAACTTAACAGAACCCACTCCAATGAAAACTACATATAAAATAGCCTTAATTCCACCAATAAAAACGTTGTCTGCCATCCAGTGAATAGCCAGTGGAAACCCTGCCAAATTCAGTGCAAGAGGGAGGATTGCCGTTAACAACCCACCTATTATGACTATAATGCCTCCTTGGATATAACAAAATATGAGAATTGCTTTCATCCAAAAAGTCTTCAATTTGTCTTTCAATTTCATAAAAAAGACCTCCTTAAAATTTGTAAAATAGAGTTAAAAATATGCTTTCCAACCTACTCCACCCCTGCGGATGGAGTAACGCACTAGGCTTAATGGACTATTTTACATCGCCTAGTCGATGGTAGTTATAGGGATATTTTCGTCTGCTTCAAAGACGGGTTCAATCTCAAAAATGTAGTGGTATTGATACTCATCTTCGCACCAATCTATGCGTTTTTTAGCGTAGTCGACCTTATAATCGGGCATACCATCTTCTCCCCAGTCGACCTCAGAACTGCCCTTAATGAAGTAGTCCACGAGGTACTTAAAGACAGCATCCTCATTTTCAGCTTCGATATAGTTTTCTATAAGGTCTCCGTAGATGTCCGAGCCGTCTGGAATCCACATACTACCGCCGTTATCCACATCAACAACGAATAATTCTTTCATGGCAATTCTCCTTTTCTGTGGAGTTTATAGGAGTTCTCCACGTTCCAAAACTGTTAAATTTAAGAATATTGTACCATAAATTTGCACAAAAATCAAGTGCAAAATGGAAACTATTTCTCAATATTATACATATCTAGCAATTCATTCCAGTACCAACGATAACCCATTCTAGTTTTGTGTTGGCTAAGATTTTGTATTTTTGACTTCCAAAGTTGAGTCCTAGCCTTAGCCTTTTGAACGTCAAAACCACTGTAGTTTTCGGACACGAAAAGTTCTTTTTGATGGTAAATCTGTTCACGGGTTTTCATTTTTGAAATAGAGATTTTCAACGTAACTATGTTGATTATTAAACTGTCACCAACAGTTGGCTCATTAGCAGTATTCCAATTTAGAGACTGAATTAAGGAGAGATTTTTAGTCTTAGAATCGTACTTAACCACCTCAAAATTCCAGTATGTGCTATGCTGACTAATCAGCTCTTTAATGGGTTCTCTTTCTAAATCCGAAACTGAATTTAAAAGTTCAGCTAAGTTTGACTTGTGAACGTACTTACAATATCCAACTTTTTTCATAAAAAACCTCTCCTTTGATAGCTATATTATAGTAAATTTATACTATTTTGTCAACTAAAAACTAGCGATTATAAGAGTCCTTTTAGCCAACGTTCAGTATCATCAGCAAAACTTTTTAACTTACCAACTAGGAAAAGTTTCTGTAGAAAATAGTAATCAATCTCATCTTGTGTCATAGATTGGAAGTCGGATTCATCTTCATCGTCCTCGAAATCCTCATCGAAGTTGTATTCTTTACAGATTAGCACATCTCCATAAATGTAGTTCCTATGTTGTTCAGAGCCATATAGATAACTTGCATAAAGGTTAATTTGAGGAGAATCTTTCAATAGTGCTTCTCCATCACAGACTAAGCAGAAAGAGCCATTCAAACGCATAGCGTGTACAATCTCAATGTTAGAACAGTTTAGCAAAGAGTACATATCAGCGAGGGAATTTTCCTTAAACTTCACTGGGTACATATTACCATCAGTGCAAACCTTGATAGCATTGATAACTTTAGTTTCCTTATTCATAACGATACTCACTTTCTGCACAGTTTAAAGGAGTTCTGTGCTTTCCTTTAATTTTCCGACCTCCGCCCAATTGGGCGGAACGCTTAGAGCCTAACGGACTTTTTATACTCGCTCCAACGAGTTGATTATTGAATATCCTAAGAATTTTTAGTTTTATTCTTAGCGTATTCTTCACAAAGTTTTACAGCAATTTTTTTTATTGATTGCATAGTTACTGTAACTGCATCACAAGCTATATTATTCATAGCTGTAACTATGTTGATGATTGCAGGGTCATCATATTTGTTCCAATCAGTATGACCTACACAGTAGAATTCATCTGTCCATACTTCTCCAGTAGAGCGGTTTAACATCATTCTACCATAACTAGGGCTATAATAACCACCAGCATTTGCTCTTTTATAGTCGCTTACTGCCTTTTTAATACCTGTAATTTTCATAGTAATACTCACTTTCTGTGGAGTTTATAGGAGTTCTCCACGTTCCTTGAATTTAATTTATAGGTTTATAATTTTAATATCAGCGTAACAGCATTGAGAAGTATAATCTTGACTGTGGCTAATCATTTTGCATTTGTGATATTTCCAACCCAAAAGTTGATTGCACTTTGAACACCTAATTTCGTATTTAGGCTTAACTGTATTTAGGAGTTTTGTAGTTTCGGATGGTGTATAGTGTGCTTCAATTTTAAAACCTAGATACTGATTTAGCATATTAGCTAACTTTGTAAAGTTAGCATCATGAGATTGCACAATGGTGTGTAGTAGTTCGTGACCAATAACGTTTACCAAATCAAAAAATACCTCTTTAGTAATTGGAGCGCCAATATAACACTTATTAACGTATATGGTGTACACACAATTTACCACTTTACCATTAGGCATAGTCCAAACTTCTTTTTTGCATTGACCAAGTCTAGTAGCGGAATTTAGTGGTTTATCACTAAGATATATGTTTTCGGGCATAGGAAGATATTCCTTGAATATTTCTAAAATAGAATTGAATATAGTGTGAATATCGTCAATGTCTATGGTATGAGTAAGACCCTCATTGTATTTTTTAATTTCTTCTTTAATGTTCATAATTACATCTCCAACTATTTCTTAGTGCAAACGATAATCTTATTGGAGACTTTTTCGATATTGAAATACGTTTCCAATTCGGATATATACTCATTAGCCTTTAAGTTGTTTTGCCAACAATCAATCTTAGTTTGAGAACCTACTCCAGAGCCGTTACCCTCATAGATTTGAAAGTACGCAATGCCGTCACTTTTTAGTAGAGCGTAAGCTTGAGCGATAACCTCCAAACGGATTTCACTTTCAGCAATGACGTTAAGAACGTTAGCACAAGTTAGGGTGTCAGCACCACCCACTTGTGTGACGTAATTTAGTATTTGAGTATTCCAATCAACAGAGCGGTTAAACCTATCAAATATGAGGTTTGTACAGCCGTATTGAGAGTATAGGTACTCAGTAGCGTTGTCAAACTTACCACCACCGAGGTCAAGATTTATGGAATCTGCTTTCCAACTCTTGATAGCAGAAAATACTTTAGGTAGGCGGTTTCTGTTTACGGATGTATCAGCGGATGTGAACTCTTGCTGAGTAGGTTCAGTTAAGGTGGACTTTAGATAGTCCACCATAGCGTTTAAAGTGATAACATTAGTATTAGTCATAATAAAAACTCCTTTCTTATATGCTACGTCCAATAGTTTGGTCATAGATTTGACGAGGTATATCGTCATCGGAAATACCATTTAGTAGGTTAGCCATGTACATGGAGACTAAGTCTCCACGTTCTCTGCCGTCAATGGGTAGGCTATTTATAGTGTTAATAGTTTGAGATAGCAACCAAACTAGATAGTCAGTTTTGGTTTCTAACTCCTTGTTAATGTTGCATGGTGCAATGTTGTATCTTCTCATGACTATTCTCCTTTCACAGCGTAAACCATAAAGTAGCTTATAGCGTCATCCCAAGAGTTAGTGCTAATTTTAGAATTGTCAGTAGTTTCTACCATGATTAGGTACTCTTGAGAATCGATTTCAAACTCATAGTAAGAGTAATCTGCTTGTTGATTAAAGTAGAGTCTACTACCCATGGAAAACTCTAGAAAAGCAGAGCGTTGTACACAAGTACGTGTTTTCATAACGCTAAGGTCAGGCTTGTGTTCAACTATTTCGTTGTTGATAAACTCAAGTTTAGATTGAATAGGCTTGTTAATATACTTATGAACATTCACAAAGTAGGTCTCATTTGCTACCATTTTAGCGATAAATTCTTTTTTAGTAATCTTTTTCATACAATCAAATCCTTTCATAGTTAAAGAACTTGTACCCGAGTTGGGTACAAGTTAAAAATCAAATTTACAAATCAAAATCTTAGCAGAAGAAATATCCGCAAAGCTCAAACTGACCCATAGAAAATGCTATATCTTCTACAGAATTAGCAATTCTTCTAATCTTGTGAGAGCGTTCATTAGTGTCTATAAAGCACATACCATTAATGTAACAATGAGAAATGCTTTTAGGAATGTAATGAAAGTCAACACCATTGATAGTTAGAACACATTTGCCACCAGTTTCCTCAGTAAGTTCGTTGTAAACTTTAGTAGCAAGTTCAAGATATTTAGTGCTAAATTCTCTTAGCACAGAGCGGTCACAACCCACATTTACGTAGGTATTGCCACCACATAGAACCTCACCACAGTAAGGGTCATAGTCGATATGTTCAAGTTTAGAAGCTAACTTTTCAACCTCTTGATAGTGAGTCATAGCTTTAAGGGTCTTTAAATACACGTGGATACTGGAATCATAACCACCGCCACTAGTAGTGACACTAACCTCACGGCAGTTGAGTCCTAGTTTGCTTTTGATTTCAGAACGTAGCATTTTTGCTTTGTCAGTAATAGATATGTAATGCATAAATAACCTCAATTCTGCACAGCTTATAGGAGTTCTGTGCATTCCTTTAACTCTAATATCAAAATTCAATCCTATGTGTAGAGTTGAACTCTCATATTAGAGTTAAAGCCTAACTGGATATGTGTT